AATCCGTTGCGTCCTAATTTTTGTTCGTTGCCAAATTCGTCAAATTTGTAGTTTGCTTCTTTCCATATGTTAGCAAATTGATCTTCGTCACTGTTAGGCGTTGAAGTGATAATCGCTTTACCGCCTGTTGCAAGTGTAGGGGATATAGAAGTCCAGAATTCAACAGCAATATTAGGTTCAACGAACGCAAACTCGTCGGCGTATAGTAGCGACAATGACAAACCTCGACCCGTTGTTTCAGTTGTTGTCTGTGCAATAATACGCGAACCATTGTCAAATTCAATTGACTGTTTGTTGTAACTCTTTACACCGCAACGAATATGGTCAGCACATAATTCATACGCATATCGAATGCGCGACATAATTTCTTGGGCACCGGTAAACTTGTGAGCAGCTACTAGAACAGTAGCATCTGGAATAAACATAGCGTACCATAATAGATATCCTGCGGCCGTTGTAGTCTTACCTGTTTGTCGAGGTAACAAATTTACATTAAATCGATTTCCGTGATAGCTGTCAATTAGTCTACGCTGATATTCAAACGGTTCGTATTGTAACTTACCTTTAGTGGGATGTTGAATATAAAAGAAATGATCAAGAAAGTAGTGTGGGCCGTTAATTGGATCTGTACAGCTCATTAGTTCTTCAATATCCTTTTCAGTATATTTTTGAGCACTGTATGCAGTTTTAACTAATTTATTATCGGTGTAGGCCATAGCAGTATTTACTAAAAAAAATAGCCTCCGAAGAGGCTATTTGGTAAAACAAGTTTGATCAGTTTTCACGTACAAACTTTTTATATTGTGCAAATAGATCGTTTACTGCTTCGTTCATATCTGCGTATGCTTTTGGACGATCTCCGTCCATCCTATCGCCTTGCCCTGGCTGATTCTCTTGATGAGCGTGTGCGTTTGCATCGAACTCGTCTTTGTCATTTGGGTCAGCTGGAGTATTGTCATACTCGTCAACTTTGTCTTTCTTTTCCATATCGTGATCATCCATGTCGTGATCACCGTCGTTATCTAAATCACCGTGTGCTTGATTAACATCGTCTTCACCGTTGTCATCCATTGGATTCAACTTGTCAATGACACTACGCATAGTATCAGTTGCTGATGGTGCACCTGCTGGTTCTAATGTGCTGACTGCTGGAGGAGCATTGTCTAATGGAGGAGCTGCCGATACAGGTTTATTTTGTCCTGCAAGTTGCATAATAGTGGCCAGCATGTTGCTTAGTTCGTCACCGCTGCCTGCTGTCATATTAATGCTTGCTGGCATCGATGGCTTCTCCGGAGCAATGTTCATGCCCATTTCTGGAACCATGCCTGGCATCATTCCACACTCCCCAACTTGAGCACTTTCCTTAACAATGTTAGGATTCTTAGCATCAAGTTCTGCTAGTCTTTTTAGTACGTCGATCATATGCATATTATTTTCCTTTGCCGCCAAATAGGCTTGTGTTACCCGGCTCTGCATCCGTATTGTATTTGGCAGCACCTTCTGTTGGGATTTCTTCTCCACGTTCTTTACGTTGAAGTTTTAAGATATCATTCAATTCTTTAACAAAACCAGTATTGTACTTATCACCGTAGTAATTTTCAAACTGCGGATTGCCTGCCTCTTTATAGTCAGGATCTAGCAATAAGGCCCCTTCTCTTTTCTCAGCGGGCATTTGATATTCTTCACTTGGCTCGCCTGGACGACGAACCACAAGATTTTGTTTGCCAATACCTAATTCAGCTGCTAGATATTCTGTTAGTTCAAACTGTGTTGTTGGAAAATCTAGAGTAACTTCATAGATATTTACTTCGCAGTTTTTAACTTGCGGAAAGTCTAACGGTACTGCTTGAATAGGCGTCTTTGATTTTTTAAATCCTGTTAGGGTATTTTCGTTAGTAAAACGCCCTAGCAAACGCTTCATTGTGTCTTCCTTCTCAGTAGACATTTCTCCTGCAATTTTAATGCGGAAGTCATACTGTTTCTTAGACTCGGTTAGGTATTCGGTGAATGATTTCATGATGATTTATTTATTCAAATTTTTAAGTTTTTCAAGGATACTATTACGGTCCGTAAGTATATATCCTTCACCTTGCACAGTTTCTCCACTTTCGCCTCCGTGCTTTTTGTCGATCGCCAGCTTCTTTAACTGTAGATCAACCATCTTTAACTTCTTATCTATTTTAGCACTCTTTGCAGCAATAGCCTGTGTCATCATGCTGGCTGCAACTTCAAACATACGTGCGCCATAACGTGCTTCTACATTCATGCCTAGATCCATTAGATCATCGTAGGCTTTTTCTGCTTTGTCGGCTAGTGCATCTAATTCACCATCAGCCATATCTCCTAGCCCTTTAACTCTAGGTAAAGCAGACGCAATTTTATCAAACTCTTCTAGTTTTTCTTGTAAGTCAATAGTTGCTACAGGTTCAGCATCAACAGGTTTGGCAGCAATAACGGGCTCGCCGGTTTCTATATTAAGTAATTCTTCTAGTCGCTTTGTCATACTTTTACTTATTTCGTTTTCCAGGATTATGGAAAATATCTCCTTCATTAAGGATTCGAAATTTGACACCGTTTTGTTGACACCACTGAGATGCTGCTGCCCATTTAGCTTGATTTTTTATAAACTGTGCCTGATTATAAACATTTTTACCAACTTTTTCTTTAAGTGTTTGATTTGCAGGTTTTACTTCCCATAGTTCTGCGTGACGTTTCTGTGTCTTGTCAAGATATACCACAAGAAAGTCTGGTACATAAATTGTTTGCTTTCCTGATAATGGATCTTTATATGGAATTTTTACAGGTTCGCTGCTCCATTGCTGTACGGCAGGATTGTTATCACAAAATGTCATCACAGTAAACTCCCAACTACTTCTATATATAGGTAGTTTGTTACCTACATACTTTTCCGGGTTGTTGAGTTTAAAACCGCCTTTACTAAACTTCAAACTCATGCAATTATGTTTCGTTGTATTTCGGGATTTGTTTTAAATTCTTGTGCGTAACCTAGACTACTTGTTTTAAATCTATTGTAATTTAAGATTTCAGATACAAGCCCCGATAGTTCTACGTCATTTAATCCTCTTAGGGTATCTAAGATTTGCATAGGATTATAACCATCTTGTTTTGCCTGTGTTATTAAAATAACAGCAATTGATTCTGCAGACACTTCACCAAAACTTTTATTTGTAAAATATCCCTTCATTGCGGCAAATACAGTTGCATCTATCTCTACTGGAGATGTATACTTGTTATCAAATGCAATTACAGTTTGATTTGTAGTATTCGATACAGGAATGTTAGAATAATTCATAATTATCTCTTAGGTGGGAATATGATGGCTGCAGGATTTGCTCTAATTTTTCCATCAACACTGGTATTGAAACCTTTGAATATGTTTATCCCGATACCTCCGGGCAAGTTAAAAATTCCGGGTTGATTTTGAGTACTAGGTGGGCTTGAGTATTTTCCGGGACTAGTTGCAGATATTGCACCTAGTGCGCTTGATGCAATATTGTAGCCCACGCCCTTTGCTTTCCCTAAACCATTTTTGTTAATATAATTCTTTGCTAAAATTTTAGCAATATCTAATAATGGATTTGAATTTGCAGGAGGCCTGTAAACAATTTTCTTCTCGGGAAACGGATCTCCTTTAACTCCATAAGGACTAGGAGTGTTGTCGTAGTAAATAGGAATCCATGTCTCGGGAGACTTTCCAGGGTTAACTGCCCCAGTTTTATATATCACTGTTTCATAAGATACCTGCATCTTATTTTGTAAAATTTTACCACCGTCACTCTGAGCAACGTTATCATGTGCCCATTCAGTTATAAGTGGATTAATTAAAGTATATTGTGTGAATTTCTTTTGATGAAGAACATAGATGTCAATGGACTTGATAAACTGATTATCTTTTAGTCCTCTATCGTAACGTCCGTATGTATAATCTATAGTTCCATATTTTGTATCTCTAAAGGCCTCAGGGCTTGTTCTAGCCTTAACAGTACCTGAATCTAGATCACCATAGTTGCTGTCTGCATAATAATGTTTAAAATAATTTAACCATAGATTATGTGTTAGGTTACTGTTGTCATCGTGTAGTTCTATTGTAATAGGCGAGTATGTTAATTTTGTTTGAACTACTGTTTTTCTATTATATTGATTTACAGTTTCAGTGGCTACTGTAAATCTAGGTAAATCTGTTTTCTTTGCAAGCAATCCTACGTCTTTACTACCTCGCTGACTTAACCATTGTTGATCAATAATTGCATCAGAATTTAAATTAATTTGTACAAAATAGATAAACCCAAATTTTGGGGCCCTTGCATATGTACTATCAACATACAATCGACTAGCATGTTGATAGTCCTTCATCACAGGGTACCCGGAGGTATAACTAGAGTTAGAAGATGTTAGAAAATTATTAAAGGCATTACTCATATGAATATTTAGTCAAAGAAAAAGCCCAGATATTCTGGGCTTGATTATAGTCAATAAAACTATTAACCTGTAGCTAGTCCTTGAGCGCCAGCTGGTCTTACAACACGACCTACATCTAAGCCGATACCGCTTGCTGTGCCGCCTGGTGCTTCTAATTGAATTGCATTATCATAACAGATACCTAACGTAACATCCATTGGGTCGTTACTTGAGTAGTCTCCGCCTTGATATGTTGCTTTAGTTACCCAGCATCCTAGAAATTCAAAACTTTCTAGTGTAACAGGTTCAAATTGTCCGTTACCACCATCTAAAATTTCAACTCGCATTCTAAACTTATAATCGATTGCGCTTGCTGCCGCACTTTGTTCAAAAAAGTCAAACTGCTTCTGAAGTTGCTCGCCTACTTTCTTGCTTACAACTCCACTTGCGTCATCGCGTAATTTTAGTTCAGCGTCTTCCCACTTGTGCTTACCAGCAATTTTTACAGTGCTGTTATATACAGGTAGTTCAACTGTTGTGAAACTAACGCTAGGTCTGCTTACTGTCATAACTTGTTTAGTTAATTCAGTAGAAGGAGTACCCTGGACACCGAAATTGTCTAATGTAACGCGGAAGCGGTACTTTAATTTTGGCATCAACAGACCCTGAGTTGATGCTGCCTGTGTGGCGCTCAACGGTACTGTGAATCTATTTAAACTTGCAATTGGCATCTTTAATGCTCCTTATTCTTTTATTTACCTATTATAGTCCAGCTGCAATATCGCCAGTATTTTTCAAGCGTAATGGAATGTAGATAAATTCCACGGCCTTAACTGGTTCAATAGCAATATCAACATACAACTCACTGCGATCAATTCTTGCTGGTGTGTTATTTGTTTCATCACAGACTACAATAAAGTCATATAGGGCACGTTGACCTACTAACTCTAACATTAGGCTTTCTGCTGCTGCTTTAATTTCTCTACGTGTTTGAGCATCATTAGGTTCAAACAAGAACGGTCTTGCTAAAACATCAAGCTGTCTACGTAGGTAGCAAACTAAACGAGCAACGTTAATTCTATCTAATGATGAAGCATTTCTTGCACGAGTACGTTGACCATACGCTAAAACTCCGACACCTGTTAGTGTTGCAATTGGATTAATCTTAACATCATCAAGTACATCACGTAGTCCTTGGTGTAGTGCAACGGTTCTGAATTCACCTTCTGCATCAACATATCCAACGCTGCTGGCATTGTCAACTCCGCCACGACGTGTACCTGCTGGAGCAAACCATGGATAGCTCTTAGCATCACTGTTAATGATTGTACGTAGCATCATGTGGCTTGGTGGAACAACAATACTGTTGCCAGTGTTATCGTTAGTGAAGCCACTTGGGTAGTACATAGCCATGTATTCGTCAAAACTTGTTGCGCCAGCATCACCGTTGTCTAATGCAAGGGCGGTGTTATTACCCCAGTTGCTTAGTGCTGTGCCAGTTGGTGCTAAACGGAATGGAGTATCACCTACTACAAATGCAGTAACGCCACGATCGGTATTGAATGCAATCATGTTCTGAATAGCTTCCGGGTAGCCTGGTGTTGCTAGCAAGTTGAAGTTTAATGTATCAGTGTCACGAATTGTTGAGTTAGAATCAATTAGTTCTTTGAATGCATTTACAACTTGTGCTCTCTGTGCCAAACGACCAAACTGTGGACTACCGTCTTCCGCTGTTGGATATTGACTTACCCAACGATCAGCAACATACGAAGTCATAGACTGGTTGTTGAAACGAGTGTTTTGTTCATTGTTAGCATTTAGATTTAAATGTCCTACAATGTATTTCTTAACGTTAAATCCACTGCGGCGAGTGTTCCATAGGCGCATGCCTTTTGGATATATTGCTGGATCTGGTGCATCTGGATCTAAGTAGTTGCTGGCTAGTAAGGCTTCAATTGTACTAGGTGCTGTTGCACTGCCAGATGTTGCCCAACGTGCATCAGCAAACAACCATCCGTCAGGAGTAGACTGATCAGTGGTGTCTTGTAAAACCCATCCGTTAGTTGTGCTGTAAACGTAAATGTCTTTACCAAATCTTTCTAGATTAGCTGTGCTGATCCAGACGTCACCTGTGTCTAGTTGAGTTCCGTCGCTTTGACCAGTAGCTGCATCTGGTTCAGTTGCGCTAACAATAGGACCGTTGGGGCTTGTGTTAGGAAATGCCGTAGCATCTCGATAGCTAACCCATGTTGTTCCGTTGTGATATAACACATCGACTTCGTCAACAACACTGCTGTACCATAATGCTCCGTCAGCTGGATCTGTTGTAGGAGCAGTTGCTCTTGCTTCGTAAACCAAAGGTTTCCAGTTAGTTGCAACTAGCCCAGTTCCGGCAGGCGATGTGTATAGATTAGGTGTTCCTGATTGCAATACTACATCATACGCTGTAAATCCGATCTTTGTTAATGGGTTACTTGTGCCGTCTACCATTTCAAAGTTACCACCCTGGCTGTGTGCCATTGTTAACTTGTTGTTTGTAGAATCCCATGATGCAGTAACATACTGTAATTGTGATCCACTGATAGCAGCTGGAATTAAAGATGCTAGGATAGAAGATGTAGTACCAGCTAAAGTGATTGTATAAGAAGCACTGTAGTTAGTGGTTGTATTTCTACTTTCTCTAATAGTAAATGTATGTGATCCTGTTGAAGCATTTGTTGTTGCAGAACCTGTAACTGACGTTACACCTGCAACTGCTTTTCTCCACACTTTGAAAGTGCTGGTTGCAGTTGTTGCATCGCTGATATTACTATCAACAAACAATGTACCTACGCCAACGCTTGTTCCGCCACCGTTAGGATCTAATGTTCTGTTTGCTTCGTTGACGCCACTGTAGATAGGAGCAGATACTGTGCTCCAGTCTTGTGTAGAACCGTTATAATATTTTACGCTCCAGTTTGCACCGTTTGATGGAGTTGTTGTAGTAACCCATACAGAACCAGTTGCTGTACTAGCGTTGAATACTGGGTAAGAATAGTGAGGAGCAGCAACATATCTCTTACCGCTGTCAAAAGAATCTTGAACTGCTACCCATGCATTACCGGAAGATTTTCTGTAAAGAGTGTTTGCATTATCGTTTGTAACAACAATACAAAAGTCTCCTTTAGAACCGATAGAGTTTGAAGGTGCTGTACCGCTGAAGCTAGAAGCAGGAGAAGTATCATCTAACACTATAGGAGTTTTAGAAGTAAATTTCAATGTACTTGCGTCCCATTCTTTAACACCATATAGGCTAGCATCTGTATCTAGCCAGTATGTTCCTGCTACAGGATTACCTTCTGGTACGCTGCTAGTTGGAACTAGTTCACCTAAATCAAGATCAGCACGTACAATGTACGCTCTCGAGCTTGCGCCTAAAAGACTATAAGTGGCTTGCAGTCCGTACTCGTTAAGTTCATTACCGTGCTGTGGATTACTGCTAGCATCAGTATAGAAAACCGGAGTACCAAATGTGTCAGTTAAATCTCGTTGACTTGTAATCAACCAAACTTTACCTGCATTTGCTGCGGTTGTACCCAATGCGGTTGTACCGCTAGGGTTTGTTTTATCTTGTGCAGACGCTACAAATACCATAGGCACTGTGCCTGGGGCTGATGGAGTATAAAAACTCTCATCGATTACGGTTACTTGTACGCCTGGTGAATTCAATGTTGCCATTACCTGATCTCCTAAATGGATTTTTACTTTAAATTATTTAGCGGTTTGGCTGTTTTTTCCCGGTATTAAATACAAAGAAAAGGGCAATTAAAAGGGCGCAAGATGAGAGATTTATGTAAAAAGTGCAATCAACGACCGGTTGCTATCAACTACTATAAGGAAGGCAAGCCATTCTATAGGTCAAAGTGCGATCATTGTGCTAGAGAAAGGGGAGAAGGTACCCCATTATGGGCTAGAGCAGGCTACAAGAAAAAAGCCACATGTGATAAATGCAGCTTTACTTCGAAATATCTAGAACAATTTAATGTGTTTCACGTTGACGGAGATCTTACCAACTGTAGATATACTAATCTAAAAACAGTATGCGCTAACTGTCAACGATTATTACATAAACTTAAATTGCCGTGGCGACAAGGCGATCTTCGACCAGACTTTTAATTTGTTCAAACAGTGCGTCAATGGTGGTGTTGTTATACACAGTGTGGTCAATTGCGCCACCGACCCATGCTGTTTCACTTGCGTGAATTTTAAGTTGCGCTAATTTAGCCTTACTTAGACTCCAAGTAGCATTGCCATTTGGACCAGAATTTGCACTAACTGCTGCATCATACCATTCGGGTTCTTCACCGCGCTTGATACGCACTACTATACCGCCTGCATTATGAATTGCTTTGATTTCATTAGGAAATCGCACATCGCTAATAACGATATTATCAGTAGTTTTACGCATTTTGTTTTCTACAGAAGCAATCCAAATGTCATCATGAAACCCTGTACGACATACTTCTGTACCCCAATATTGTAGAACCCAACGTGGAGTTAATTTGGGCATATCTAAACGTTCAGCCCACCACGGGTCTACTTGTTCTCGCCATTCCCGGGCTTCTTTTGTACGCCCTTCCAACAGAACGCGGTCCCAACCAAATACGGCTGCAACCGCGTCTTTTAATGTATTTGCAAATGAGTCTCTTCTAAACCCGTGTGTATTAACTAGATAATCTGCGGCAGTATCTTTGCCCGACCCTATAAACCCAACAAAGCCAATGATCATAACATCCCCTAGATGTTATAATTTATTACATTTAGATTACTCTGTCAATATTTTTATTAGCCAATTACAAAAGTAAGTGGTGTTCCGCCGTCTTTGTAATTTACTAGATCTAGCTCTAGCATTTCCATTTCAGCTTTGCCTTCTCCTTTTAGGGCAGTTCCGTTTAGAGCGGTGCCGCCTTGTGGACTAGCAATCTGATTAAACTTCTCACGAGCTTCTCCCAACATCGATTTGCAGGTAGCTAATGAATAGTCTTTGAGCCATTGATTAGCAAAAGGGTCCTGCAATAGATTAAAGTCAGGACGATAGTTATATACCCATAACAGCACTTCTTCCTCTGATCTAGGACGTTGCATTAGGGTTAACTTTTTGGTAGTTTTATTGTAAGTGAAGTTTATCTCACTGCCAAACATTTTGCCCACTTGTTTTTGATAGCTTGCAAAGGCATAATAAGTGGCTAGGCCACCCATGTTTGTAGCAGTCAACAAGTAAGTATTAGAATACGCAAGATTAAACGGTTCGAACAGCGTACCACCTTGTCCACCGCCTGACCTAGAACCAATACTGCGTCTAAAGATTTGACGCACAGCCATTACTTCTGGTGGCAGCGTATAGTCATTTTTATCAACTTCCACTGTTAAAAATGCATAACTTTCTTCTACCGCGTTACTACTGCGTTGACGAAACTTGTTTAAGGCACGGTCAATTGCAGTGTTGTAATGTACAGGATCTAGTTCTACATCGATCATGCCATCTCCCAGCATGGTCTTGCAGTAATCTATTACCTTTTGTCGTTCGTTTTCGTTTTCAGTCATACTGATATTTAGCCATAAATACAAGACTATGCCACGCTTATCCTTATACCGTCCCGAAAAGGGCAATGATTTTAGATTTTTAGATCGTGCAATTAACGAACAGTTCCAAGTAGGCGGAACTGATGTTTTCTTGCACAAATACCTAGGACCAGTTGCACCAGAAGCCGGTGATGCTACTCCCACTACTCCTGATCAAAGCGGCTCAAGCGTTCCTGAACTCGGTATACAAGATTTATTATTCATGGAAAATAGAGATCGTCATTACGATCCAGATGTTTATATTTTGCGTGGAATTTATACATTACAAGATATTGACTTTAATCTAAGTCAATTTGGTTTATTCTTACAGAATGACAATATTATGGTTACGTTCCATTTACGTGGAACATTCGATGCAATAGGTAGGAAATTAATGGCAGGTGATGTTATTGAACTACCACACCAAAAAGACGAGTATGCATTAGGTGACGATGCAGTTGCACTAAAGCGGTTCTATGTTATTAGCGAAGTTACTCGTCCAGCAAGCGGGTATAGTCAGACATGGTATCCGCACCTACTACGTGCTAAATGTCAGCCGTTAGTTGATACACAAGAATTTAAAGAAATACTTGACAAAGAACTTATCGATGCTAATGGAGATGCGACTGGTAGTACGATTAGAGATTTAATTTCTAATGTCCAAACTAGTATTGATATTAATAATCAAATTATTGCACAGGCAGAAGCAGATGTCGGTCGAAGTGGGTATGATACAGAACATCTGTACGTTGTTCCTATGAAAAATGCAGAAACATTAGACGTTGCAGATGTTTCAAATACAGATCTAGATGTTAGTGTTGACAATCCTTCTTTTGATGCAAGTATAGTTTTAAATTCTCCAGATCACAATTATTATGTAGGATACCTTACAGGGGACGGAGTTCCACCTAACGGCGCTCCGTATGGCTTTGGTATACAGTTTCCTACTTCACCCGTCAACGGACAGTTTTATTTAAGAACTGATTATTTGCCTAATAGACTATTTAGGTATGACGGAAGACACTGGATTAAGTTTGAAGATAATGTACGCATGACTGTTAGTCAGACAGGCGAAACACAGACTACTGATGCAACAAAGGTCAGAAGAACACAAAAGGCATCGTTTATCAATAACACTAACACTGCTACTATTGCTGGAGAAGTCGTTGTTGAGAAACAAGCATTGAGCAAAGCACTAAGACCAAGAGCAGATAATTAATATGGACCACTTCTATGACGGCCAAGTACGCAGATACTTGACACAATTTATAAATGTAATGAGTAACTTTGCCTACAAAGATACTAAGGGGCAGTTAGTTCAAGTACCTGTTCGATATGGGGACATGAGCAGACAAGTTGCATCTATCCTAAGAAAGAATAGCGAGAACGTTATTCCCAGTGCTCCGTTCATTGCCTGCTACATTAAAGACTTGCAGTTCGATCGTCCTCGTATGCAGGATCCTACGTTTGTTAGTAAGATCCAAGTTCGTGAACGTGACTGGGATGAAGATGGTCAAGAATACCTAAACACACAAGGTAGCAATTATACTGTAGAACGAATGATGCCCAGTCCTTGGTTAATTACCTTTGCCGCAGACATATGGACTACTAATACAGAAATGAAACTTCAACTGTGGGAACAAATTTCAGTATTATTCAATCCTAGCTTTGAAATTCAAACAACTGATAATTATGTAGATTGGACTAGTCTAAGTGTGTTGGATCTAACAGGACAAACATGGAGTTCAAGAACAATCCCTCAGGGCGTTAGTGAAGATATTGATATACTAACAATGAATTTTACAGCACCTGTTTGGATAACCCCGCCCGCTAAAGTTAAAAAATTAGGAATTATCACAAAGATTATTTCTAATGTATATTCTGTAGGTCACGGCACAATTAATTCAGCTTATGATAAAGAAGGTGCTGCAGAAGTTTTTGGGGAAATAAGTCCGGATGCTACTATTACTGTAACTCCAGGTAATTATGATCTATTAATATTAAACAATCGAGCAAGATTGATTAATAAAAACGGTCAGGGCGAAAACATAGATATTACCGATCCTAGAAATATTGTGTCATGGCATAAGTTGTTAGATCTGCATCCTGGTAAATTTAGGGCCGGATTGAGTCAATTGAGATTTAATCAACCTGATGATACTGAAGTCGTTGCTTATATAGGATTAGATCCTAGCGACGAATCTTCTATGGTACTAAACATTGATACAGATACTATTCCCAGCAATACTACAATAGCTGGTAGAGGAACCGTTGACGCAGTTATTAATCCTGAAACTTATAATCCTACGGGTGTGGCAACTGGCAAAAGATTTTTAATTTTAGAAGATATTAATATTAATAGTGCATATAACACTCCGGGGTATGACGGTCCCGATGCATGGAAGAATGCTGATAACAGCGATTTTCAAGCACATGCAAACGACATCATCGAGTGGGATGGTGTTGCATGGAACATTGTATTCAATTCTACTACACAGAGTAATGTGGTCTATATAACTAATTCATATACAGGAACACAATATAAGTGGGACCAGAAAGCATGGTCTAAAACTTATGAAGGTGTGTATGATTCAAGTTTATGGCGACTAGTACTCTAAATCAAATTATTTGTAGCGGCGGTTTATTTTTAGCAAGAGATACCAAACGATTTCTCTTGCTACAGAGAACTCAAGGAAAAACTGCAGGAACATGGGGGTTAGTGGGCGGGAAGAAAGAGCCTACTGATGCTACGCCATTTGAAGCATTACAACGAGAGATTGAAGAAGAAGTTGGAAAAGTATCTGGTATTAAAAAAACTGTACCTCTTGAGTTGTTTACCAGCAACGATCAAAAATTTCAGTATAATACCTATGTTGTGATTGTAGAAAAAGAATTTCAACCACATCTAAATAACGAACATGCAGGATATGCGTGGTGCAGTTTTAACAACTGGCCAAAACCTTTACACCAGGGTGTAAAGAATAGTCTCAATAATAAAATTATTAGAGCAAAAATAGAATTGATATTAGAGTTAGTCTAGGTCGCTAGGACCAAAACCGTAAGTTCCTAAGTGGCGTAGTTCTTGACTTAGTGCTGTATCAACTTTGACAGTGTACCCGGCTGCACTGACTTTTTGCCATAGTAACATATCTTCACCTAAGAAATCATTTGATGCAGGACTCCATCCAAATTCAAACCAAGGTTTCGGAAGTTGATTGAATATTTCAGTTTTCATTAATACACAACCCATGCCTATTCCTTCTACGTCCACAAGTTTATCTTGAACTTTAAAGTCTAAGGGATTTTCCCAGTCGCCTATTGTTTCATAAGCAACACCTTTACAGGGAAATTGTCGTCTAACGTAATTTCCTGCAACTATAGGTTGATTGTGAGCTAACAGTCTAACAGCAGTGGTTGCTGGAAATACTATATCACTATCTAGCCACAGCATATATTCAGCCCCTAAATCTAAGGCCATTGTTGCAAGTCTCTCACGTTGTGTAAGTAAGATTGTGCTTGCATCCATAAACACATGTGTGTCTAAATCATTCATGGTATTAAATTTTACCATTTCAAGTAAGCTCATTGCATGGGCAGAATGCAGTGTATCCCGTGTAGGAATACATACTGCTATTTTTCCCTTTTTAGTTGACCATTTACTTGAAGAAAATACTGAGTTCTTTTTCATGCGCCTGCTACATCGTTACTAAGTGTTTCGCCCTTGATTACCAATCCGTGGATAGCATTGATTAAATCTTGGGTCCTCTTAGCACACAGTATAAAGTCATTAGGACTTAGTTTGCAAGCGGTTGTCATGGTTTCAAAGCTCAATTTTTCATTTGTAAGAACTTCAATTGCGCTGGTTCTTGCCAAGTTCTCAATAAAAGATTCTTTAGAAGCATCTTCATTTAAATTTAAAAGTTCAGAACATTCATCGATGTCCATGTCGTCTAGTAAATCTGTTAGACGTTCTAGTTCAGAGGCTTCGCCGGGTGTTAATGTAGCACCAGACTCTGATAGAGTTTGGATTCTTTCCAGGAATTTTTTTAAAATTGTTGGATTTGTTCCTCTATCTGCCCAAATTACGTTATCTAATTCCCATTTGCTAGGGCATTCGTTTACTGATTCTAATAGTTTTGCAATGTTGTTTGGTTTCATGTTAATATGTAAAAGGATATGAGCGGCCGCCGAAAGTTTGAGAGAATCTAATCTGGGTTCCGGCTGCTTGGTTAATACCGTAAGTAGCATTATTACCTAGGATAGCACTTAACCTAATATTCTGGCCGCCAGACGGAGCATTGCCGGCAGCACCAGGTGTATTGTTAGTATACGCCCTGTTGACTCTTCCGAATGATAGTTCCGATCCTGTTGCTGGTAAATTTCCTGGCATTATGTCCTTGAGGCCCTGATATTTATGAGCCCATTTCCTTGTTTATATTAAAATGTGACTATGTATTATTCAGTTGGCGGTGCCATAGGCGCTGCTGCGGGTTCAGGCATCCATGATAACTTAACATCTGCTAACACGGATTTTTGTTGATCGATCTGTTTCTGGATCTGTCCATTAACATGTCGTTCGTAATCGTTTACAACTATAGCCTTGATCCAGCCCATAACATCATCTTCACTTAGTGTCTGAGTAGGAATAAGTTCTGCACCTTCTGGTATTGTAAAAGGAGTTGCTCCCGTAAAGACTCCAGAATGTCCATCAGAATCTGTACCAGTTTTTTGCCATGTGGCGTGTACAACTTCGCCGTTGCTATTTTGCTTTAATCCTGTAATTTTCCAGGTATACGTAATTGACATAATTTCTCCTAATCCTTTAGATTAACTTGTTTTTATTTATTCTATCTTCAAGGTCATTGATGCGTTGACTTTGTTTTTCAATGGTTTTTTGTTGTTCTTTAATTGCTTCAATTAATAACGGAACTAATTTTTCATACTGTACTGTTTTATAATATTCACCTGACTTGCTGTCACCGTCGTCATCAATATCAAACGGAGCTGGCCTAACAATTTCTGGTAATACGCTTTCAACTTCATCTGCAAATACACCTGCTTGTCTTTTATTGATGTCGTACCCGTGTTCTCCTGCAATATTGTTCCCTGTATAAGTAATACCAGTTAATTTTTTTACTTTGTCTACGGCATTTTCGATAACTTGAACGTTGGTTTTTAACCTACGATCTGAATAGTAAGCTGTAATTTCATTAGTTGCTCTAATTTCACCCGTTGTACCCGATGCATTAGTGCCCAACCCTAAGCTAAGAATCCTGCAGCTACCATCAAACATAGCACCACTATTGAAATATTTACTGTGTTGTGCTTTAGGTTGAATTGTAGTTGTTGGTGTAAATGTGTAAGTGTAGTATGATGGGTTAGATTCAACAATGTTTCCACCAGCAGAGTTACCATTAAACAATGTTGTATTACCTACAATATTGTAAAAGTTATAAATTGTTGCGCCACGAAGCCAAATAATCATTCTACTGCTTTCGCTGACCTGTTGCCAGTTTGCAATCAATTGAACGTTTTGATACAAGGATTCGCAATTTTCATATGTAGAACCAAAGCCCCAGCCGCTGGACTTGTGACTAAAACGTGCGTTCATAGTAGAGAAGTTAACGCCGGTGTATCCAGGGTCGTCGTATCCACCACGTTCAATCATAAACTCGCCGTATTGTTGTACAGTTGGTCCTGAACCAAGTTGAAATACTACAGGATAAAAATTACTTGTATTGCCACCTACAGTAAATGCAGTTCTTTGTGCATCATCAATTCTAGTTGCATATCCGCTAACGCTTCCTGTAATTCTGTTAGCGACTGTTAGCCCTACAAAGTTTGATGTACTGTTGGGGTCAGCATAGTAACCGGTATTGTTGCTGTCGTAGAAAATTGGAGCACGAATGTCAGTATTATTATATAATGTTCCCCTAGTATCAATAGCGTACCCTGGATCACCGCCTCCTAATGCTCCCCAGTCGCCCTGAGCGCCGATTCCTATATTTCCGCTAGTATTTGCCCTAAAGAAAGTAACACCGTTGTATCCAGCAATACCATTGTGTGGATTCCAATCGCCTGCGCTAGAATATCCCATATCTAGGAATGTTCCGGCTCCACCTGTTCCAATAACAAACTGATTACCGACGCCGTTGCAGGTAAATTGTATTGTGGGTCCGTGATTGGTATTTGATGTTACAGTATGGTTTAAAGTTAATGCAGGGTACTGACCATGAGCGTGTAGAATAGGTCTTAGATTAGTATCTTGTAATGAAAAATTAACAGTTGTGCTGCCTACAATAAGTGCATTACCTGCGCTGCCCGATGCGTTACCTGCTATTTTAACCTGGCCTCCAAGTCGGGTGTCGACTGCAGGGTTAACATAATATGTAGTATCATTACTGTCATAGAATATAGGTGCATCGACACGAGTATCGTTATACAATCTACCATATGTTTCAACACCGTTATTTGGTGCTAGATACATGTGAGTATATCTAGTACCTGAATAATCTCCTGTACCTGCGGTAGCGGTATAGAAATACCACTGTCCGCCTGTACCCATTCTCATGTACGCTTGTCCAAAACTAGGATTTGGTCTACCAAAGTAATAGACAGGCATGTTAGTGTTCTGACTGTTATCAACGTTGAAACCAAAGCCTGCCCAGTCCCATGTATTACCTGGTTCACTGCACCACATTTGTAAAGCGGATATACCTGTACCGGCACCGTTGTCTGCGGCGTTCAGATGCACTCTAAGTGATGAATCACCGTGCCCAGCTGCTACAGTTAATCTACCGTTGAGTCTCGAGTCACTGCCAGGATCTACATAATATGATGTATCATTGCTGTCCTCAAACCTAGGTGCTTTTATTGTAGCGTTGAACAGTACACTAGAAGAAGAATCAGAATAAAAACCTCTTAAGGTACCAAACGCAGAGTTACTTGAAGAATAAAATCCGCCACCTTCGTAGGCGTAATATGAGCCATCAACTAATGTGTATCCTCGACCACCACTTTCTAAAACTACAAACTCGGCTCCGGCTCCAGTAGTAACACCATTAGTTCTTGTGTACCCGTTAGAAGCTAAATCACCTGCCCAACTACCACTCTGACGCCAAAATCCTGTGCTGTCGATGCCGTCTAACAGGTCAGCATTTAATCCAGAACCTGAACCAGAACTACCAGCAACTGAAGTCCTAGGAACAACAGTATCTAAGTTTGTATAAGCTGACAAACTGTTGGTTTGTAGGATCGACCAGCCTGATCCATAATCGTAATCACCAGTACTATAACCTAACCATAAGTCTCTTGCTAAAATAATAGGATAACTAGAATTAAAGTGCGTTAATATAATTGCTGTCCTACCAGTACTGATATTTCTACCTACCTGAATAGTAGGAACAATATTAGGATTAGTGCTAGTATACTCCCAGCCTTGAAAACCGCCATTGCTTTCTGCATTCCAGTAACCACCTAAATTAATACTAGTTTTAGCGTTATTACTAGAATAGTTCTCAAACCAGTTAATGGTAAAGCCGCCCATCATGTAGCTGTCTTGCGGAACATTAGTTTCAATAACCGTATAAGTTGCGGCTCCACTATAATCCGAACCGGCAGTAAGTACACCGTCCCAGGTCTTCATTGGACCGTTGTCAGAGCCTGTGTAACTGTTGAAGGTACGATAGAATGTGTTTTGGTGTGTAGTAATCTTATCAGCAACTGACATTCTTACCGCACCACTATTAGAATCTAATACTCTAAATCCTCGATCGTTATTACCTAAACCGTAATACTTTGCCTGCATCCAATAGACGCTACTGTCATTCGATGACATGCCATATGCAAAGTTTGGGTCCTCCCAACGTGGCATAAACATGTTAGGTGCATTATAACTAGTTGAAAAGTTTTGAAATCTAGAACCGCTGTAGATATTTTCGTTATAGACGTGCTTGTAGGCTTTTACACGCAGATATGTAGCATCATTCATCCACCAGCCACCGCCCCAACCAAAACCTAGTTCTTCGTCTTTTAGGAATGTGCCTGTGCCGCGACCAAATACAATAGCATCATTGTTTCCTAGCAGTTGAATACTACCGTTTACAAACAATCTATTGTTGGTAAAACTACCTACTAACGCAGTATTATCTGAAGTGGTGTATGAGAAGTCACTGGTTCCGATGCCTACAAGACCGTTAGAGCTGATACGCAGTCTTTCTCGACTATATGTTAAATCGTTAGTTGCGTCTTCGTGTGTATAGAAACGTAGATCTGTTCCCCAGTTAGCTGCTGAATTTGATCGCTGACCACTGATACCAGACCAGTGACTTCCTGGACCTGTGCTAAACCATAGACCCACTGAAGTATCATCATTGTTAGTGTTGTCAACCATGATACCTCTCATTGAGGTACCATTAATAGCATTACCACTTGATATGGTTGCGCCTGCTTCTCGAACGTGCAATCTACTTGTCGGTGACGTAATATTGATACCGACGTTTCCGTTAGTGTCAATGACCATCCGCTGACTACCGCCAGTTGCGTGTGTAGTTGCAGTATGTGTCCAGAACTGAATTTCAGTTGCAGGGTTAGATTCGTAAATGTTACCACCAATTACAACTTTATTTGAAGTTGCATCAGATAATCCGCCGATTAATGAGAAGCCAGTAAGGTTAGTAGCTCCGTTATAATGCGCTCCTGTTATGTAAGTCCACTTTGCTGTACCGTTAACATCGTCTCCTAGGTGAATATTTCCGCCAGTTGTGTTACCTGCGCCCGCAACATGTAATCTGCTTGTGGGACTGGTTGTACCGATACCCAATCTATTTGTACTAGGGACCCATACTAATGCTGAATTATCAACTTTGATAGGCAAGTTACCACTGGTTCCAGAAACAAAAGTCAAATAATGGGTGCTGGCATTTGAAGCATCGTTAGTGATAGTTACGTTTGTGGAGTTAGTAACTGTTCCAGAAACACTAGATGCTGTAATAGTTCCGCCGACGTTGATGTTTCCACCAACGAATAGATCCTTTGCTATACCTGTTCCGCCAGCAATTCTTACAACGCCTGTGTTTGTTGAAGTTGCATTTGCTGTACCTGCTACATTGAGATATCCGTTGTACTGTGCAAATCTAATTTCACCAGTGTCATATACTTCTATGCTGGGAATACCTGTAACGTCATTGACTGCAAACACAGGACCAAACGTACTGTCCGTGATAGAGAATAACTGTCCTACATCACCTTCAAAACTTAGAGTAGCATCTGTACCAGAATTATAAACTCTTAGAGTAATGGTTGCGCTAGATAGGCTATCAGCACCCGTGAAGTATATAACCGGATCGGTAGAGGAACCCCTATCCGGTATAATTCTAATGTCGCGATCTGAATTTGCCATTCTTTATTTTCCTAAACTTTTTCGCACTAATTCTTTTAATTCCTGCACTTCTGCGCTGAGATGATCTATGGTAGATTTTTGATCTTTAATTGCTTCTATCAGCAACGGAACCAGCTTCTCATATTTAACCGCTTTGAAACCATCAGGTCTAGTTGCAACAATTTCTGGTAGTATCGCTTCAACTTCTTGAGCAATAACACCTATGTCATGTTTTCTTACAAAGAAACCATCTTCTCCGCCACGGGATTGTATATGTTCCTGTGTCCAGTCAAAATATACACCTCTAATAGACTCGAGCATGGCCATGGGACTTGCAATAGGTTGAATGTTTTCTTTTAGTCTTTCATCAGATCCATAGTAGGCAGTAATTTCACTGGTTGCACGAACTTCACCTGCAAAAGTTCTATTTCCTGGATGACGCACTCTGATTGCTTTCCATCCTGATATATAAGAAGTGCCGCCGCCTGTGTAGTTAAACAATGCCTGTGGTGTCCAGTATTTTGTTCCGGGCTTAAACTGCCCAGTACTACTGCCAAAACCACCAATATATCCAGTATACTTAACCCAAGATCCTACGCTCGGAGCATTGTTTGACATGACCCAGTAACCAAAACTACCTGGGTTTCCACCTAGAGAGCTAAAGTTATGATCGAAATCGATACTGCCCATGTAGTGACCATTCTGCGTGACCACGTTTTTCATCCATACTTCCATATAGAAAATATCGTCTTGATCTACAGCGATCCAAGGAACACCGCTACCATAAACAGTATTACCTACATTTATAGCGCCTGCGAGAGAAATAGCGTACCCACCCGGTGCTGTACTGTCTGCGACCCAATTTACGTTGGTGCTGCCGCTAAACATAGCACGTAATTGATCTGTGGTCCAACTAGGATCTATAGAAAATACTTCATCGCTGTGCGAAAAATGACCCACTGGTTGTTGTTCAGATGTGTTGGTTCTTCCATGAGCTATTGTCAGTTGATTGATTCTGCTGTAGCCGGCAAAATCCATGTAGAAGCTGGTATTGTTATGATCGTAGTACAATGGGGCTCTCATTGAACCCGAATTAATTTCTAAATATGCTTGACCAGCATTGTTCTCAGAAATTAACTGCATAGGATATGCAGATACATCTCCACTATGATACAATCTACCCCACTTAATTCTCGATCCAGGACCGTCGTGTTGGAATACTTGTTGACCGACTAGATTAACTGCACTTGAACCATATGTGGCACTGATAGCGTGACCTTCACCACCACTCCACCCTCCTTTTAAGTCAATGTCTCTATATGTTATAGCACTACTTGTACCCTGCTGCACGTTTAATTGAGCGTGAGTCGTACCAGTTCCCCAGGATGAACCCAGTGTTGTAACACCGGTACTATTTCCAATACTGGCTACGTTTGCTCCGGACGTTGCATTTCTAAAAATCCAACCACGTCCATTTGTATCCATATCCCAGTAGGTTGCATAGCCTTCTGTAAGTGCGCCATGTAATCCCCATCCTATCGAACCTTGATTCTTAAATTGTATTCTAGAAGTCGAAGTTCCTCCAGAACTCCATAGTGTTAAAGTTCCGTTAGATACGCTGGCTGAATTTAAATCACCTCTTACGGCTACATTATTAAAACTAGAACTGCTTGCAAAGTCACCATAATAATTAGTATCATTGGTATCGTAGAATATAGGTGCTCGCAGGCTGTTACGACCTTCTCCATAAAGACCATCAGACGCTCCATAAATCCTAAATCCCCAATCCCAGGAACTTCCATCTACAGCACCTCGGCCTCCATAAAATAACAAGGCCGAGGTAGAGTCATTATGGAATAACCAATAGGGTTGATTACCATTAGTGGCTCTTAAACACATACTAGCATAAGTTCCTCGAACAGTTAACTGTTCAGCGTGCGATCCTGTAGACCAGTCACCATTTAATCTCAAATTACCTATCTGACTTGTATTGTTGCCGTTCATGTCCATAAATCGGGCAGTGTCGTTGACATCGTAATAGATAGGGGAGAACGATTGTCCTGCTCCGTTAATTCGCCAGTTCCATGTGTTACTATCCGAATAAACTGCCCACGCATAAGTTGCAGCACTCGGTATTTGAACATAAGCACCATATTCAGTTTTACTTGAGTTCTGTGCATTAAGTCTTAATAACCAGTCGTTGTTATTAGTAGCAGTTGCGTATATAGTAGCGTCAGTTGGTGAATTTTGTGTACCACCGTTTAAATCAATGTAACCGTTAGATGTTGCATCGTCTCTAACAAAACTAGAACTATCAATACCGTCTAACAAGTCAGCATCTAGACCAGATCCGGAACCATCATTACTAGAATTCCAACCTCCGCTAGACCCTGCTCCTGCTGTAATTAAATTGCCTGAAATATAAGTATACGATTCAGCTGATGCATCCTGTGCAATACTATAGGTACCACCAAGATCCATAACACCACTATAGTAACTACCGTTTTGAATTTTTCTAACTATTACCTGACCATAACTCCATGTGCTGGTATTATTACCCAAGACAATTGCATACTGACCGTCTTTGAATGCAACACGCACACCCTTACTATAACTACCTACTAATGTAGCTCCAAAATTATACCATGCACTGTTCCAGTTGTGTCCACCTACAATTACAGTACTTGCATGTTCACCGTCATATGTATAGATGTCAATAACCACATGGACCATACCGTAGTTGCCGGTTCCGCCAGGGAACTTAATAACCACTGCACCGGTACTAGATCCACTTGCACCCCATGTTACGTTCGGTCTAGAAACTAAAGTACCTTGTGTAATGTGACTGCTGATGTTAGTAGTGCCGTTTACATCTAACTTACGACCGGGAGTTGTACCTTCTGCAACTCCGATACCAACACTACCTCCCGAAGCCGGAGTTAGCCACAGGTGCCTTCCAGTTCCTCCAGTAACCATATAGGTTGCAAATGTATTATCTGCTGCACCGTTACCTACACCATAATATAGGTAATTACCATTATGACCAATCGCCCATGAATCACCGGTGCCTGCATTTCCGCCAATTGCAGAGCTTACTCCCCAACCACTGCCGTCGGCAATTGCTCCTGCTACCACTGTGTTGGTATATGCATCAGGGTCGATACCGGTATTGTTTGACAAAATACTTGAACCAACAACATGTAATTTTACACTAGGGGCTGCTATACCGATACCTACGTTACCGCCATCTCTCTGTAGTAATAAACTTGCTGGGCTAGAGTTATCGTCGGTGTTGTATGCGCCAATAACGCTACCGTTAGTTGTACTGCCGCCAATTCTTACCTGCTTACCACCACTGGTACCAAACTGTGCATGCCACACGTCAGCCGCTGTGTTTACACTAAATTTATATGCAGGTGCTGTTGTTCCGATACCTACAAACCCCGTAGATAGGATTGTAAACAATGGGGTTCCGCTATGAATATGTTGAAATGCCTTACTGTTGTCAGTGTATGTATACAGTGCTCCTGGAAGAGCATTATTTCCTGTACCGGCAGAAACGTTTTTAATCAAGTATCCGTTCGAACTACCGTCATCTAATTGTAGATACGAATATGATCCACCGCCTGTTTGTATTCTAGTATAGGGATTTGAAGATCTAACAATGTGCAGAGTTGCTGCCGGACTTGCTGTTCCTATACCAACGTCGCCGTTGTTTAAAATCATCAATCTTGAAGTCCAGTCAGTAATACTACTTCCGGCTGCGGCAGTAGTCGGAGTTGTTTGGAAGTTGAATAGACCGTTTTGTAATTCAACCTGACTTGCGTAACCGGCAGCAGACCTTAGCCAGGCACCGTTGTAATAAGCATTATGACTGATAATAGCACTGGCATGAGTTATAAGGATATCACTTCCAGGATTACCAAATCTAGCCACAGTTTGTAGCGGACCAGTTTGAGGACCTACATCAAGAGAAAAACTAGGTGTAGTGTTTGCAACTCCTAATCTGTTTGTACTAGGAATCCATACTAAACCAGTACCGTCAACTTTGATAGGTAAGTTTCCACTAGTGCCCGACACCATGGTAAGATAGTGTGTACTGGCGTTTGTTGTGTCGTTAGTAACAGTGACGTTAGTTGAATTAGTAACTGTACCAGATATTGAAGCAGCATTTATTGATCCTGCTACGGTAATACTTCCGCCAACAACTAGATCTTTCCATACACCTGCGCCGCCTACTACTCTCAGTTCACCAGTTGCTGTAGAAGTTGCATTACTTGCATTAGTTGCGCCGCCGATCTGTACTTGACCGTTGTATTCTGCTAGTTTTACTGCACCGTTGTCTAATACTTCGATGCTGGGAATTCCTGAAATATCGTTCGCTGAAAATATAGTTCCAGCAAATGTATCAGATACAGCAAACAGCTGCCCCGATGTACCTTCAAAACTCAGTGTTGAAACAGTTCCGGAATTAACTATTCGCATCGTCATAGTTGCACTAGACGATGCATCTCCGCCTCTAAGGCTGATTATAGGTTCTGAACTTGCGCCTCTGTTGGGCGTAATAATAATGTCGCGGTCTGATAGTGCCATAGTTTAACGTATTCCGATCTTATATTTATCGTTAAACTATTTTAGTGTATTCTTGTTATATACCGTACCTAGTGCGTACAGCATTGTAGTTTTGATAAATTTCACCTGCATTAAGTGCCCGATTGTAGACTCTTACCATGTAGATATTGCCCAAAAAAGGTTCTCCGTCACCACCTACATCTTTACCTATACGCCAGTTTTGTCCTACTGCAATGGAAGTAGAGTTTGTTCCTGTTAGTTCCAAAGCACCGTTTTTATATAAAGAAGTTGCACTGCCCAAGCGAGTTGCCGCTGTATAATATGTGCCGTTTCTTAGTGGACTGCCTGCGTGATACGGAGTTGCTCCGTTGATCCACAGACCGTGGGTGGCAAACCATAGAGTATTAGCAGTAGCACCTGTGCCATAGTTTCCTATAATTTCTCTCCCAGCAGTGTCTGTTGCAGAAGTATAGTACACTGCTTCGATTGTAAAGTCTTGTGTACCCGATATTAGAGCGTTATTATTAAGATCAAAGCAAGAAGTACCGCCGTTAAACGTGAATATATTGTTAGAATATACCATGTTTGCCGCAGTAAGAGTATTCCTACCTGTTAGATCTAACAATGCCTGTGAACTAGATCTTGTTCCATTTACAAACGGTGTGCAATAACTTAAAGGTTCCATTTGCGGTGCGCACAACCAGCATCGTTGTCCTGCAGGTATTGAATTAAATTGAAAACTTAACGAGTCCGAGTCCCATCCAACCCCTGTAGTAAATGCATTAGGCCATTCTAATCTTTGCCAAACACCATTACCTGTTACTGTTTTAGCTGTTAACCAAACTCGATTTGCTTCGGAATTATCTGCGGTATAGGGTTGTATAACCCAATCAGCTCCTACAGTCCTTGCCCATACAGATACAGAGTACGTAGTGCTGTCTGCTTGAGGAGCAAAGTTACCGTAGGAATACCAATAACCCGAGCCATTATTATCCGAGTCGATAAACGACACTACTTGAGATTCGACTCCCGGGGGAGACCCAGCTGAAGTATCACCTATAATAATACTTGTATTATAACCTTGACTCCATCCTGTGTCTAGATTAGTGTTTGTAAGTACATTAGTCGTAGGAGCACCTTGCCACGACTTTTGTGTATTTGTCATATCGTAGTAAAACACCAATCCGTTAGTAGTTAATAACGGGCCGCTTGACACACTCATAGTCCATACCTCCCTTTAATTGAATTAAAGTTCTGACGAACTTCTGACGAGGTCAATGCTCGGTTGTAAAGTTTCACTAATCCAATGCTGCCATTCCACGGATACTGATATACTCCACTGAATATCCTAGATCCTACTGAAAATACTTGTGCAGAATAAGGAATTGACGCAGGCCCCGTTGTGCTAGCATCTACTACTCCATTCCTATAAAGCACCATTGCTCCGCCTGCAGAATACGTTCCAACAAGGTTTACCCAAACACCATATGTTAACGGTGACGCACTGATTAATTGTGTAGAAGAAACTGCAAATCTAGGATTAGGAGCTGCGAGGCTCAATCCATAAGACCCGCCGCCGCCTGAATTATCTGAATTACATTTCCATGCAATGGTAGGATATGATCCATCAAAATCATTTAACGGATTGTAGACATTCATCCTTACCCATGCTGATATTGTTAGTGAGGTAGGTCTTGTAATAGAAGAATCTGGAATACTTAAAGACGATGCTGCAATGTTATTAATGCTAAAAGTACCGTCGCTGTTATAAGTTAATGCATTTACAGTAACAACATTGTTGTTGGTAAGATCTAAAACTGCCTGTGTAGCCGACCGAGAGCCTGCAACAAACGGCGTAGGAATTCCCCCTGGAGCATTAAATTCAACCTGTGGATTTTTATAAAGTATAAACCCAGAATCTGCTAATCTTGTTCCACATGCTCCCGGATACAGCAGGCATCTAGAATTACCTGTTGCGGTTGCAGTTGAAGTGAAATAGGCTCTTTTCCAAACTCCTTTAATTGAGGGGGTAGGGTCTCCATAAGCGCCACCTACGCCACTGCCTGCATTTTCAAAATTTGCTAGATAGTTATTAGACGGATAGTTAACACAGGATAAATCTACAAAGTAATCGAAAGAAAATGTAACTACGGATCCGCTAGGTGTTGGGATATCCCACCCATGATACGGACAATCGTTACCAGAGATATTATATCTCCAAACGTAGTCAGTTGGCTTAATATCGTATCCGCCATACATTCCAGTTCGAATTCTAGTAAATGTACTATTTTGAACTCCAAAACCGTTTACATCTGCCGTGGGCAACGTAAACTGATTAGTCGTAGGAGCACCTTGCCATGATTTAGTGTTATTCATATCATAACAAAATACCAAACCATTAGTTTCGATGTAAGGATTTGCTCTCACACTCATACTGAATATCTTCCTCTTAGTGCATTAAAGTTTTTATTAACTTCGTCAGCGGTTAGTACTCTATTATAAATCAGTGCGACTGGAATTTGTGCAGCAGCATGTAATGAATTTGTACGGTCTGAACCAAAAGTTATATTTCCTGCAAGAGGAACACTTGTTTCTCCAACTGCTCGTAGAACACCATTGACATAAAATCTAGTGCCTGCCGTTGCATTATTTGTTGCTGTTAAATTATACCAACTATTTATAGAGTAACTTAACCCTGTGGCCGCAGTAGCAGTCGACGGTGGCGATGCGTCTAACGGATTGTAATGAAATCCAAAGTCGCTGCCTGACCAGTAAATTGTAAAAGTTCCTGCCGAATCGGAAGATACAAGACGTTGTTGTGCCACTAGACCAGAAGTCATCCTTACCCAGATGCTGATTGTAAAATCTAACGATGAAGTAAATGAGTTTGTAACAATATTATTAGTCGACCCGTTAAAACTAAAAGTATTATTACTGTTATAAGTTAAATTGGTTGCAGTAATTGTTCTTCGATTCATTAAATCTGTTATTACCTGCGTATTTGATCTCGAAGTACTGACAGGAGTATAAGGTGTAGCAAAAGAGTTAGCTTCAACCATAGGTGCAGTAAATGCAATTTTGCTGCCTGCATTATCTAAGTAACAGGAAATATACATTTCAGTATCTGTTGCAGAGTTGGTAAATGTTTTACTAATTCTGATCCATCTATCTTTAGGCCAAATATTCCAGTCACTACTGCCGTTGTATTCTAAATTTGCTGCATTAAAGTTTCCAGGAAACGGTCTTATGTATGGTTGACTGCTGGCCAATGTAGTTGTATTACTGGGAATATAAACGTGTACGCTTACTGTATAAACTGTATTTGCTGCCAATGTTGCATAACCGAGAGCAATGTGGCTGTTCCCTACAGTGTCTTTTGTCATAGACACTGTTATAATATCCGGATATAGCCTAGGAATATAAGGATCGTCGTTTATCCATGTTGCTGTTCCGCTGTTATTCCAGTTGGTATGAATAGTGTTTGCGCTACAACGATTAGTCGTAGGAGCACCTAACCACGACTTAGGATTTAACATGTCGTAGTAAAACACTAGGTCAGAAGCAACAACTGATGCAGAATGTCCTATTGCCATATTATAAATTATACCTTCCTCGATGTGCGTTAAAATTTTGTTTAATTTCAACTGCACTCAATGCTCGATTATAAAGTTGAACAGTGGGAATGTTGCCTTGAGTAACATCTCCACCATTTCCTGTTGCAAAGTTCCCACCAATATGTACGCTGCCGTTAGGTAGCGTATATGTTGCCCATTGCGGACTTGTTCCTACCAATGCACCATTCTTGTATACAAGCATAACTCTTGCAACATTATCTATAACACAAGTTATGTTCATCCAGGTATTCAGTGCATTTGTTACTGAAACTGCATAGTCTAAATATGCACCATTATATATAAAAAAACCAATTGCATTTGCTCGCCATTGTATTGAAGCACCTAGATTTCCGCCGTTATTATAAAGTTCGCTATATCCGTTGGGTCCGAAGCTTGCAATGTTTATCCAGGCCGACCATGTTTGCTGACTATTTTGAAAACGGGTGTTTGTGTTTGCAGAAATGTTTATATAATTTGAATTAGCCCTAACAAAACTAAACGTACCGCCGCTATTGTAAGTTAGTGAGGTTGCGGTGATGATATTATTACCGGTAAGATCTACAATGGCCTGCGTATTTGATCTTGTTCCTGATACAAAAGGTGTAACAAAAGATTGTTGTTCACACTGCGGTTCTTTGAGTTCGAAAGAATGAGTGTAGGTGACATAATCATCCCCGTCTTGCATGAACCATAACACTCGATCAGCACCTGCTGAAGTTGTGTAAGAGAAAAATGCAGTTTGCCAACCTTCTTTATCAGTTAGTCCCAATTGAACTGTAGTAGGAAACACTGAGCCTAAAAATGTGCCGCCATTATAAGACTGTAGTTGAAACCGCAGTGTTGGAGCACCTTCTAGTTTTTTAAATTTTACTGAAAATGTATAAGTTATGCTTCCAGATAATCCGGTTACATAAATTGATTGTCGAGTATTGTGATTATAGTCATTTATTCTACAATGCCAGTCACTTAAAATTGTTCTAGTTCCTATGTTTACTGTGCCTGAACCATCGATTCCCCAACTTATCCACGCAGGAGCCACACGATTGATCGTAGGAGCACCTAACCACGACTTTCCAGTGTTGTTCATATCGTAACAAAAAACTAAATCTCTTGTTACTATAGTAGGAAAGGATGATAATGCCATTTACATAAATCTTACGCAGTCCACAATATTAAATTGCGGAATCTTACGCATTTGATTTTCCCAGTTGTCAAAATATTCTGCGTTCATGTGCTCGGGCAGAAGAAGCTGATTGCGGTATTCGTATAGAATATTTCCTCGCTGATCTTTGAGTATTCTGCTCCATGTAGATCCATTATTTTCAAAAATAAGGATCATAGGTTTTTTTCGAATGTTCATTTTATGTACACTGCTCCGTAGTTATGGAAATCTGTAGTAGAACTGTCCCAGAAGGCAGCATCTGCATATCCGCTGCCACCACCAAAATAGTTTCCACTCCAGCAAGCACCGTACCACCAAGGATTATTATTGTAAAATGTGGAGCAGTTTCCGCCGAGTGTGTCTTGATCTCGATCGTAGGTAGTTAAACTGTTTCCAGGTGCTACGTGGCTAGCATAAAATCCAGGTGCTCCCGATCCAGCTTCTTGAGAAATACCTATCGGAGATGTAAATCCATAAGTAGAATTAAACCCTGCACTGCTCCATCGATATCTTTTTGTATGTGCGCCAGTGTTGCTTAACGCAGTTCCCGCCGTAGTGCTTACAAATTGAACCGCAGTAATTCTTCCAGCAGTTACTCTTCCGGATAATTTTTTCCAGTATCTTAGTCCTATCCAAGCATTATAGTTAGCAAGTCCGGATAGTTTTGACAGAGGATCGACTACAGTGTTAGTGGCGTTACTGGTGCCGCCTGTTCTATAGTTACAAGAATTTACAGCATCGTAGTAGGTTAGATTATTCATTCCCGCGGTATTAATGCGGTTTGCCATAACTAAAACCCAGCCTCCACCATCATAAGTTTGATCTACATATACAGGTACATTTTCCCCGTCTAGGTAAAGATTATAAAAGCCGGACGGACCTCTAATTTCAGAAACGCTGGTATAACGTCCACCATAATAAACTGCCATTTGAACTCCTGTTATTCTTCATATTCAACTACAAGTTTATCAACGTCTTTACGTTCGCCCCATACTGTGTAGAAGCAATTTACTGGTTGATCAGACTCGGTGCCGATTATAACTCTGTTATTTGCAATGTCATCTACATACAGAACTTGATGTTTGCCGATAGGTGTAATGTCAACTGTGATGCTGTCTGCATCAACAAGTCCTAACCAGTGTTCTGGTAACTCAATGACATTGTTGTCTTTTAGTCTACCACGTACATACACACCGTTCTCAGGTCCTTCTAGGGAAGCATAACGTAGTTTGTAACCTTCTTTAGTTGGATGGTCGATTACGAAGCTCTTAGTTGTTGCGGCAAAACTTCCGTTGACAAACAACTTGTATGCAGGAACTGCTGTAGACCCGATACTTACGTTACCGTTACCGTGCAAGGCCATTACACTTACTTGGTTACCACCGCTAGATCCAGCAGTGATAAATTCTAAGAATCCTTGACCAAAGCTACTGCCGTTGTTATTAACTCTTGCAGCAGCGACCCATCCCTGATAACCGTTGGAATGTTGTAAATGCCATTCCATACCGTTGTTTTCGTTAGTGCGAAGTGTGAATCCAGATACTTGTGGTGATTGTACGCCGGTGTTGTTATGACGAATGTCTAAGTATGTTAATGGAACTTGTGTTGTTCCTAAGCCAAGGAAACCACTGGCGTTTAGAACCATTCTACTAGTACCGCTGTCAGACCCTATTGTTGCACCACTGCTAAATTGTAGTACGTTAGCAGTGTTTAAAATTCCATATGTACCGCCGCTTGCCTGGAAGAATAGTCGTCCGCTATTTGCAGCAGCGCCTGTGTCTTGCAACAATGCAATACCGTTAGCACCAGCTGCCTGAACTGTTAGTCGTGTAGTTGACGCGGTAGTACCAATTGATACGTTACCTGCACCGCTGATTCGCATTCTCTCTGCAATTGAGTTTGCATTAACAGTGGTTGTGCCAGTTCCAAAAATAATGCCGCCATCGTTTGTGCCACTAGGTGTTCCGTTGAACTGCATGTAGCCCATCCAGGTGCTATCAACTTTCTGTTGAATTCTAAATCCAGCAGTAGTCCAGTTTGAACCAGCAGTTCCTCGAACGTTGCTAAATTCTAGGTAGTCTTGATTTCCTGTACTGCTTGCCAGTCTGGCTACCATTGACTGACTGTTAACTGTGGTAGCAGTAGCAGGACCGGACACTCCAAACTTAGAACTTAGAGAATACGAACCGATACTTACATCACCAGATCCGTTGATATATAAATCTGTTCCAACAGGATCAGCGTTTCTAGTAATTAAGATAGGAACAGCACCGCTGTTAGATCCAAATACTGCACTGTTAGTTCCGTTAACTGAAGCCGAGTTCATTATTGCAGAATTTGCCTGCACTTCTGTTGAGAAATAACCTTTACCAGACACATGTAACTTTCCTAGGCTAGGACTTACGCCTATGCCCAGAGCAACAGTGTTCGGTTTCCAAATTAAACCAGTAGTAGCACTTACTTTAATCGGGTTAGCCCCGCTACTTGCATTTACAAAAGTCACATACTGATCAGTTGCAGTTGCATTATCGTTGGTAATAATAGAATTTGTTGCGTTTGTAGCAGTAGTAGTTGTTCCAGATACACTGCCTGCAGTTAATGTTCCACTAACAACTAAGTTTGCGCCAACATACAAATTGCCGCCGATTCCTGCGCCGCCGGCTACCTGCAATGCTCCTGTATTAGTTGATGTTGCCTGAGTTGTATTTTTAAATTCAGCAATTACATTAGTGAAATATCCATTAGCTTGATCAACGATAACCGACTCGCCTGTTGTAGGAGTTTCTACTACGTTATCTAATGAGGTTACTCCTTTAGAGCTAAACAATCTCCAATTGATAGTTGGTGCAAACTCAGTTGTTCTTAATCTTACATAAACAATTTTAGGTCCGCCAGCAGTTGCTTGAGTTACTCTAACTTCTCTTAAGTGCTCATTGTACGTCTGACGTTTTACATTGATTTGTGTACCTGCAAGATTATAAGTACCAAAAATTTCAATTTCTGCTTCTTCTTCACTGTTGTTACTTCCTGCGCCAATCTGAATTTTTGCCGCACATCTATTAACCAAGGTGCATAGTTTAACCCAGGATTCAGTACCTAGTGTAAGGGCCAGCGATTGAGTTGGTGATGTATATAATCCACCTACAAACAATGCCCCGTTGATACCAACACCTCCTCGGACTTGGAAGGCTCCTGAAGTTTCTGAAGTAGTTACTGTAGTATTTGTTACAGTAGTTATTCCAGAAATAAACACAGTGCCAGCAACATCTAGCGTTGCGTTCGGTGCATTAGTAGCGATACCTACACGTCCAGCTTGAGTAATTCTTACTTTTTCTGAATAGCCGCCTGCTCCTCTAGTATCAAAAGTTATTTCACCGTAGTCGTTAGCATAGTCTGCGTGTACAAAGTTAATCGCACCCATTGCGGCTGCTGCATTGTCACCGAAGAAGATTGTTGCCGCATTGTTGTTTGAACCGTTGGCATTCTGTAACCAGATTGCGCTAGAACCGCCAGCGCCTACACCTGTGTTACTAGAAATTCTAACTGCTAGTCTACCATATGAGCCTGGACTGGCTTCGCCGATGCCCACACTGCCTGCACGAGTAATCATCATGCGAGCCTGGTTATCCCCGTGTGCCCAGAATCCCAAGTTACCATCACCGATTGCAGCTCCCGCTGCGCCTGCATATATTGCCCAACCGCTGGAGCCGTTTGTGACCACAGATGCAGACGGTTTTAATGTAATTCCAGAACCGACACTATTGTTATTTTCAAAAATAGCACCAGCACCTGTTACATTATCCCACGAAGTAGAAACTACGTGTAGTGCTCTTGTAGGACTAGTAGTATTAATACCAGTAGTAGCATCGTTCTTTAATGTCAAATTAGACACTAGGTTAGAGCTAGTAAATGCTCCGCTGGTTAGGTTAACGAAACCAAATTCTCTGTAACCAACTACTGGTGCATATGCTTCGTAATATGGTCTGTGTGCATGAGTAGAGTTTACTGTGCCTGCACGTTCTCCAGTCCATGTTAAGTTTTCACCCCAGTGCTGCCATGGGCTGTTTGCACTAGATAGGAAATAATGAGCTAGAGAGCTAATACCACTGTTAGTTCTTTGTACAATGATTCCCGCGGCAATTCCTGCGCTATCACCTACTCGTAAAGTTGCTGTGCCACCGCTGTTGCTGATGTGCAATCTATCTGTAGGATCTTGTGTTCCTGTACCTATACCAACGTTGCCTGTAGATCCAATCATGAATCTTGTTGCACTGTTAGTTACGTCATACAAGCTGAAGCCACCGTTGCTTACGCCAGTTGTACCTTGCATGACTTTATAGGTAGTTGCGTTAGCAGCAGTACCGCTCATACCAATGCTGGCTAACCCAGTTGGTACATTAATATGCAGTGGGTATGCAGGAGTTCCTTGACCTATACCTAAGAAGTTAGAACTAGGAATGAATGTTAATCCTTCCATTGCATCTGCTTTGAGTGTTGCAGCACCAGTTGATGTACTTACAAATGTAATAAACTGAGGTGTTGTGGACGCATTATCGTTAGTCATCGAAATCTGACTTGCAGTTCCCACTGTAATACTGCTAGATGCTACCCATGCAGGTAAGCCAGCACTTACGCCTAGAATTTGTCCAGCGGTTCCGATAGGTAAGAATGCACTTACGTTTGCAGCACTTTGATATGGTAATGATCCAGTTGCGCCACCTGCTAAGTTTGCATCAATTGCACCACGAGTAGTTCCGCCAGCTGGTGCAATAACTTCATTAGTGATAGTTGCACTTGATACAAAGGTAAAGTAACCAGTGCTGTCATCAAATCCAAAGAAACCAGTTCTTGCATTAGTGCCGTTGTGCCATTTGAATGCAATACCACGATCTCTATTGTCATCTGCTGTAGGATCTGCACCTAACGGTCCTGTTCCTAGAGTAAAGATAGGATCACTGACGTTGGTCACTGTACTGTTGACCTGTGTAGTTGTTCCTTGAACTGTTAAGTTTCCTGCAACGGTTAAATTGTTTCGAACAGTAGTTGTTCCGCTAACTGCACCCATAGTCAGTGCAGTAGCTGCGCCTGCAAAGTTTACAGTAGTTGCAGTTGCATCAACTAAGTTGAATGTAGTTTGTGTAGTTGTAATGTCTCCACCGTTGATTGCTGCATCGCCCACTAATGTTAAATTACCAGTACCACTTAGTGTTGCTGCTAAAGTTGTACCGCCATACCATTTGAAAGATCGAGCAGTGGTGCTAACACTGGACCATAACGTACCAGATTCGATACCTAGTGCATAATCTGTGCTAGATGCAGATAAATCCGAATATAATACCAGTTTAGTGCCTGCACTTCTAGTGGTAAATGTAGGTGCTGCTACGCCATTTTGATTAAAATCAATTCTATTGCCAGATGCACCGTTTAATAAAATTTGTCCTGCACCAGTTGCTGTGTTGTTAGCGCGAGTTGAAACATATTGACCACTTACTGCATTAATGTTGTTGGTAACAAATAAATTATCGTTAATACCAACGCCACCTGCAACTCTTAATGCTCCAGATGTTGCGTTAGTTGCTGCGGTTGTGCCAGCCAACGCTAATGTGTTGTTGTATGTAGGAGCACTTGTACCATTACTGACTAATACATCACCGGCAGTTCCTGGTCCAAAGTATGCTGTTACGCCAGGACCGGTTTGATAAGGAATTTGTCCTGCTGTTCCGCCTGCAATATTGGTCGCTGTGCTGGTAATACCACTAACACTTACACTACCAAAAATAGTACCGTTGACACGTAGGTCGCCTGCAATACCAACGCCGCCAGTAACAACCAGTGCTCCGTTAGTGTATGCTGAGCTAACTGTGTTAGTGGTAATTGCTACAACGTTTCTAATTGTAGTTGTACCTGCACTGTTAGAACCGATGGTAATCGCTGTACCTGCGCCAGCAATATTTACAGTGGTTGCTGTAGTGTTGACTATGCTAAATGTTGTAGCGTTTGACGTAATGTCTCCGCCATTGACTGCAAGGTCACCACCTAATGTCAAATTACTATTTGACAGAGATGCCATTAATGTAGTACTACCATACCACCTAAACGTATCTGTGGCATTAGGAACGCTGGTCCATAATGCGCCAGTTTCAATTCCGGTAGCATAGTCTACACTTGTAGAACTTAGCCCCGGATAATATACAATTTTTGTACCTACACTACGAGGTGTTACGCTAGGAGCAGCAACACCGTTGATATTAAAATCAATTCTATTACCAGTTACACCATTTAGATAAAGTTGTGCAGAACCTGTAGCAGTGTTATTTGCCTGAGTAGAAACAAATTGGCCGCTGGCGTTAACATTACCCTGCACACCGGCGCCACCTGCTAGTTGTAGCGCACCTGTTGTTGGGCTGGTTGAAGCAGTTGCATTAGTGCTGGTAGTAATACCAGTCATTCTAACACCACCTGTGATATCTAATTTGTATGCAGGAGCATTGTTTCCTAGTCCAACATTTCCTAGATTATTAACTCTAAAACTTTCTGCTTCAGTACCTGCATTTTTACTATAGAAAATAATGCCACCGGATACTGCACCAGTTGCTAAGTTTGATGCATATCCTGCAATTCTAGAACCACTAACAGGAGTAGTTGCACTGTCTTTGTGTACAAACCCCAAAGATGATTCACTGGCAGTTAGTCCGCTTTGATTATATAATTGTAAAATATCGCCGCTAGTTGAGCGTTCTAAAAATACAGGAACTGCGTTTCCAGATTCGACAACATGTAATCTATATGCAGGAGACCCTGCACCTACACCTACAAAACCTGTACTAGGTTTGTAAGTCAAGTTGCTCATAGCACCACCTTTCAATGTGGTGTATCCAGTTGTTGTTGAAGCAAATGTAATAAAGTTTACATTAGTATCGGCAACTTCATTTGCCATTAAGATACTGTCAGATTGATTAGCTCGTCCTACAGATAATGTAGATGTCGATACCCATACTGGTGCAGTTGCTCCAGCCAGCATGACAAATCCTGGTGTACCTAATCCTAAAAATACAGTGCTGTTGGCAGCATCTTGATATGGTATACTACCAACTGCGCCGCCTGATAAGTCATCTGCTAATGCAGCACGACCTACATAGATAGATGCAGTATTAGTGTAGACTGGTCCAGTAGAGCTTGCGCCTGCACTGACTAACAATTGTCCGTCTGTACCCGGACCAAAGAATTTTGTAACTCCGGGCGCTTCTTGAAAAGGAACTTGACCAATTGTACCGCTACCTAAATTTGAAGCAGTGGTAATAGTTCCTACTACAGTACCGACTATTGTTCCGTAAATTGTTCCGCCTACTCTAAGATCTTTTCCAACGCCAACACCACCAGCTACAGTTAATGCGCCTGTGTTAGTTGTTGATGCTTCAGTTGCGTTAGTTAGTCGAACTAAGTTAGTTGCGGTAACAATGCCACCAACAAATAAACTTCCTCCAATTCCTACTCCGCCTACTACTTCCAGTGCTCCAGTTGCAGTCGATGTTGCTTGTTCAGTACCGTTAACTAACAGTTGTGTATCAACTGTGCCGGTGCCGTATATTCTTGTTCCAGTTAAGAGTTTTGCCATAGTATCTCTATTTATTGTAAATTTTAAACGGGTTTATCAACTTCATTAAACTCGTTTGACACAAGGATTACACCTGTGCTTGTTTCTCTTTTTGCCACAGCGCCACCGTTGATTGTTACTTCATCAAACTCGGCAGCAAAATAAGTTGTCGTAGTCAACTTAATAGTTGAACCTGTAACTTCGTCAAACTCTCCACTAATAAACAGTGTACCTGTTGAAGTTATTCTAGATGCTACTATAGTCATTATGCAAACACCGTATCTAAACTATCAGTAACAGTGTTGTACACTTGATAAACTCTACTAACATTACTTGCATTAACAAATCCTACACGGTTCTTAACATAGACACTGTCGCCTACTCCTATGCCACCGTAGACTTGTAACGCTCCTGTAGTTGTACTCACAGATGCTGTGACATTGGTCACGGTAGTAATGCCGCTGATTTTAACAGTACCTGCTACTTCAAATTTTGCAGTTGGTATACCGCCAACGCCAAAGTTACCGTTAGTGTCGAACCTTGCTCTAGTTTGTCCTACTGTATCATCGTAGAATGTTAGGTCAGTGCCAACAGCGGCAATTGTAAATTGTTTAGAACTGTTCTGTAAACTTACACCACCAGTTGTTGTACCATTCGCTCTAATAATTGCATTAGTTGTAGAGTTAACATCTAATGTATACTGAGGATTATTAGTGTTAATACCTAATCGGTTTGCACTAGGTATGTAAGTAATACCTGTTGTAGCAGCTACATTTAAGTTTGCAAATCCAGTACTTGTGGATACAAATGTCAAATAATGAGCAGTAGATGATGTTACATTGTTGGTAACTTTAATTGTGTCTGAAGATCCTGCGCCTAAACCAGATTGAATTCCCCAGAAAGGACTAGTTCCATTAGATAATAAAATATAAGAACTTGTTCCGATAGGCACAAATGTTGTAGTTCCTGTAGTACTTTGATAAGGAATACTTCCTGGTGCACCACCTGCTATATTAGTTGCAGTAGTAATAACACCAAAAATTGTACCGCCAACAACTAAGCTACCACCGATGCCAACTCCGCCGCGTACTTGTAATGCGCCTGTGTTAGTTGATATAGCAGAAGTAGTAGATGCAATTAAAGTAGATGTTCCACCGATTGTAGTAACACCTAATGCTCCTGCAACTGTTGATCCGATGTTAATTGTACTAGTTGATCCTGCAAGACCAGCGGTACCGATATTAACAACTTTAGTTACAACAGCAGCAGTGGCGCCTGATGACAAGTTTAATGTCTGAGCAGCAGTAGATTGACCAACTGTAATTATACCGGTTGCGGCTGTTCCACCTATGTTGATAGCACCTGAAGATTGACTTGTAGCAATGCTTAATGCACCCGATGTCATTCCAGAGAACAAAGAAGCAGCGGCTGTAGCAGAACCAACGTTTAAATCGTTGCCGCCTATTGTGATATCTCCACCAGTAACAAGATCTCCAAGAGCGTCAACTCGACCTTCAAATGCTGCCCGTCCGCTGACGTAGAAGTTATCTGTAACTCTAGTGTTGCCAGCAAGTTCAATTTTGCTAGTAGCCGTTTCTGGATCAATTTCTACGCCTTGACGATCTGTGCGGAATTTTAATACTGCATCACTACTAGATCCGCATAAGAATGCTACGTTAGCAGACTCATTGATGTATATACCATTTGGAGTTATTTCGTACCAGCCTGTATAGAATTTATCATAAAATACAGCAGTGGCAATATCCCATGCTGTGCCCAATCTATATTCATTAACATCATCACCAGTACTGCCGTGTATGTACATACGTGTGCCGCTACTGTTAAATCGTAGACCAGTTGGTCCGCTTTCTTGACCAGCAATACTAAATTGTTTTGTCCAAGTTGCTGTTCCAACGTTATAGGCTGAACTCAACGCAAACTGATGTACAGCATCAGTAGTTGAGTCTACTATGTACATTATTGTACCGTCATTATTAAAGTCAACGGCTTGAGGTGCAGTCATTGCTGATGGTATGCCACCTGCATCACCTAGGGCAAATCTTATTGAACTTACCAGTGTTGCACTGCCTACATTCCACGGTGTTCCTAAAGTAAAGTAATATGCTCTATCTTGGCTAGCAACATCAGAACCGTTGGCAATAACAACACCTGTTTGCCCACAAGTAATCATCTTAGTACCGTCTGGGCTAATGAACAATCCATTTGTTGCCGAGTCAATTAAAGACATCGAGAAACTTGTACCTGCTACTGCTGTTGTAATATCCCATGCAACTGACAAATTATACTGCGTAATTGAAGCAGCAAACGCTAGGTACATTACTAAACCGTCTGGCTTAAAGAATATGTCAGTTGGATTAGCAACACTGAATGTACTATCATAAGCCCAACCTGCTACGCTGTCTATGTCAGCATTGATAGCAGTATTTTTAATACCCAGTCTTCCGCCAAGATACAAATTGCCGCCGATACCAGCACCACCACGTACTTGCAATGCTCCCGTTAATGTAGATGTTGCACTTGTTACTCCAGTTAGGGTCAATGTATTATTATAACTAGGAGCACTTGCGCCATTGCTGACTAATATATTACCAGCAGTTCCTGGCCCAAAGAATTGTGTAATACCAGGTGCTTGTTGATAAAGAACCTGTCCAGCAGTACCACCAGCTACATTAGTTGCAGTAGTTACTTCACCTGTAATAGATGCAGTACCATAAATTGTTCCGCCGATGTATAAGTCGCCTGCAATGCCAACTCCGCCTCGTACCTGCAACGCTCCTGTAGATGTACTGGTTGCACTGGTCTTAGCATGAACCAGCATACCTAAACTGCTGATGCTTACAGTTAGTGTACCAGTAGTGGATGTAACTAACGGACCAGCTCCTGGAATAGCAGTTCCATCATTCCAAAATTCAAATCTCTTATTTGGCAGTCCGGTAGCAAGTATCCAATCACCGCCATAGGCAAATGCATAGCTGTCTAAAGGTTTAGCAATACTGGCATCTGGATAGGCAAAATTACTGTTGGCAATACCGATGTTAGTGTAGTTTGAAGTATCATCACCGATGTCTGCTGTTGCTACAAAATCAGCACTTGCATTAACTCCGGAATTAACGTTTTGAACGTTAATTTGGAAATAACTGTCTATGTTACCTGCTACGTTGATAGGAGCATCAGGTAAAGGCGCTGCCAAATTAACGCCAACAACTAGTTGTCCAGTATCTTGTAAGTTAACATTACCACGAATACCAACACCGCCCGGTACAACTAGTGCACCAGTATCTGAGTTGGTACTGGTTGCAGTAGATGTTAAAAGAATAGTGTTTAGTTTTAAGTCACCATAATCACCAGTAAAGACACCTGGAGAACTTTCAGTACCACGTACCAAGAATTCTAGATAACGGTTACTAGGTTTAAAACCAAAGAAGAATGATTTTGCCTGATTTAGCGTAGTATCGTAGTAATCACCTTTGATACCAATGTCTAAGTTATCATTAAATGTCCATCCTCCTGAAGTATTTGCGTGTAATACTAATAAAGAGTCAGTAAGGACAGAGTTTGAAGAGTAAACGTAAGTTGCAGTACCAGCAAATGTTACGATGTTATTAAACGTAGTAGGACCGGCAATGGTTAAACTACCATTGACTCCTAAGTCGTTTGCAAAATAACTGTTACCAACTACACCTACACCGCCACTGGAAACATACACACTTTGTCCGCCAGCTGACGCACTATTGCCAGTGCCGCCGGTGAACGATGCTGTTGTTGCCCAAATAGGAGCCGAACCGTTGTACTTTAAAAACGCACCAGTTGCACCGCCAGCTAAGAATGTTGTTATACTTGCACCAGACTGATAAGGAATGCTACCAGTAGCTCCACCAATTAATCTGTTTGCATATTGTGCTGCATTAACATAGATACTACCTGTGTTTGTGTACACAGGAGCCGCAGCTCCTGCTGAAACTAATAATTGACCAGCAAAACCTGGGCCAAAGAAACTAGTTGCACCAGGACCAGTTTGATATGGTATTTGACCTGTAGATCCGCTAAACAAATTTGTTGCAGTGCTGATACTACCTAGTACTGTTCCATACAATGTACCGCCAACATATAAGTCTTTGCCAACATATATTGTTTCTCCGACCCCAACACCGCCCGATACTACTAATGCTCCTGTTTGAGTAGAGATTGATCCTGTAGTACTTTGTACAGTTGCTTTACCACCAATATTAAGATTGCCGCCAGCGCCAATTCCTCCGACTACTTTTAATGCACCAGTAGTGGTATCGTTAGATTGAGTTGCACTGTTTACTGTTAATGATCCTGTAAGTGTTTGGGATCCACCAACATTTAAATTTTTACCGATACCTGCGCCGCCCGATACAACAACTGCACCAGTAGTGACGTTGTTTGATTCAGTTTGTGATAAAATAGTTGCCGTATTTGCAACTTCTAAGGCTCCACCGGAGGTAATGTCTCCAGCTGCATCAATAATTCCGCCAACGTAGACATCTTTTGCAATACCTGCACCACCTTGCACTACTAATGCGCCAGTTTCAGTAGATACTGAAGTTAGCGTACTTTCAACGGTGGCTGTGTTTGTTACTGCAAGGCCGTGTCTGACCCTAAAATCAATATTATCTGCCATTAGTTTCCCTTTCCACGTAACGGCTCGTTACTAGAGTTATTTATTTGAAAATAGAAAAAGGGCCCGAAGGCCCTTTTTGCTGTGATAGATTAGGCTGAAATACCAATCCTTACCATCTTGATCTGCATATTAGTTGCATTAGTTGGGGTAAAATTAACAATAACGTTGCCTAGCGTTAGTTCTGCATCAAATATACCCAACTGTCCGTTGTTTGTTGCAATACCATATTCGTTGATGTAGGCTTTTACACCATCGTGGAATAATGAAATTTCACTGATATGTATGTCTGCCCCATCAACTATCTGAACAAAGTATCTAGCACTGCGATATACAGTAGAGCTATAGGAATCAAGATCTACTTTAGTAACACCTGATATAATTCCACTAGTATATGAAGATAACAAGAAGTTGTTAGAGAACAATGCTGGAACTACAGTGGAACTTGTAGCGGCCAGTGTTGCACCAGCTGTGATTGCGCCGCCAACAAACACGTCTTTAACAACACCAACACCACCAGAAATTCTAACTGCACCATTGGTCGTTGCATTAGAATTTTGAGATTCAGTAATTGTTAGAACATTAGTAATTAATGCTTGCCCATTAACAGTTAAATTAGTTACAGTAGTTAGCGAAGCACTTACATTAGCCATAGTAGCATTGTTAACTACTCTTAATGTCTGTTCTACCCACAATGCTCCACTAACACCAACGCCACCTCGTACCTGCAATGCGCCAGTTACTGCACTAGTTGCGTTAACTGTGCTGGTAATAGTTGTCTGATTGCGGATTGCTGTGTAGCCTGTTGCAGCACTGATAATAGTTGCAGTACTTGCACCTGCAAAATTCACTGCGGTTGCATTTGCGTTTATTAGATTAAATGTTTCAGCAGTAGTAGTTAAGTCTCCACCGTTGACTGCAACATCTCCTGTTGCTACAACATTTCCGCCAACATATGCATTTCCGCCAATTCCTGCACCACCTGATATAATTAATGCACCAGTGTTTGTTGCATTAGCCTCAGTTGTAATAGTAACTCGTGTTTGATTACGAATGTCTGTATAACCAGATGTCTGACCAATTGTCAATGCAGTAGCTGCGCCTGCAAAGTTTACAGTAGTAGCATTAGCATTGACAAGATTAAATGTAGCTGCACTAGAGGTAATGTCGCCGCCGTCGACTGCTAAGTCACCCAATGCAACAATGTTTCCGCCTACATAGGCATTGCCGCCTATGCCAACTCCGCCCCAAACTTGTAGAGCTCCAGAATTTGTTGATGTTGATGCAGTAGAAGATCTAACAGCAAGATCGCCATCAATAGCAAGTGCAGTAACTGTCAAGCTAGTAGCTGTGACAATTCCCAGTGTTGATATACCTGTTACATTCAGCGTACCTGTTGTAGAAATATTTGCAGCACCTAGATTGCCTGTAGCAGTCACTGCACCTGTTTGTAAACTATTACTGCTTAGTACTCCTGTAACGGTTAAATTACCATTACTCGGATTAAACGATACGGACGATGTAGTGTATAACTGTTCAAATCCAGATACTGTATTGTTACTGTCAACAAATGTCAAATAATGTGTTGCGTTTACAGTAGTTGCAACACTGGTTACGTTAGTTGCACTAGAACTTGAACCAGAAACGCTGGCAAATAATGTGCCACCGACATACAAACTTCCACCGATACTTACACCGCCTGTAATTTGCACTGCACCACTTGCCGGACCACTAGCATCAGTGGTGCTAGTGAATGTAGCATTTACAGTCTGTAGTGTATTTGTATCGTAATTGTACTTAAAGTTGTCTTCAAATGCTGTTTGACCTGGAGCAGTTTGATATGGAATCTGGTACGTTGTACCAAATAGCAAGTTTGATGCAGTTGACGCAGAACCAGCTACAATAGTGCCAGTGGTTGCCCAGACTGGAATACTTCCGTTGGAAAGTAAAACCTGCCCTGCTATGCCGATTGGAATAAAATCAGTTAGTCCTGGACCAGTTTGATATAATAATGATCCGCTTGCGCCTCCTGCAATATCAGTTGCCGTATTTGCATTCGATACAATGGCATTTAGTGTGTTTGTTCCCGGATCAAAACTTAGATCAGCATCATCAACTAGTTGACCATTTGCACCAACAAGTACAATTCTATTCTGTGTTAGACTGCTAACTCTTGCATTGTTGACATAGATATTTTCTGCACCTATACCTCCTGCAACTTGCAGTGCCCCTGTTACCTTACTTGTAGAAGTAGTAGCATCTGTTAGTATTACTGCACCAGTTTTAAATGTACCGTAGGTGCCGGACTCAATTGTGCCTGTGTTTTCTTCTGTGACGCCACTGCCTAACCATTCTAAATATCCAGTAGCATTGTCTCTGCCTAAAAATGCGTTAGTGTTTGTTCCGTCAAATATGTGGAAGCGTAAACCAATATCGTAACCGTCATTAACTGTATAACTAGAAGTACCTTCGTGATAATGTAATTCAATTATGTTATCGGTATAGATAGTGTTGGTTGTATATACGTAGGTTGTTGCACCTGAAAATATAACGTCATTTTGAAATACTGCATCGCCACGGACTACTAGAGATCCGTTAATTCCAGCACCGCCTGCAACATATAAAGAGTTGCTTGCTAGAGTTGTTGTACTTTGTGCATTTCCGTTAACTACTACGTTAGTGCCAAAATATCCACCACCTGTTACTGCCAGTGCTCCGTCACCACCTGTTGTTGCCTGCGTAGCGGTGTTAATTATTACTTTGTTAGTTGCTGTAACACCTGCTAAAAAGGCTGCTCCTTGAACTGTAACATTACCTCTTGAGAATGTATCACCTTTAAAATCGCTAGTTTCACCTACAATTAAATTTCTTGCAATGGCTGCACCACCATTGACTTGCAGGGTCCCTGTCATGCCAGTTGCACTGGTTACAGCCGCTGTTCCTTCAACGATTAAACCAGCTCGTACTGCAAAATCCCTAATAATTGATTGTAGCGCCATCTTTGTTTTCCTTTAAACTGCCATTCCAGTTCGTAATACCTTAATAGTTTTGTTTGTTGCTGTAAAAGCTGTAAAATATAATGTTACAGTACTTCCTACTATTTCAGCAGCAAACGTTCCTAAATCTCCATTTGACGTAACTACACCGTATTCAGTTGCCCACACTTGACCGTTATTATCTGCAACTAGTAAGATTTCTCTTAATTCAAAGTCTGCATTTGTTCCAATACCTTCATCTATTTGAATTAGATATTTCGCTGATCTAAATTGTGTTGTGCTGTACGTGTCTATAGCCGTTGTCGCTGTTGTATTTACCAGAGTTTGAGTAGAATCAAATACGGTGTCAGCTATTCTTAAACTTTCACAGGTAACTCGTTTAGCAACACCAACACCACCAGAAATCACAATACCACCAGAATTTGTTGAGGTAGATTCTGATGTATTTGTAAAAAATATTACTCGGTTTGTTGTTGCTCCGCGTCCAGTTACAGTTTGCAAGGTGGAAATATTATTCCACGTTAATGACGCCGCAGTGGCTGTCCCGGTGCTAGTAACAACGTCAATATCAACGCCGCCTATAACTGCGCCTGCAAAACTTGAAGTAGTTAATACCTGTTGTCCTGATGAGTATAATACTCCTCCTACAAACAAATCCTTGTCTATCCATGCGCCGCCGTATACCTGTAGCCCACCGTTAATAAACCCTGCGCCAGTATTAATATTAGTAGTAGTGGTAACAATTAACGTTTCAACTGTTAAACTAGATGCAAACAAAACGCCAGAATTAACAATAATCCATGCATCTCCATTCCACTCGTATGTGGTTATTCCTATAGTATATCGATCGCCCGGTGCCGGGTTAGTTGGAAAATTTAATGTTGACATAATTACTCTTTATATTTGTACCCAAATTTTGTTTGCGCCGTCTTTTACATATTGTAGGAAATACGGGCCAGTTGGATTAATCCAGAAGTCGCCCACTCTTGCACCGGTAGGTGGCGTAGCTGAAATAGTAGATCTCGGAGTATACAACATATAATTTTCATCCGGATTTCCACTATTAGCATATACATCTCCACGTATACCAACACCGCCTGCCACAGTTAATGCACCAGTTGTAGTTGAAGTAGATACAGTTGTTGCGTTAGCTCTGAGAGTAAGAAATGTTCCGTCAGCAGCTTGCGATCCACCAATTGCAACATTATCCATTGTACCTGCTGCGGCAGGCTGAATTAACACTGTGCCGCCAGCAGTTGGTTGAATGTATATGTCAGCTCCGTTAGGACTTAATGTAATATCTTCAACACCTTCTACAGTAAATGACCCGCCTACATTCATATCTCCCTGAACTGCTGCGCCACCTGTAACAACTAGAGATCCGTCGTTAATTCCAGTAGATGCTAGTCCAGAGTTAAGTGTTAAGTTACCAACAGTCTGTCTAACAAATCCTGCTGTACTCTCTACTTTAAAGTCTAAGCTATTTGCAGACTTCAATGTTACAGTGCTTAGATATAATGTTGTTCCTTGCAGATACAGGGCATTGAATGGCTGAGATGCGCTACCTAAGTTTGTAGTTGTAGTGGTAGGAAGAACATCTCCAGTAAAGAAAGTGCTGCTAGTTACATGCAATTCTTCACCAACGTGCAAATTACGTTGAATTCCGGCTCCACCGATAACTCGCAATCCTCCAGTATTTGTGCCAGTTGATTGCATGCCAATGCCAATTTCTGTATTGGCATTTATTGTAGAAGTTCCTGTTCCGTCATAGTAAAATACGCTACCGATTGCAACTTGATTGTTTCTACCGTCAACTAAATTGTCGCTACCTATAGAAATAACACCACTAGCTTCTGTCATATTACCTGCAACATCACTGCCGATGATTATGTTACTAGAACCAGTTGTTAAATTCTTTGCAATTAAATCACCAAAGAAGAAATTCTTTTGGCCATCAATTAATTTTTCTGCTGCTCTAGAACCAATTCCAATATTGTTTGATCTATATAATGTTCTACCAACTCTGCCACCACCTGCGTAAGGAGAGAATAAATTTCCATCTAATGGCTGAGCAAGAATATTGTCAGTATACAGTGCAAATGTGTTAGTAGTTAATACGTTGATCCAGTAGTAAGAATCATTTAGATCAAGCATTCCGGTAGCGTCGTCGATTACTACCTGTGTACCTGTTGTTAACCCGTGTCCTGTAACTTCGAGTACTACAGGATTAGCAATAGATGCACTTACAATAATTCCTGCAAAATGCGAATCAACTGAACCAATTGCCTTTAATGCGTTGTCACCAATTGCAATAGAATCAGACACACTAGTACCTGATGTAAGTGCATATCGTCCGATTGCAATGACTCTATTTGCAGTATCTAGTCCTAACAAAGAACTATCGCCTATTGCAATACTAGATTGACCGTTGTTAAAATCATTAAGTGGAGTCTCTGCTACTCCACGCATAATAATATTATTTTGTCCTTCCCACCCTCTGCCAATAGTAATACCGTTAACTTCGATATCATATTCAATGGTCATATTGCCGCCGACGCCAATACCACCTTGCACAACAAGATTACCTGTTTGAGTAGTTGTTGATAAGAATGTTGCACCAGTTGACAGAACTCTAATAGTTCCTTCGGGCAATGCACTATACATAGATGCCGTTGAGAACTCAACAAAACCTAAACTAGATCTGTAAGAAGTTCTTAAAACTGGATCTGTTGCAATAGTAAAACCAGTTAAGGTCGTGTCCGTTGCGGGAAGTTGGGGCATGGCGTCTTCTAGCTTCAAGAAGTCGCCGCTGCCACCGCTTCGTAATCTTGATCCACTTAATAGGTTAGGCATATTGATCTCTAATTAGTTATTTGCTGTTTCTAATACACTTAGTACTAATTGGCATGTTCCTGAATTTGAACCATTTGAGTGTACAAATGCGCGGACACTGTCTAGACTTTCAACAATCAATTTGCCAGTTAAGATAGATGCTGCATCTCCTGCTGGAATAGAAAAGTTTTTAACCAAATAAGTATCAACGTTTCCTGGTTGTGCTCCATTGCCTTGAGCATCAGACAGCACTGGTCTATTCCTATGATGTATAAAACTAATGTCTTGCGTTTGTGTACTTACATTAGAAACTTGAGCCATTAGTAGAATAGAAGTAACTCCGATTGGAGCTGTATACACAGTTGACGTTGTGCCTGTTGTCATAACAAAAGTATTTCCTACTGTTGTTGCAGTATTAAGTGCTCTTGTTTTTGTTAAAAATTTGTTTAATGGAATTAAAGCCATGATATTTCCTTGTTAACTGATAGCTAATATGAACGGGGTCATATTGGCGAATAACGATCTAGTAAATGTTCTACCACTTAGAACACCGGTTGCTTGACTAATTACTAGTCCTGGACCGATACGGAAGTCACCGTTCTGGTCAGTTGATGTAAAGAATACTTTACCGCTGTCAAGCTGTACTGTTTCTCTTGCCTGTATAGGATCTGCCTTGCCGCGTTGTGGCAATGCTCCGTAGTCAATACCTGCACCTACGTATTCAAATACGTATCCTGATGCACTAATGTAACTGCGTTGATAGAAATTAACTGTAGAGTTGTGTGGGAACAAATCAGTTCTTGTGACGTTTTCGCCCAACGATACTCTATGATATGTTCCTGCACGATTCCAGTACGCTAATCCGCACATGACTGCGTTGTATCGGCCGCCAGTTTCGATGTCATAAATTAATCGTTGAAGAATAGTTTTAACATCTCTCTGACATTGAGCACTATCGAAGTTAAACGACCCAACGAATTCATCGTCAATGTATACAATCATTGCATCAATAATTTGAAGCTGATCAGTGTTTAGCTGATTTATTGCTGATTGGACTCCAGCATCTGCCCAACCTACTGTTGGTGATATTGGAGCAGGCAACGTTCCAATATCACCCGAAGTAATAACATCTTCAATGATTTGTAATAGTGTATTAACTCGTCCTTCTTCAGTTACAGTTGCTCCTGGCAATATTGTATTTTGCATTACGGTGTTGCCGGTCGATACAGTAACTGTCTGGGCACGAACTACTTGCTGTGCAACTGTTGATAATCTATCAAATGCTGCGGCAGTTTGTGCAGTCTCTCCTGTGATAACAGATGTAGTGCCTTCAAAGTAAGATCTTGCAGAAATTGTAGTTGCCCATGTGCCGTCATATAATATATCATATATTAGACTGTCTACAATATATCCTACATCTCTTGCACAAGTTGCAGAATTATAAGTAAACCCTGACCAAATTCCAGAACCAATTGATATCTGTTGCTCAATCCATGCAATAACTTCTGCCTTCATGAACTCTTTGTTGGCCAACAATATATTCTTTGCCAGTAATTTAGCATTGCCCACTGACATACCAGTTGGTGTTGGATACACTACTGTGTCTGCGTCTCCTTCGCCTTCTTCTAAAATATTTAAAATCTCGTCAAACGCTGCATTACTGCGTGTTGTTGCAGTGGTACTAGTAGCCATAGATAATTCGGCCTGTTCTCTTAAGAACACTACTGCTCCGATAGTTTGAGTTAACTGACTTGCTGTTACAACCGTTGATACACTTCGTCTGTATGCTATGCCAGAATAAACAGCATTCCAGTTAGAACCGATTGCAGTATCGTAATAAACTCCATCTAAGATGTATCCTGCATCTCTACGGCACAGTGTTTCGTCATAAGTAAATGTCGATGTTGCAAATGTTGCAGTAACATATGCAGTAATCTCATCTGCTAAGAATTCGATATTTTCTGCAATTAATGTTATAGCACTACCACCGCCCTGGACTGTAGGACCTTCTTTTGTTCTTAGAGCTGGTTTGATAACTTTTTCAGCTGCTACTAAATCAGGAGCATTAATGATGTCTGTAATTTCACCAAATCTTAAATCAATGAACGTTTGGGCATCTCCGCCGCCGCGCACCAACGGCAAGAATGTTTGAGTAGACGTGCTTGGTCCAGTTTGTAAACTCGTAATAGGAGAATTATTAATTACTAAATTTGTTAAGCTGTTCAAATACTGCATTGCAGAAATGTGTGCAGGGATCTGACTTGTATCTCCGCCTGTACTTGCAGTTGACAATATGTTAATACCTAAAGGAATCAACTCCGCCTTATCATTATATTCTGGATTTTCAAGAAGTTCACTAGTTAGTACAGTGTAATATGCATTTCCACAGAAGTAGAAGTCAAAGAAGTTAGGATTATCTAGTTCTCCACCACCAGCGGCCAGCGCATTACTTAGCGTGATACTATTAAATCCTACATCAGTAACTATTGTACCTGACGATGCATATGGTACCCAGTTTCCTGTACTATCTACAACAGTAGATGTAGTATTACCGAACTGGTCTCTAAGAATTACAGTATTTCCAACAAATACATTTGTAGTATCAATATTTTCTAAAATAATAGTACCAGTTGACAATGTCGATGTTGTCGGACTTGCATTTAAGAAGCCTGGCAAGTTTTGTTCGTTCAAATATCCTTCAGGAGGAACTATTTCCATAACTAAAGAAATATGTGGTCTATCATCTTGGTCAGGTAGATACACTGCGATTTGTGCATTGTTTGGCCAAAATCCTTCAGGGTAGTATTGATCAAAATAGTCGCTGCCTGGAAGATTAGGACTTTCTGGGTACGCTCTAAATGATGGATTGTATATCTGTCCAGAGAACTTACGAGGTCCGTAGCCTTTGGCAAGTAAACAAATATCTCCAAAGTTGGCGTTACTGTTAACAATAGAAGCAATGCCTCCGTTATCTACTTGAACACCTACACTTGAGAAAACTGTAAACACAGAAACTAACTGTGCATATCCGTTGTTAGTAATTCTAACACCTCGGCCGCCTTGTGTTAATTGCGTATATGCATCAAATACGAACGATTGAATAGGACTACGATCACTAACTACGCCACCGTCAATTAATGCTCCTCCCATTCCTCCGATTCTATCAATCTTACGTTGATTCCATGTAGATGCATCTCCTGTATATTCTAAACTCAGTTCGTCGACTTCGTTGTCTCTTAACGGAAATGTTAATACATCACCAAAGTAAACAGTAGCGTTAGTACCAAATCCTATAGTAGCAGTGTTTAGACCGATTAAGTATTTGCCTTCGCTAATTGTAGTAATTGATGTTACTATAGGTGCTGTTAGAACATCCGATCCGTTAATACCTGTTAGTGCAAATAGGCCGCCTCCTAAGTATTTTGGAGGAGCATATAATGTGCCACGATTAACGATTGTGCTAATGATATCAAAATTCCTACGCACTGCTTCCTGTGGCATATAGTCTGCGCCGTACTGGAAGAACGGATTAATAATCTGTTGTATTACAGTTCCTGTCTGAGGAGTCACTGGTTGATTTGCAATAATTTGCAATGACAAGTCTCTTGCATAATTGAACGCCATGGTCGTTGTAGTTTCTTGACCAGTAAGACTATTTTCTCCAAAAGTCCAGTATGCTAAACCAGCTTCAATACTCTTAGCATTTCCGCCTAACAGTACGTCCTGGCTAACTGCGTCAACAATCAAACCAATATCGCGATAGCACTTTGCTTCATTGTAATTGAAACTGTTTGGATTATAAGTTTTATCAATATAGGCAATAACTTCTTCGACTAAGAACTCTTTGTTTGCATACAGTAATTCAAATGCAACGTATGTAGATGCAGTGTTAGTTGCAGTCATTGCAATTGCAAATGCCGATGTAACTGGTCCAGTTACCTGAGGACCGTTAGTTATAATGTTTGTAATTGTAGAAATTGCAGTTCTTAATAGTCCTGCGTCAAACATTGTAGCTGATGTATCTCCACGGAATTGATTTACTCGATTTTGTAAAGCATCAACATGTTGGTTAGTTACAACTAGTTCGGCTATATCTGCTAGATAATCAAATGCCGCAGTAGTTTGAATTTCTTGATTTTGAATAGTAATAGTAGAACTATCAAATCCATAGTAGTATAAACCAGTTTGTACGCTTTGTCGATTTCCAGTATGCACTAAATCAAATGCTACTGCATCTACCATGTGGCCAACATCACGTCTGCACTTATTTGCATCGTAGTTGAATCCAAAATTAGTTGCATCAACGTAGGCAGTGACTTCGTGCGCCATATAATTTTTGTTAGCTAGCAATAAATCATATGCATTTAAGAAAGCAGGAAGGCCTATCTTAGTTGAATTAGATACAATTCTATCTGTCCAACCTAGACTGTTGCCTCCTAAAATGTCAAGAATAACATCAAAATTTCCTTCAATTATGTTAGCTTCAAATAGCGTTGCAGGTTCTAAACTGGTAACTTGTGTCACAGTTGATTGATATCTTACTACTAGATCGTCTGCAGGAGTAATATTTTGAATAATTTTAACTGCTAGTTCTTTTAGATATCTTACAGCATCAACAGTTGGTGCTAGTTGTGCTTGAATATCACCAACGTACTGATCTTGATTCCAGTATTGTAATCCTGCAAAAGTACTCTGACTATACCCTGGTGTTTGATACAACATATCAAATGCCATTGAATCAATAATTAATCCAGTATCTCTTCTGCACTTGATTTCACTATACGGAAAGTTAAGTACTAGATTATTAATGTAATTAATAGTATCTTGTTGAATGAATGCTCTGTTGGCCTGCATCAATGTTTCTGCACTGACAAATGCTGCATCAGCATTTGTACCTTTAAACATTTCAGGTGCAGCAGACGGGCCGTTGTTAATAATTGTAGTCACAATATTAAACAAGTCAGATAAAGATCTGCCAGCAATTGCACCACCAGTTACTGCGGTATTAATAACTTGTGTATATGTTGCAGTGGTTGAAACGCCAGTTGAGTACAAATCTGGACACACTTCGTTAACAATAACTTTCTGTGCTAGATTATTGATGTAGTCAATTGCGGCAACTGTCTGCACTTCTTGTCCAGCAATTAAACTGACAACACCTTCGTAATATGATAAGCCACTTTGTACAGCTTTTTCATTTCCACCAAATGCAGCATCATAAGAAATATTTTCTAAGATGATACCTACATCTCGGAAGCACTTTTCTCTTGAATAGTTAAATGTTCCAAATGTGTTTAGGTAAGCAATAACTTCGTCTTTGATAAACTCTCTATTCGCTTCTAATTGCTTATACGCATTGTAAATGTTGCTAGACTGATTTAATTCAGTGTTGATAGGAATTCTTGCAGCAACTGTTCCAGGACCGTTTCTTATGATGTTAGTAATAACATCAATTTTCTCTCCTAAAATACTCACTTCATTATCCGTTGCTGGCAAATAGGTAGTAATATCCTGTAGAGTAGCACTATATTTTGACACCACAGGTTGTGCTTTGATAATACTCGGCAACAATGATTTAATTAAATTATATGCCGCTGTAGTTTGGGGAATTTCTCCTGGAATTTCAGTAGTATCGCCAGTGTAACCAAAATAGTAAACACCAGATTTAATACTCTGTTTGTTTCCGCCATGTAGTAAATCATAGGCTACGCTGTCTAACATGTAGCCAATATCTCTTCTGCACTTAGTCTCATCATAGACTAGTGTCTTTAATGTATTAACATACGCAACTACTTCAGCTTTGATAAAATCTCTGTTTTCATTTAATAGGATAGCAGCATTACGAACATATTCGCTAGGGCTTCTATCTAAACTGATCGGTGATGGTTCTTCAGCAACACTAGGACCATTATTAATAATATTAACAATGATATCTAATCGTTCAATTGCTTCGTTGGCTTCAATAGGCGTTCCGCTCAAACCTAATACCTGCTGTTCAGCAGACTGATATAGAGTAGATGTACTGATTGCAATACCGCGAATAATGTTAGGAGCTAATTGTTTGATATATTCATATGCGGCAATAGTTTGAGGACTCTGTCCTTCAATTGCACTAGAGCCGGCATCAAATCCGTAATAATAAACACCGCTTTGAATAGCTTGTTTATTACCTCCGTACAACATATCAAAAGCAACACTGTCTAACATATAACCAGTGTCTCTAAAACATTTATCTTGATCATATTCAAAACCAACAGTCTTAGTGGCTTCAACGAATGCAATAACTTCTGTCTGAATATATGTCTTGTTTGCCTGTAGTAAATTATATGCTTTAAGTACATTTGTGTTAGTACTTGGCACTAACCCGTTTGGTACAATATCATCAGATACACCTACAGTACCTACATCCAAAATGTTTAGTATGACATCAAAGTCGTCGTTGAGCAATGTTGATTCTGCTGAGGTTGCAGTAGACAAAGATGTATTTTGTGCAATGCTAGTTTGATAACGAGTACCACTAGTATTGCCAACTACTACTTTTGCAGCCAACTCCTTAACATACTCAATTGCATTTGTTGTAGTTGTTAGTTGACTACCAATGCCTGAGACGTATCCGCTTTGATTCCAGTATTGCAAACCAGCAAAAGTACTTTGACTTGTGCCGTTGAATAAAATATCTTGTGCAACAGAATCAACAATCAACCCAGTGTCTCGAGCACACTTAGCAGAATCATATGTGAATGCAATTAATGTTGAATTTAAATTATTAATAGCTTGTTCAGTAATACTATTTTTGGCTGCTAGTATTGCATCAAACGCAGCATTGTAACCTACACTATTAGTAGCAGTACCGTTAGAAATAATTTTATCAGTTACCCATTCTGAGAATGCTCCAGTTACTAGAGTAGCTGTAGAAGTATTTAAAATTTCTAGTATATTGTTAAATCTACTAGTAACAACTGCACCTTCGGTTGCGCTTGCGGCACTAGTTGCAGTGTTTGCAGCTAAGTTACGAACAAATTCTATTGTTGCAATAGTAGCAGTTATTTGACTATTGATTGCATCAACGTATTCAGTTTGTCTCCAATATTGCAAGCCAGCAAAAATACTTTCACTGGTGCTGTCAGCTAACATATCTTGAGAAATAGAGTCTACAATTAAACCTGTATCTCGAGCACACTTAACTTGATCATATATAAATGTTCCTGTGTTAAATGTTTTATCAACATATGCAATAACCTGTTCTTGAATGAAGGGTTTGTTAGCCAGTATTAATGTTCTAGCATCAAAGAATCCAGGATTCTGTTGTCCTGCATTAACGTACATTCCTCGTTCAACTGAGCCTTGAGAAATATCCACAATGATACTTGATGTATTAGCTAACCAAGATCCGATACCTACACTAGCAGGTACTTGAACAGTTTGGTTTGGTACAAACATTGTACCGTCACCTAACCATGGTCCAGATTGATTAGTACAGTTTTGAATATAGGGAGAGTGATATATGTCAATACGATTATCGCCTTCTTGCGGAGGGAAAGCTGTTGCATATGCTCCACGATTGTATTGATCTTCGTACGGTCCTTGTAATAATCCACTTCTTCCGTTTAAGAATGTGCAATAGTTTATGTAGCATCCACTATCAACATGGAACAAGTCTTGAGTTTTATTGATAGGCTCAATAAATGTTGTACGAATATCAGACCCTCTGATAGAAGTATAAGGCTTCATTCTAACAGGATTATCTTCTAAGTAGAATCCTGCACTAACTAAAATTTGTGTGCCTGGCTGGAAGTAAGGGCTATTCACCGCTCCAGTAATTGTTCTACATGCACGACTCGGATCCATTGCTCTGCCGTCATTAGTATCGTTGCCGTCCATTGTTACATATAGAGTGTTTGTTACAACTGGTGCAGTGCCAACTGGGTTTTGTCCCCTAACTCTAATATCGCCAATAATTTCTGTTACGCCGGCTGCTGGGTTAATTTGAACAGTACCTGTAGTAGATGCAATTACTCGAGTAAAGATATCCTGAATGTAAGCTTCTGCCCACTGCGTATCAGTAGAACCAATTTGGCCTGTCTCGTTTTCTTTAGGCATCACATCAGTGGCGGTTAGTATTCCACCAACGTATGCGTTTTTAGCAATACCAACACCACCTTGAACAATCAACGCTCCGGTTGTTGTGCTAGTTGATTGATCACCTTCTGCAATTAATGCGCGATCAGTTCTAATTCTACCCAATGACGGATTGTATGTTAAACCGTCGACAATTCCTTCTAAGTCAATATATGTAGGACTTTGATAATCTTCTGGAGTGTCTTGTAATACAAATCCTATATTAAATTCGATATCAGCATTTGTTGCAGTAAATGTAACAAAGGTAGTTGTAACGGCTGTTTCAACTCGTCCATAAATAAAACCTCCGACGTTTAAATCTTTTTCAATACCAACACCACCGGCTACATACACTGCACCTTGTCGGCGTTGTTCTTCAGTTCCGTATATATTTCCAGGATCGTAAGGTCTACCTGCTGGACCAAAATCAGTATAAGGATTCCAAACGTTTTCAGTATTATTGATAATATTTAGATACGCAGATCCAGTACCATACTGAACAAATCTTCCTACGTGGGCTGAATTCCAAATATTTGTTGATGTTCCAATATTAACTGTATAGGAACTTTGAGGTATTAGGTCGTTAATAAATCGACCAACTGTATCAATTGTGTCAGATGATGAATTACCAATAGTAGTGTCACTATTTAAAAATGTGTCACCGTCGACCTGCAAGACCTGAGTAACTCTAGTTCGAATAGTGTCAATAGTAACAGTACCATTGACGGCCCTAATTATATAATTGCCTGGTAAGTTTAATACGTTTGTGCTGATTGCCATTTATAGATCCTCAGATGTATTTATTTTTTTAGTAAACTCTTACTTCCACAGAGTCCAACATCATGCCGCTCTTGTGGGGCCAACGAGGATGGCTTTGAAAACGTAAAACTACTCCAAAGGTTGTATTGAGTATTCCGGCAGTTGTTAAATTTGTGTTCCATAGATTATCTTTCCCACCGTAAATTTTAATAGGATTCAGGTCCAAAGACGCTTGATTATCTCCAATTATATTATCGTTTAGTGTTAGTTGTATTGTCTCGTCAGTAATTCTACCGTATCTATTCGAAGTTACTTTTACTTCAATCCCTAATATAATATCTGGAACATCAATAAAATTAAATCCAGTGACTGTTAAGAAATAAGTTTTTTCTTTAATGTTATGTCTAGGATCTCTAGCAATATGCAACAAGTCTCTTGATGTTTTAATTGATCTTCCATCTAAATTCTTTAAACTGCTAAAGTTATTAACCTCAAGCCAAGGAATGTGTGCATCTTCTGCACCTTCTTCTGAGTATTGAATAATGTTGGTTGGTAGGGCCCAATTTGACGTCATACTCTTATTTACCATATAAAAGAATAGGGGGCATAAACCCCCTATTAGATAACACTATATTAAGTGTTTAGTTGTTGCCAATAGTAACAATAGTTCCTGTTGAAGAACCTAATGTCCATCCAGTAGATGCACCGTTAGTAATTAAGAAACTACCAGATGCAGTAGACTGAACTAGAACTGCTCTACGTGCAGTTAGTTTTCTAACCCAGTATGTACTGCCATTCCAGTCAGTAGCAACAATATTCATTTCTTTTGCGGCTAGTGTAGCAGTTGTTACTAACTTGCACTGACCTTGACCGTCAGCGGTTTGAACTAGATAACGCTTGCTAGCTTCTTGCTTCTTGATATCAAATGCCTTTTGAGATCCACCTGTGATAAACGCTTCGCCTTTGATAGCATTTTGTCTATTAGAAGTTAATGCAACGGTAAATGTTGCAAGTGTGCCAGTTGTTCCGCCAGTGACTGCTAGAGTTGGTGCGCTGGTGTAACCTGTACCTGCTGATACAAGTGTAACAGAAGCAATATTTCCTAGTGCGTTTGTTGTAACTTGTGCAGTTCCTGCAACACCGCCTGGAATATTAGGTGCGCTAAATGTTGCACCTAGTGTTGTACTTGTGGTGTACAATGTGCCTGTGTTGTTTAGTGCAACAGTTGTAACACCTTCACCACCTACGCCAGTTACTCCACCTTGTGCTTGGTTAGAGTAAGGGCTGTTTGTATTACCAAAAAACTTTTCTTTAATCGGACGTCCCATTTTATTTCTCCTTATGTTAAGATCGTTCTATGATCTACGCGGATGGTACCGCATAAAACCCGTAAGGGCGAACAATGTTATTTATTGGATAGTCAACAAAAAACCCGCCGAAGCGGGTTTGTTGTGGTTATAAGACCAAGTAACGGATTACTTGAAGCTTACGTTTGCGCTAGTGATAGCAACTTTACCTAGGTAGTCAGCAGCGTTACCTAAGCTAGATGCTGTGTTTGTCAACTCAACATAGCCGTAACGTGTCATGAAGCCAACTACTGGCTCAAATGTTGCTGGGTCAAGAACAACACCAGAGCTCATTAGAGGAATGTATGGGCAATAGAACGCAGCAGCATCTGCTTCGCTTGTACCTTTGTATCCAACTAGGATCTGATTGTTGTCGTCTGTGTCAGACTTGTATGCGTCAACATAAACACGCATAGCACCGTTCAATGTACCAACGAACTTAGTGTTTGTCGGAGCTTCGAATGTACCTTCTGTAGTACGAGCAAAAGCAGAAGTTGTAGCACTTTGTAGGATCGTTAGAGCTTGGTTGCTTACAACTGCCCAGTTTGCGCTACCACGACGTGTACGCTGAGCAATCAAGTTGCTTACGCGGTTGATCTGGATAGCTAGTGCAGCGTGCTCGTCACCGACGAATGTAGCTGTACCAGAAACTAAAGCCTGGTCATATGTTTCTTCAACACTAGCCAAAGAACGTAGACTTGTTAGAATCTCTTGGTCAATTTCAGCTGTGATTTCTTGTGCTAGAGCAGCCATGATTTCTGCTTCGATGTCAATGCCTTGTTGAGCTTGTGCATCTTGAGCAGCTTCAAAAGTCCAGCGAGCGCTTAGTTTACGAGACTTAGCTTCAACTGGGCTCTTCAAGATCTGAATGCTCATACGCTTACCTGGAGTACCTTCTAGGGCGGATGTTACTGCTGCACCACCGTTAGAAGCATTATTACCAGAATACGCTTGAGCGATCTTGAATGGGCTTAGTGCTTCTTCACCTGCTGTTACAACATCACCACCAGAAACGCCGTCTGCATAGCGGACACGTAGAGTATGGATCTGTGCAACTGGGCCTGTCATTGGCTGAACGCCGATGATTTCGTTTGCAATAACTGTCGGCATAACACGACGAATTACTGGAAGAATAACACGGTTCAGGGTAGCAATGTTACCTGTGCTTGTAGCACCTGCTGTTGCAGACTCACCTAAATAACGACGAGTATTCTCTAAGCAAACTGCCATAGAAGACTTACGGTTACCGGTTAGGCCTTCAAGCAGAGCTTCTTTGGTCTCTGACCATCTTTCATTTAATAATTGTGACATTTAATTTGTCTCCTTGAATATAATTATTTCGATAGACCCGCTAACTTGCGGATATCTAATATGTTATCTAAGCCTACCACTGGCTTGCTTTCACGGTTACCAGTTACTTCTGAGCTTTCAGTTAGTGCTTTTTTAAGTGCTACTTTCTTTGCGCCTTCCATTACTGCGGGTAGGTATTTCTCAAATGCATTATGCAGTTTCTGTGTTTGTACAGATTCTAACAAGTCTTGCATTACCACTCTTTTTTCGCCACTTAATGGCGATAGCAATTCAGCCATAACATTTTTACGTTCCATTAGATCTTTTGTAACACGAATTTCGCGTTGCGTAGATTCTACTAGATTGTTTTTTTCTGCTACGGTTTGTTTTGCTTCTGCTAGTTCTTGTTCTTTCTTAGAAATAATCTTTAACAATTTACTTGTTTCAGATTTTTCGTTTAGGTAGGAACCTGCAAACTCTTGCGCAAACGCTTCATAAATTTTACGTCCAAAATCATTGCTGCGGGCGCTGTCAATATCTTCTTTCAACTGAGTAATCTCACTTGTAAGTTTCTTAGTAACAGTTGCTTCGACAACTTTTGCGGAACGTTGAATAAATGCTTGTTTGATATCATCAAACTTGCTCTTAGCTTCACGAACTAACTTAACTTTCGTTTCAGCTAGGTCCTTTTTATCAGATGCAAATTCTTGGATTTCTTTTGCTAGAGCATGTACAACAAATTGCTCTAACTTACTGAAGTTCTCAGAAACGGTCTTACGATCGCTCTGGAATTCAACTAACTCTCTGCCTAATTGACCAATAACAAATTTTTCTAACTTCTTAGCATCTTCAGCAATACGTGAACGATATGCTTCTTTTGCTTCAGCTAGTGCTTTCTTGTCATTGTGCAACTCAGCCATTTCTGCGGCCAGTCTGTCGCTTAACATCTTGTCGATTGCCTCAACCATAACACTCTTGTCATGATTGTATTTCTGGGCAAACTCTTCACGAAGTTCAGCGGTCACTTGGTCGCGATTCTCTTGAATTTTTGTAGCAAAGGCAGATTCGACAGCGACTTTTACATCTTCTGACATTACACCTGACTCTACCAATTGTTTGAATGCGTCCAACATCTATTTCTCCTCGGGCTTATTTTAGACCTTTAATAATTTGCATGAGAGACTCTTGCAAATATTTCTGGGCCTTTGGATCTTCTTTTACTTCTTGTGCAACTTTAAATGCCTTCATTCCGCCACGTGCATTCATTAAATGCTCGTACACAGGCGTAGGGTAAGCACCAGGTGCGCTTGGTTGTGCAACTATGTCAACGGTAATGATTTCAAAGTCGGAAACTTTACCGCTCATGTCATCAACGTTTCCGCTGCCTCTAGAGCTGACGCCAAGTTTTACACCTGCTTCGAGCATTGTACGAATTAAGTTGCCCATCGGTGTCGGCAAGATTTTAAACTTGCCATAACCGTTAGGACCTTCCATCCACATGTTGGTTATCATGTGGCTGACACGGTCCAAATTCACTTTTAAATCATCTGGGTGGTCTACTTCACCTAAGACAGAATAACCATTCTGAATCTGATCGTTCAATGTTTTCACAGCACGTTCAATTTCGTCTACAGGGTAAACTCGTTGATTAGCGTTGCGAATACCACCTTGAATGGCAATACCCTTTAAATGAAGGTTCTTGCCGTCCTTGTCGTCTGACTCTAATACGATGCCAGACTGATCAAAACTTAGGTGTTCTCTTAGATAAGAATGTTTCATCCAGGTTCTCTAATTAGTTTGCCGGCTTTAAGAATTGCTTAATGCTAGGAACGCTAGTTTGACCAGCTTTGTCGCCTGTTCCAGAACCAACTGGTCCAGGACCTGCACCTTTCTTCTCAGCACCGTGGCCACCTTTAACGTTGCTTAGTGTCTTAACACCACTCTTTGCACCGTCAACATTGTGGATACCTTTGGCAAACTTTTCGCTTGACTCAGGATTGATACCTTTGTTTACTTTAGCTGGACGATCGCCTGTGTTGCTTTGGCCTTCTGTATCACCGCGGACAATATTGCCTGCGCCAACATTCTTACCACCAACTGGCTTGCCGGCACCAGAACTGATTGGGCTACGACCTTCAACAGGTGCGCCATCCTTCTCACCAGTACCTGCACCTAGGTATTGACCTTGTGCTTTCTGGCTGTTCTTTTCCCAGTCGTTTCCAACTTTCTCAGTGTACTCACGTGTCATACGACGGCCTTCTTGGAATCCCATCTTCATAGGCTCTTCTTCTCCGCCCATGTCGTCCATTCCACCTTCGTCATCAAACTCGTCGCCGCCCATGTCTCCACCTTGGGATGCTTCAAGTTCAGCAAATGCAGCTTCTAGATCAGCAATCGCATTCTTGATGTCAAAAATTGCGCTGTCTTCTCCACCACCTTTGGCTCCGTCCATTTCGTCGTCGGTAGCACCGATGTCTGCACCAAAGTCACCAGTTTCTTCTTCACCTGGCATACCTTCTTCATCATCTGCTTCCATGCTGTAGCTGTCTTCTAGATCAACAGATTCATCAGTATTATCGTCGTCCATACCTTCTTCAACGTCGGTATCGTCGTCCATACCTTCTTCAACGTCGGTATCGTCGTCCATACCTTCTTCAACGTCGGCATTTTCTTCTGCTTCTTCAGCAATTAAATTCTCATAGATATCTCTTGACTTTTCAACAACGATCTCATGGAATAGCTCGTTAGCTTTATCCATTTCTTCATTGACGATTAAGTCTAATAGTTGTTCAAACTTAGACATGCGGTTATCTCCTATATTAGTTTCGCGGCAAGGCTTTGTGTTGTTATTTAACTAAGGTTAATTAAAGGTGCACGAAATAGGCCTAAAAACGTCAGTTCTTGACCTAAAAAGGAAAAATTCAGTGAGATTTAACAATTTTTACTAAAATATTTAACTCTAGTTGCAAAATATTATCTTGTAGTATTACTGAGCAGCAGCATCGGGAGGAGGTGCAGCATACATTTTACGCACTAATGCCAACTCTTCTTTCTTTTCTTGATCTCTTGCATCACCTGCTTTACGTAAAGAATTAATCATTTTTAATGTTAATCTTGTTTTACGCAAGTCGCCGGCACCCAGCACTGAGGTATCATTCTTCGAATTGTATCGAAGATCGTCTACCATTTCTGCATGGTCTTTATTAAAATAGATGAACTCTCGTAATATCATATCAATATTTATGCTGCCGGTGGCGTTGTTCCAGGAGCGGGCGCTGTTTCTTCGCCTGGCATTGCTTCAGGAGGAGGTGTTGTTGCACCAGAAATAGCACTCATATCAGCACTCATTCCATTTGCAGTAACACCGACTCCTCGTAATTCAGCATTTGCAGGTAGTGCAGTATCTTCGTCTACGTTTTCTTCTCGCCACATTGTTTCGTTTTCCGCCATCTCTTCTGCCGTTAGACCTAAGAATCTCTTCATAGCAAATCTCTTGCTTAAATGGGGGATTGCAGATACTGCTCCGTATGTAGTTACACGAGCAGTATCCATTTCTGTTTGACGATAAGCAGCAAAGTTTTGTGGAGGGTTGAACTTAACTTCAAATATATTACTGTCTACATTGATGCCTTTGTTATGCAGATACAGTTTAAATTCTGTATCAAAATGTTCATTCATTAAACTTTGTAGTCGTTCGCAGTATTTGTTAAATCGTAACTCTTGTATATAGGCTGTTCCAACTCGACCATCATTAAAGTTAGATCCTCCGTCGTCGGAACCAGTAGGTAGATAACTGCTAGGAATGCGTAAAGCCCTAAACAACTTATTAGTAAAATATTTAAGATCATCAATCTCTCCTAGGTTAGTACCGCCTGGTAGTACTTCAACTTTACTGCCTCGACCTTCAGCTGTCTGTGGAAAGAAGTAATCTTCGTTGATAGATAAAGGATTATATCCGGCATCAATAACACTTTGACTTCCGCCAGTAACGCTTGGAATGCGTCTTTGATTTACTTCATTTTTAACTCGCTCAACAAAGCCCATAGCCAAGTGGCTTGGCATATTACCTACGTCAATATAGAATACACGGCGTTCTGGAGCACGTTGAATACGATAGATAATGATAGCATCTTCAAGCAATTCTTTCTGCTTGTAAACTTTAAAAATTGATTCTAACAAACTGTTTCCAAATGGATGATTGTTATCCATTCCTTCGCTCATGCTAATATGAATCACATGGTTTGCATCTATTGCATATTGATTTTCATTCTGTTGAAATCGACTTCCTCCAGTAGTATTAGGAAAACTACCAGTCATTCCACGACTCATGCCTGTTCCGGAATTGTTATTATAATGTGTACCGCCGCCTGTAATGTTAGTAGGACTAATAGCAGTTGTTGACAGTGTTTCTAAGTTTGGGTTGAAGTCACGGATAATATATTGTTCTGGCTTTTTGCCTTCTGATTCGTTAACAATAATCTTATCAACTTTAGATGGATCGATATACATCCATGCTTGTGTTTCCGGATCACGTACGAAGAAAACATCACCGTATTTGAAACTGTTGCGAACAATCTTAAACATTCTTGTTTGAAATTTGTTTAGTTTAGTCCACTGTTGCATGAGTTTTCTAATAACTTTTACTTCAGTCGATGTTGCTTGTTCTTTGAAGAACACACGAAATGGTGTTCCATTTTCTTCGTTTTGCTGTGTACAGAATTCTGCTAAAATATCCAAGGCGGCATTAACTTCGCTGTCTGCATCCATAGTATCATACTGACCGTATCGTTCTAAACGATTTGGATGTCCAGAATAAACATCAGGTAAGAAACTCGAATAATTCCTATGTGTAGGATTGGACATATCAGAGCCGCGAGCACCACTAATAGGACTTAGGGTTCCTGAAGCATTAACAGGGGTGAAGTATTTTTTCCAGCTCATAATTTGTTATCTAAAAAGGTTGCCGCTTAGAGATTTAGTTGCATCTACATTACGTTTACTGTATTCAGCAGTTTCTTTAAGGTATCTAATCATGTCAGCAGTCTGCTTATTTAACGTCGATAGCTCGGACTGCAAATTATTAAAGTACCGAATAGGTGATATTAATTCAGGTTCTTCTTCTCCAACTTTAATATTCATAGGAGATTCAATTATTGCGCCAGCTGCTGCCTTTGGACCTGCAAATGCTTCTCCGCCCATTCTTCCAGCAGTTCCGCCACCGAAGCCGCCGATCAATCCACCTATTAACGCACCCAATGGACCACCCATTAATCCTCCAGCAGCAGCACCGGCAAGTGCTCCAGTAAATCCTCCTGCGGCTTCTCCTATTGCTCCACCACGTTGAGTTGATGCATCACCTGCTGAAATTGATCCTGCTTTTTCTTGATCGTTTATACCACTTAACTCACCTGCTAGCATTAATCCTCCGATTACAGTTCCAGCAATTCCTAATTTTTTAACCAGTGAACCGGTGATCCCTTTTCCGCCACCTGCACCACCTCCGCCGGTGCCGCCAGCATCACTTGCGGCGCTAGTAGCCGCTAACTTTCTCAAAGCCAATACCGCTGCCCCTGCCGCTAAAGCAATTCCTCCAAAACCAAAAGTAATTGCATCGAATCCTTTAACAAGTTTAGATATTCCTGTTGCCAGTCCGTTAATAACAGGAGTTAACAATGTAACAATAGGTCCTAATAGATTATTAATAGCTTGTCCAAATTCTTGAACAGCTTTTTGTGCTTCAACTGCGGCCTTAGCCTGCGATGCTTCTCGTTCTGCTCGTTCTCTTGCGGCCGTTGAGTATTGTTCGGCTACTTCTTTTTCTCCTGCAACTCGATCACGAGCAGCTAATAGAACTGCTTCTTCATTGCCTTTCAATACACCACTAAACGACCCTACTGGCCCGGCTAGCCTTCCTAGATCTCTTGCGTTTGACTGTCTGCCTTTAATTTCATTGTCATATACTTCTTTGCTTTGAGCTCCAAATTGTCTTCTTAATGCTAGGTCTCTTTGGATAGCTTCAGCGGTACTAGCACTAGTCGCTGTTAATCGTTTACCAGCATCACCTTGAACCGCAACTCCCATAGCACTGGCTTTGGCAATATCAGCTCCGCCTTTACCGTAAAGTACAGTAGCACGTTTGACATTTTGTTCAATTAATTCTCGTTCTGGTTTTGACTTACTGGCAAGAAACAGTTGGAATTCTGCTTCTTCCATTTCTGCTTTTACTTTTTTCTGTTGTTCTTCTCTACTCTTGCCTGTAATTGCAGCCAACTGATCTAGCTCTTGCAAATACACTGTGGTACTTTTTGTTAATGCTGCTGTATCTTGTAGCTCGGCTCTACTCCTACCTCCTGTTATAGAAAGATAGTTTAGCATCCCTTGATTAACTTCTTCAGTAGTAAAACCCAACGCTCTTAATTTTGTTCCAGCATCGCTCGACAATAAACTATTACTTGCTTTAACAAATGCTTTTGCTCCGTCATTTGCAGTCCCGCCCAACTTTGAAAATGTCTCGCCATTTGTTTTCATTAGATTTGTAAATTGATCTAATGTCATGTAGGTGTTTAATGCAGATTGTCTAAGGGTAGTTAAACTTCCACCAAAGTTAACACCAGCAGTGCTCACCTGCTGGTACATGTCTAAATTCTTTTCTTGAAACTCGGCTAGTCGTCTAAAGCCCGTGGCTACAACTCCCAGAATCCCTGGCATTGCTTCAAATGCCCCAAATACATTGCTAACTTGTGCAGATCCGTCTGTTAAACTTTTAATCAACGGACTGATGCTACTGTCTAGAATTCTAATTTTATTTGCGGTTGCAGTGCCTACTGTAGCTAATGTACTAAATATTCCAGCTGATTGCTTAACATTAGTATTCATTGCAGCAACGACTGCTGGATCTAACCCTGCTTTTGTTGCTAGATCTTTAATAGCGTCTTTTTGCGCTTTAGTAGTTGCTAATGTTGCTTGAAGTAGTAGACGTAAGGTTGCTTCGGTAGCTGCGTTATTCAGCTCTACATATTCATTACCAATTGATCCTGTTACGTCTGCCATTGTATTTTAGGGGTTATCTGCGTAGATAAATACTTTATCTATTTCACATAGTTTATTTATCGGAGACACATATGGTTTCAAATCCACAACAAATACATGCAAATCCACTTTCTGGATTTATGCGACAGCCTAAAATATATATTCGCTTGCCCAGCGGAGGAGAATTCTGGCCTGCTGGAAGTCTTGAGCAAACTGAAACAGGTGAGTTTCCTGTGTTCTCAATGACTGCCAAAGACGAACTAATGCTTAAAATCCCCGATGCTATTATGAGCGGTCAGGCGGTTGTGGACGTTGTACAGCATTGTATGCCCAACATAAAGAACGCATGGTCAATTCCCAGTATTGATTTAGATGTTATTTTAATTGCAATCAGACTTGCAACCTACGGGGAAAAGATGACAACTCCCATTACGTTCGGTGACGACTTAGAGATGGAGTATAGTGTCGACTTAAAACAAGTAATGGACACATTGATGTATCAAATAAAATGGGATCCTATTGTACCCATTAATGAAGATTTAACAATATTTGTGCGCCCCATGACATATAAACAACTCAGTGACAGTGCAGTAAAAACATTTGAAACTCAAAAGATTTTACAAATTGCAAATAATAATGAAATGAATGAAGCTGACAAAGTTGCTGCGTTTAAAGAAAGCTTCAGTAAACTAACAGATGTTACTATTGGCGTTGTTGAAAAAAGTATATTTAAAATTGACAGTTCTAATGGAAGTACTGAAAATCTCAAGCACATTAAAGAATTTATTGAAAATGCCGATAAAGATATTTTTAATATCGTTCAAACGCATCTAGATGCGTTAAAAAGCATCAACGAATTAAAACCAGTCACAGTAACAGTTACTGATGAAATGCGAGAAAAGGGAATTACTGGAGACACAGTTGATGTGCCGTTGGTGTTTGATCCTGCAACTTTTTTCGTATAAGGCTTTTGTATCTTGATACCGATGGTATCAATAAACTTGTTACCGAATATGAAGTTGATACAAAAGCCTTAAGAGAAGAACTTTTTAGATTTAGTTGGTATATGAGAGGAGGACTTTCGTTCTCCGAAGCATTTTTGTTAACGCCCGAAGATCGAGATTTGCTGAATAAGATTATCGAAGGAAACTTAGAATTGACAAAAGAAACGCAATTACCGTTCTTTTAAATATCTTTACCTAAGAAATTGCTGTGAAATATTAGGTTAGATTCTTTTACGGTACCTAATTGTTGTATTCCGTATGCAACTACTTGAGGTCTGCGATCACCCCTAACTGCCTTAATGGTAGCAATTGCATTGTCAATTGCTTGACGACCTGCAGGTTCACCTACTTTTCCTGTGTTTGCTGTAGTGGCAGGTGTTGTTCCTGCTGGTTCGCCCACTTTTCCTTGACTAGCTGCATTTGTAGCAGGTGCTGTATTAGCGGGAGCGGTGGTTCCGGTAGCAGGTGCTGTATTAGTTTGAGCTGTAGTAGCTGGAGGTGCCACAGTAGTCGTAGGAGCTGGTGGGGCTTTATAACCTCCAGCTTGTTGAACACGTCTCTGAGCAACATTAGCAACTCGATCTGCTCGTTGATTAAACACATCTTTAGCGCCTGCTATAGCACCTCTAGTACCGCCTACAACATTTGCAGTACCTCTTGCTGCTGATCCTAGAGCCCCGGCTAGGCTTAATTCATCTAGTTGTTGTTTAACAATTAACTCATTTATACGCATATCAAGGAAATCCTAAAAAGTATTTCTTTTATTTATAATGAGCTGACGCTCATTTGCTTCTTCGTAATCGCTTACGCTCTTACTTGAAGCACTATTTAAGCGAAGCTAATTAAATTCATGTAGATTGCTTCGGTCAGACGGAACCGTTTTGCTGCGGTTCCATCTTTTGTCTTCATGTGAGTTGCACACAGCCGAGACATTGGAAGTAGGTATTTTTATTCACCGTAAGCTAATGGGCTCTGATCTTTCCCAACCTACATCGACTCGCATAATGCGTCTTAGACCTCGTTCCTAGTGTCTAAGTTTTCTTAGCCGGTGATTTCGTATGCTAACATTCATACTATATCAATACGTCGAGCATTAGGGTTCGCGCTCTCAGACTCGCTGCCGATTTTTCAGGCTAGTGGGATATACCCACGGGAGTGTCTCAATATGTTACGTGTCCGGTTATTCCCCGGTTTTTCCACAGCGGTATTATTAAACTGGCCCGCCAACCTTAGGTGTTAGGTAATATGTAACCTTTAGGAAGCCATGAAACAAACATACTTTTGCCTTTTTTAGTTTTGCAAGTATCACAGACCACTTTACCTGCGTGTGGACCTGTAGGTTCGTTGATGATTTCCCAGTTATGTTCTTTGTGAATGCCTAGGTGTTGCTTGAGATTGTCTCTTTGAGTATGCCATGTCTTGTCAAATCCAGTTTTCGGCTTAGTCCAATAAGGATCATTTAAAAACGCTGTATCGCTTTTATTTGTCTTAGAGTAATTTAGCTTCGTCATGATTTTAAATTTTTGTTTTAATGTGAGAGCCATGGACACGGACTTGTATGTGTCCGTTATAGTATTCGTCGGATTCTAATACTTTGCGGTCGAATTGTTCGCGGGCCTCAATGTAAGATGTTTCTGATTTACTTTTGCAGTAATATAATATTTCGCGGGAGAAGTTTTGTTTGCCCAAGGTGTCTATGTCTTTTGTCAGCTCAACACTGGAGCCGTAATATTCTTGCCAATCCGAAGCAATTTTGCTGCGGATCTTTTTCTTTTTCTTTGTGCCGTTCTTTAACTTTACAGTCTTGTAGGTCGTTTTACTAAATTTTGCTAATTTTTTGCCAATATATTTGCGACCCGAGACAGTATTGGTAATGCAATATACAAAACCTATACAGTCTTCGGGTAGCTCTTCGACTACTGAACCTTGATAAGTCCAGTTGTTCAATTATTTTGCTGCCTTAGCTTCTTTGCGAGCGTTCTTTTCTGCTGTAATTTCATTGCGTCTTGCTTTTACTAGCTTACTTAACTCTCCAAGAGCCTTGCGACTGCGAGTTCCGGCTGCACTATTGCCGCCTGTAAATTTTGCATCCTCTGCTAGAAATTCTGCAAACTGTGCTTGTAATTGTTCATTGATTGTTGTCATTTTTATTTCCTTTTGTTTTGCGCCCACGCTTTTTTGGTATAGCTTTGAGCCTGGCTTTTTCTGCTTTTGCTTCTTTTATTGCAGTTCGTTTAGCTGCAATGCTTTCTCTACGGATCTTTTGACCCTGTCTTCTCATGTCGTTGGCAATAACACATATTTGATGTAGGTGTTTTCTAGTGGCAAATCCTGTTTCTCTGCCAATGTATTTTACAAACGACATATGTGTGTTATGCAGACCTGCAAATTCAGTAATCAGCTGAGAATACATTTCTGTATACTTGTTTATCTCTTCATTCAACATAGTCGACATCGTTTGAGTAACTGGTAAATCCATTTTCTTTGATAACTCTAAGGACGTTGTTTACACGACCTACTAATTCATCTTTATGACTTATCAAGTATATATTCTTATTGCGTTCCCGTGCCATCTTTTTTAGAACCGCAAGACCTGCTTCGACACCTGCTGCATCCATCCCTGCATCCATAAGCTCGTCAACAAACAACAAGTTAATATTCTGATACAGACCTTCCCATACATCACGGAATGCAAAGCTCATGGACAGGATTAAACGATTACGTTCACCTCTAGATAAGTTGTCAAAGTCTAGGTCTTGACCTAACTGAGTAATCTCAATAGTAAGATCATTTAGGAATACTACCTTGTGCGGTAGTCCTAGTTTGTCAATATAGTAGGTCAATCGCTTGTTCAAGTAGGTTAAGTTCTGATCGATAATCTTCTTACGAACAAAACTGTCCTTGTTTGTCAGCAGTTTGTAAAGGAATTCTTGATGATCTCTAACTTTGGCAAGAGCGTTCACTTGATCCCAGTTGATTTCTTGAATCGCAGTGTTCTTTAGATCTTCGATTTGCTCTTCATAAGGATTAGCTTCGTCGATCTTCTGTGTTAATGTGCGCTCTAAACTGGCAAGATTGTTTTTATGACCTAGTGCTTCTGCTTCTGTATCGTAATAGGTGTTGGGTCTATGTGGTTGCTCACCAGTTCCTATTTCTTCTACAATTTTGGTATAGTCAGCACTTACTTTATCAAAGTAAGTTTGTGCATCTAATAAATTGTTAGCAGCGGTTGCCAGCATTTCATCATGCTTATGATCATGTAGATCCTGTTCGCAAGCAGGGCACTTCTTATCATCGAGTAATTTAATCTCTTTAGTATATCTGTTTAGTGTGCGTTCCGCTTGAATCACTGCTGACTCTAGAGTAGCACGTTGTTTGTTAAGACTGCGAATGCGAGCATTCTCTTCATCCCATGCTTTTAATGCAACATGAGCTGCTAGTTCTGCATCTATATCAACTGATTCTAGATTAACAATGGCTTTACCTAGTCCTTCTATTTCAGTTTCTTTCTTAGATTCCCAAGCACTGCTCTTGAGTTGCAAACTGTTGATGCTCTTTTGAACATTTTCGTTAGCACTCTTAATACCTTCAATCTTAAACTGTGCAGCGGTGATGCTGTCTTTAGTTTCTTTGATCAATAGCTTTAGTGCTTCTGCCTTTTCACTCAGTTGAGTAATGCCCAACAACTGTTCAATTACTTCTCGTTGTTCAGCAGCCTTCATACTCAAGAAGGGTTCTGTGTAGGTGTTGAGTGCAACTAGGTGTTTGAACATAGTGTGGGACATTGCCAACATCTGTTCAATGCTTTTCTGTGTTTCACGGCTGTCACCTTGTGCTTCATCTTCGTCTTTGCTCTTTAATTCTTGATCATTAACGAACAATTTCAGTACATTGGGCTTACGGCCCCGCTCAATACGATACTTAACACTAGATTTTTCAAACTCAACAGTAACTAACATGCCTTTGCCGTTGGTCTTGTTGATCAGGTTTTCTTTTTTGATGTTGGTCAGTGCTTGACCGTATAATGCATACGACAATGCATTGACAATGGTGGTCTTGCCTGTGCCGTTACGAGATCCTGTGTCGTCCCCACCTAGATCGTGATTAGAGCCCAGCACTAAAGTTAAAAGTTCTTTGTCAAAGTCAACGGCTTGTGTTTGATTTCCTACTGATAGAAAATTTTTCACGGTGATATTACGGATTTTAAAACTCATAGATTATTATAAATGTCTAGTAAAACTGCCTTATCGAATTGGTCAGATTCAATATTAACTAGTTGTTCTGATACAATCTGGTCCACACTTTCAAATTTAGTGTCCGGATTGTCATCAATGTTGCCTTCTAAGTTAATTTTATCTTGAATAAGACTGATTTCTCTGATGTCATACTCTTGAGTAAAGGTTTCTTTGATAAAGTTTGCTTCTTCGTAACTGATATCGATGTCAAGACTGACTTTAAGGTGCATCTTGCCCTTCATGATATCGTCCTTCTTGTCAATTAAGTCGCTTAGTTTAACATGACGATACTTAGGACAGTTAGGCCAGTCGATGAATTTAGGTTCCCCACCCCAATCCATAACCATCATACCTCGGGCATCATCGCCTGTATCTGCAAAGTTATGTGGAAAAGCATTACCAATGTAGACAATTTTATCACGCTGTTGACGCTTATGGAAGTGTCCGCTGAACACATAGTCTTGATGTTTGAAGTGACTAGCTTGCAATTCACCATGATCAGGCATCTGTACCATAGCATTCATATAGAATAAGGGCAATTCAAAGTGTCCGAACATGTATTTGCTCTTAACTTGACTGATAGTTTTCCACTCTTCACCTACCAACCACGGCACAAGTGTAACATCGCCGATAGTTGTTACGCCGTCGATTACGGTCATTCCGGGAATGTGTTTTCCAAATGCACTACTATGGATATCTCTTTTATCTTTGTAAAACAAATCGTGATTGCCCGGAAACCAGAAGAACTGCTCAAAAGCAGCTCCTAGTTTTTCCAAGCATCGGATACTGGTATCCAGCGTGATCAAGTTGAGACTATTTCGATTATGTGACCAGTCTCCTAAAAAGATTCCAGTATCGCACCCTTCTTTTTTAGCGTTTTCGATATACCAATCTACAAATTCTTCACAATCTCGTAAATGAGTACTACTGTTAGACTTGAGTCCAAAATGTATGTCAGTAAAACAGGCTACTTTTTTAAAAAGGTTCATATTGTTGTTCTCCTATCTAACAGTGTATAGATTTGTTCAAGCAAAGTCAAACATCAGTTTCTTCAGATTCACCTTCAATAGGATCTTCCTCACTCTTTGGCATACGAAAGTTTTTATACAATTCAGCCTGACGAGCAGTTTCTTCTGCGTACACCTGTTGATTTTGTCTAGTTAAACTAGGAGTCAATCCGTGCGATTCTAACATGTCATCACGGATATTTTGGTTTTTCTTTTCAATATTAAGCACTCGAGTAAAGCTGTTGGTCACTGCGGCTGTATAATAAGCGAATGGGTTTTCTGATTTACTTTCATCAAACTGTAGACCAATTTGACTTAATTGTAAAATAGCTTGTCCACGCATTTCTTCAACATAGGTATAACCACGCCAATTAGATCTTTGAGCATAACGTTCACTCAGTTTGATAAACATCTTGCCTAAGTTTTCAGTTATGCGTCCGTGATCTTTGCTAAACCTACCAGTGTCTAATGGACCTTTCCAATGACTTTTGCCCACACATTCTAATTCGCCGCCATCATTAAATTTCCAATGCTGAAATGGCGGAAAATTTACTTTATCATGACTGTCCGCAGTTGTTTTAGTAGTCTTCTTGCGGCCCGGTGCTAGGGGAATGTGTTCAAATGTCATAATTCGAAACACTAAATCAGTTTTAGCAATAGTTGTGTAGTCTGGAGTACACTCTGCTAGTTTAATTTTTTTATCACCTGATAGACGAGCAGCCGTAAATGCTTCTAGTCCCATTCGCTTTGCCTTATTCCTCTTTGCATCTGCAACAGTCCGTATGTTAATTTTATCTAAATTTGATAGAATTATATCGTGTTGACTGTATTCTTTTTTGGTAAAACTTGAAAACGAACACTTACTTCTATGTATTTCTGATAATAAGTCTCTGTTGTTTAAGTATTTTACCTTTTTTCCGTTAGGGGTCAATGTTGTTGTCATTATTTTTATGAATCCTTGATAAGACATTGTAGCAGGTACGAAACGGCAATGTCAACCATTATAAGAGTGTTTTATTTATTGGTAAATACCATACATAGGAAAAATACAAATGTCATTTAACCTTCCATCAATTATAGGAAATACCCAACAAGCCGCCACCGATCAGTTTGGTTCATTGTCCGCCACCGATCAGTTTGGTTCATTGTCTGCTGGCTTCGGCAAACGAATAGTTTCCAGAGTGTCCCCGGGAGCTATCAAACCTGCTGATCCTAAAGTTATAACTAATATAGTAGATGTTAATGGTAACAAATTAGGAAAAGATCTAAGAGTTAGAATTAAAGTTCCCCCGATCTATCTTACTAATAAGACTATAGGTCTTAATAATGAGATGGGCGTTTCAAACTTACACGGTATAATTTTCCCCTACACACCTTCAATTAATGTAGAGTACAAAGCAGAATACACTTCTCAAACACCACTTCATGCTAATTTTCCTATAAATTTTTATCAAAAGTCGTCAATAGGAAGTATCTCTATTGCAGGAAAGTTTTCTGTTTCAAATTCTGATGATGCGGCAATGTATATTGCAACAGTTCATTTATTAAAGGCATTGACTAAAATGAGATCTGGGGGAGCAAGGTCCGGAGACTTTGATAGCGGAGCTCCGCCACCGGTATGTAGATTGTTTGCTCATGGAGAATGGATGTTTAATAATGTTCCTGTAGCAATTACTAATTTTAGAGTAGAGCTTCCTGATACGGTTGACTATTTTACTATGCCTGAAAATAGTGTATATGGAACAACTTCGGTTCCTATTATGTCAACTATAAGCATAACATGCTTGCCTATGTACAGCAGAAACGAAATGCAACGATTTAATGTCACTGATTATCTAAGTAATAACAATGGCTTTAATAAACGAGGATATCTATAATGGCGTATAGTAAAGAAAGTCCATATTTTAGAACTGAGATTGTAAACGGTTACTTGGATGTTATGAGTCTCAGGGATCTTCCTAATGAAAAAGACGACATTCTTTTTGAAATTACAAATACATATGAGAATCGTCCTGACCTACTTGCATATGATCTTTACCAGGACGCTAGATTGTGGTGGGTATTTTCAATTAGAAACAAAAATAAATTAAAAGATCCAATATATGATATGAAAGCCGGAACAAAAATCTATCTTCCTAAAATGACTACTATTAAAAAAGTATTAGGAATATAATATGGGAGAGTTTTCTGGTTACGATATTATGGTTGCAACAGGTAGCGGGTCTTCTCCTGAGGTAGAAAATAAAACAAACAAAAAAGAAAACAAATCTGACACAGGTGAGTCTAAGTTTCAAAAAGAAGCCTCTCAGCTTGTAGAACAAACTGGCGAAAAAAATGTATTGAATGGATTTAGGTCTGTAACCTATAACTTTACTCTTGCAGGTTTAAACAAAGAATATCTTAAAGATCCTAAAAAACTTAGAGAAAGTGAATTAGATCTTGTAATTTTAAAATCTGGCGGTAAAGGAACAGACGGCATTGCATTAACTTCTTCTTTTTTAACTTCGGGTATAACAACACCTAGTACTACTGCTGGCGGAGGAAGAGGCAGCGGATATGTTAATAGAAATTATGCAGCTGAATTCTTAGATAAATTTAATTCTGAAAGTCCAGGACGATTTGATTTCTTTATGGACAATGTAGAAATAGAATCAGTAATGTCGTTTAGTAAAGAATCTAATCTAAGTCTACCTACTAAAATAAAATTTGATGTTGTTGAGCCATATAGCATGAATGGGTTTATTGAAGCTCTATATGTTGCAGCTCTGGCGGCAGGATATCCTAGCTATCTACAAGCATCGTTTGTTTTAAAAATTGAATTTTGGGGATACCCAGATGACGATACTGATGAATTCAAAGATCCGATTAAAATTCCTAACGCTGAAAGATATTTCCCCATAGGTCTTACCAACATTGAAGTGGATGTTTCTGAAAAAGGAACACGCTATAGAGTTGACGCAGTTCCGTACAATGAACGAGCATTTGGCCAACCTAACACAGTTAAAAAACCCATTAAGATGGAAGGTCAGACTGTAAAAGAAATTCTTGAAAACTTCATGAAAAGTATCAATGATCAGACATTGAAAGAACATAAAGATTCTCGTAAAGATGGAAATGCAACTCAAGTTGATTTTTATTCAATTAAATTTCCAGTATGGGACGAAGTCAAAGGCTGGGCATACGATACTGACAATAAGATCTCTAAAGAAAAATTAGTAGAACTAATGAAAGACAATGCGTTATATGGTCTAACAGATCCTAGCTCTACTGATAAACCAAATGCGTATAAAACTAATGGTAGCAAACAGCCCACAGCACAAGAGCAGGCTAAAAAACCTGAAAGTATAAAATACAATCCTTCTAAGACCGTTGTTCAGTTTGGAGAAGGAATGAACATTCACGAAGTTATTACCGCAGTTATACGAGACAGTGAATATACTAGAAATATCTTAAAAGATATCAAAAAACATATTGATTCGTACGGAATGATTGAATATTTTACAGTACGTATCGAAGTAGAAAATACAGATGTAATAAACACTGAAACAAAGAAACCTGTTCAAAAAATTAATTATATTGTTGCTCCTTATAAAGTTCATTATACAAAGATTCCAAACTTATCTGATAACTTTATTGAAGAAAAGGAATTAAAAAAATTAAGCCGTCGAGAATACAACTATATCTACACAGGACAAAATGTAGATGTTATATCATTTAAGTTGAATTTTAATACGTTATTTTTTGAAGCTGTTCCAGCAGCAATGGGAAATAAAGATTCAGTTGAAGCAAAAACAGCAGCCGGCAATGACAATAATGTAAAAACCAGTCAGGCTAGTCCTAGCAATGAAGATGCTTCAAAACTTCAAGTTCCGATGCATCCTAAAAAAGTTGTCACTACACAGTTACAATCTTACGGAGGCAATGCTAGTCAGCCATTAGATGATCCTTATAGTATATTAGCAAGAAACATGCACAACGCCGTGGTAAACAGTCAGGCTAGTATGTTAACCGGAGAATTAGAAATTCTAGGAGATCCGTTCTATCTTGTTACAGGAGGCATGGGTAGTTACAATCCTGCTCCTGTAGGCAACGGTTCGTTAAAGGGTGGAGAAGCAGCGTTTAATCAGGGACAGTTGATGATTACTATCAACTTTAGAAATCCTATTGACATAATGCCTTTTGAACAAGGCGGTATGATGTTTTTTGATGCAAATAGAATTCCGTTCAGCGGAGTATACATGGTAACTCAAGCTACTCATACTTTTAAAGAAGGTGCATTTAAACAGAGATTAAACGTAATTAGAGTTCCTGGGCAAGTTTTAGATTACAGCGTGAAGGCAACTGATCCTTCAGTGTATCTAACATCAACACCTGATCCAGAAGACGGAGTTAAAGAAGATACTTCGACTGCAAGGTCGCCTTCTCAACGACTAGATACGAATTTGTATGAACAACTAGACAGGGGAATTCCTTCTCCGGGATTACCTAACCAGCCAAGCAACTTTACAAATTCACCAGGCGGACTTAGTGGAGCTTCACCTAACTTGTTAAATCAAACAATGGGCTTAGTTAGCAGAGGAAATTCTATTATAGGAAGTCCATTGCCTACAGATATGTTGTCAAATGTTAGATTAAATTCATCTGGATTAACTGCACTGGGTCAAAATAATTTAGGAACGGCTGCTATGTTAGCGGTTGCTGCAAATGTGGTAACTGGTAATGTTCCTATTAAACGTGCTGTAGGGGTTCTAGCAGGAGCAGCCGCAGGAACTGCAATTGCTTCGTTATTAAAAAAATCAAATCAAGGTTCTGGTATAGGAGAAGGAGCAACAGTTTCTATTCCTAAAGTATCTTCTTTACCCGTTGATCCGACTGCTCAAGATATACAATATGGGAATACCATTAATTCAGCTGCACTTCCAGTTGGCAGTATTTCAGATTCTTTAGGTACATTAAAATCTCTAGGAACAAATGCAGTAGACACCGTAGTTGGACTAGGAAAGAAAGCTGGAGAATATGCGTCTGGCATAGGAGACAAGGTAAAATCATTATCCGGAACACCTGCTGATCCTGCGGCCCTGGGCGCAGCACTGGGATTGAGCGCATCTGCATTATCTGGACTGAGTCCAAATCTATCCAGTAAGTCTCTCGATCAAGTTAAAAACATGATCAGTAAAGCTCCTGCCGATGTTAATCTAAGTCAAGCAGTTGATTCTGGTGTTGTATTAGATTATATTCCATCTGCAAAAATTTCTAATTTGCCTGCAACGTCTCCATACTCAGTTGCACCTAGTCCGAATTTATCTGCTGTCAAAGAATTTGCTGCACAGTATAATCCTTTGTCTGGGTTCACAGGAAGATTAAATAGCATTGATACAAATATATCAGCTGACAAAGTCTTAACTGCAAGATCACAGATTGCAAATGTTACTGGACAATCGTTAGTTCCGGGTCAAGGACTAGTTGATTCCGTTACAAGTAAATTTGGCAGTATTTCAGCTGGCAACAGTCCGTTAGACAAATTAATTAATAGGAATACATTGGGATAAGAATATGGCGTCTTTTGAAACCAGATCGCGGTCACCGTTGCCTTCCCCAGGTCCTTTCCTAGCAGAAGTAACAAACCACCTTGACCCTACATACATGGGCTGTCTTGAAGTTGCACTTTTAAAAGGCATGCCCAGTTCCACTAAAGAAAAGGGCGAAACTTATGTAGTTAGATATCTAAGTCCCTTTGCAGGAACAACATCTATTAGATACGAAGGTACTAACAGCAGTGACTTTAATGATGTACAAAAAAGTTACGGAATGTGGATGGTTCCGCCGGATGTTGGAACAACAGTTATGGTCCTGTTCATAGACGGAGACCCTAATCAAGGTTACTTTTTTGGATGCGTACAAGACATATTCCAGAATCACATGACTCCGGGAATTGCAGCCACAAAGCAAACTGCACTAACAGATGAACAAAGAAGAAAGTACGGAACTGATTATCTGCCAGTTGCAGAGTTTCACAAGAGTTCTAAAAAATTAGAAAACCCTAATCCTGATCGTTTTGCAAAACCTGTGCATCCTTTTGCCGATAGGTTATTACAACAAGGATTATTGCTAGATACAATTCGCGGTGTTACGTCGAGTAGTGCTCGCCGAGAAGTACCTAGCGGAGTATTTGGCATTAGCACACCTGGTCCATTAGATGATAGTCCCGGAGCCCGTCGAGGTAGAATTGGTTATGAAGGTAATGCTCAAGCACCTGTAAGCAGACTCGGAGGAACTACCTTTGTTATGGATGACGGGGATGTTAATGGACAAAATGAATTAGTTAGATTGCGTACAAGAACTGGACATCAAATCTTGATGCACAACAGTCAAGACCTAATCTACATTGCTAATAGTAAAGGTACAGCATGGATTGAAATGACCAGCAATGGTAAGATTGATATATATGCAGCAGACAGCGTTAGCATTCACAGTGAACAAGATTTTAACTTCCGAGCCGACCGTGATATTAACATAGAAGCAGGTCGTAATATTCATGTGCGTGCCGGCAAGAACATGGAAACTAATATCACAGGATACAATTATCTAACAGTTGATCAAGATCAAAAGATATCTGTTAGAGGTACCCACGATGAAACTATTGGCGGTCTTACAAAAGTAAGCATTGCAAATTCTTACAATCTTAATGTAGCAAACGATATTAAATCCAGTGCAGGTGCAACAATAAATTTTGGGGCAGAGGGCACTATTAGCATAGGCACAGCGGGGCAATTAAACCTGGGAGCTAATGGAAATATTATAGCATCCGGTTCGGCAATTCACTTAAACGGTCCATCCGCCGCCGCACCTACACCTGCAGATACTGCAGAAACACCACCAGACCTACCATTGTTTACATTACCTAATAGAAGTGCCGCCGCTGGTTGGGCAAATAGTGTATTCTATAAGGGGAATAGCATTAAGAGTATTATGCAACGAGTTCCTACACATGAGCCGTGGGATCAGCACGAAAATATTAACCCTTCTAAATTTACACCTGCGGCAACTGATGCAACTCTTGCAGACAGGAGTGCAGGCGGTGTAGCACCAAATCCTGCCACAGGAAGTCAAGAGCCTGCAAACCAAGAAGAAGTAGTAGCAGGAACATGTAGTCCAGAGTATGCTAAAGATATCAATGCTAGTTCTTCGGCTCCGGGTATTGCAGCTCTTAAAGCAGCCTGCGCAAAATATGGTTTAACAAGTCCGTATGCAGTAGCATCTTTGTTAGGTATCGCAGGCGGTGAATGTCGATGGAAGTTAGTTAATGAAGGGTTTAATTATTCAGCAGATAGATTGTTACAAGTATTCCCTAGTGTGTTTAAAGGCGATAAAGCTCTTGCTCAACAATATGCAGGCAATCCTAATAATAGTTTACCTGAGTTTCTATACGGTTATACAACTGCCAAAGGTAAAGGTCTAGGCAATACACAAGCCGGCGACGGCGGAAAATATATTGGACGCGGCTACATTCAATTAACTGGTCGAGCAAACTATTCTAAATACGGAACTATGGTAGGACAGGATCTTTTAGGCAATCCGTCCTTGCTTTCTAATCCTGCTATAGCAGCCGAAGTCAGTGTCAAGTATATGCTTGACAGATGCAAAGTTGCACAAACAGATCCTAACTATTTTGAAGCTGCCTGTAAGTCTGTTGGATTTAACACAGCCGATATTAAAGCTAAAAAGAAGGGTTATTACGAGTGTTTCTTAGGGCAATTGCAAGGAGCAACTGTACAATCTGGCACAGGCGGCATTGTAACTGATGGTTCTGGGAACCCTATAAAGACTGGTTCTGGCGGCTAATAAATATAGTATGCCTTACAAGAACCTTGAAATTAACGTTTCTAATTACAATAGTCAGCATACTAACCGACTAAGTCAGTTTTATCGCGGCTTCAGTACGGTAGATTCTACAAACTACGGATCTAAGTTGTACGACTTTGATTTAATCAAACAAGACATCTTAAATCATTTTAACACACGTAAAGGAAGTAGGGTTATGAATCCTACGTTCGGAACCATTGTCTGGGACTTAATAATGGAACCGTTAACCGAACACGTCAGAGAACTATTACAACAAGACATAGAGGCTATCTGTAGCTTTGATCCTAGAGCTTATCCAATTCAGATAGATATCAGTGAATATGAGCAGGGGTATCTTGTTGAAATTACTTTAGCCATGAGGAACACAGACGAATCAACTACGATGAAGTTAGTGTTTGATCAGAAGCTAGGGCTAACAGCACAATAATATACCCTGATAATTTTTCAAATAAATACGGTATCGAATAGTAAAAATCATGATTCCAGCAACAAATTCAAAAATATTAGTAAGTGAAGATTGGAAAAAAATCTACCAGTCTTTCAGAAACGCTGACTTCAAAAGTTACGATTTTGAAACACTCCGCCGCACTATGATTTCTTATCTTCAGGAAAATTATCCTGAAGAATTTAACGATTTTATTGACAGCAGTGAGTACGTTGCTCTTATCGATCTCATTGCTTATCTAGGTCAGAATCTAAGTTTCCGCATTGATTTAAATGCTCGTGAAAACTTCTTAGAAACTGCACAGCGCCGAGATAGTATTCTACGTTTAGCTCAATTGGTTAGTTATAATCCTGCAAGAAATATGCCTGCTAACGGCTTCTTAAAAGTAACTGCGGTACAAACATCCGACAATGTTTATGATTCTAACGGTACAAATTTAGCAAACACTACAATAGGTTGGAACGATCCTACTAACCCAGACTGGTACCAGCAGTTCATTAATATTATGAACTCTGCTATGACTTCTAATTTTGGAAATCCAGCAGATAGAGATACAATCAGCGGTATTAGCACAGAACAGTATCGTATCAATAGTGCAAACACAGATGTTCCTATCTATAATTTTAGCAAAAACATCAACGGCACGCCTATGAGTTTCGAGATTGTACCCTGTACATTCTCGCGAAAAACATACATCTATGAAGAAGCTCCGGAACCAGCAGGTGCCTTTAGCATCATTTATAAAAATGATAATCAAGGATCATCCAGTGTAAACACAGGATTCTTTGCTCACTTCCGTCAAGGTACACTAAGCATGGCTAAATTCGGCCTTGATAATCCTGTTCCTAACGAAATTGTAGGAGTCAATACACCCGACATTAACAACACTGATGTTTGGTTATGGCAATTAGATAAGAATGGTGGATTTGATACATTATGGACTGGTGTTCCTAGCTTAATAGGCAACAATGTTGTTTATAACAGTTTGAATCAAGATCTAAGAACTATATACGCTATATCTACAAGAGATGAAGATCAGATTGATTTAAACTTTGCCGACGGAGTATTCGGAGACTTACCCAAGGGTGACTTTAGACTATTTTATAGACAGAGTAACGGTCTTAATTATGTTGTTAAACCTGAGCAAATGAGCGGAGTTGTTATTTCAATTCCTTATGTTAGTGCTTCGGGTCAAAGCCATACTCTGCAAGTTACTATGAGTTTGCAGTACACTGTTACAAATAGTGCCGGACCAGAGTCAAATTCTAGCATACAAACAAAGGCGCCTCAAGCATACTATCTTCAAAATAGAATGATCACAGGCGAAGATTATAACATCGGGCCTTTAACCGCAGGATCTGATATTCTTAAAGTTAAGAGTATCAATAGAATTTCAAGTGGACTAAGCAAATATTTTGATATTGCAGATGTTAGCGGACGTTATAGTAATACAAATATTTTTGCCACTGACGGTTTATTATATAAAGAACTAAAAGAAGAATTTTTTGAATTTGAGTTTTCTAGTAGAAATCAAGTGCTATCGGTTATTAAAAATCAGTTAGCACCTATTGTTGCACAACCTAATTTAAGATCTTTTTACTTTGACAACTATGAAAGAGCAAGTATAACTTCTCTAAGTTTGACATGGGTTGAAGTTAATAAAACACCTGGACAAAGCAGAGGTTATTTTAAAAATTCATCTGGCCCTCAGTCTGTTGGTTTGTATTCAGACAGCAATTTAAAATATGTTGAAGCAGGAGCATCTGTAAAATTTGTTGCACCATCTGAAAAATACTTTGACGAAAACAATAATTTAAAATCTATTCCTGCTAACAATGTAATTCCTACAAATGGAAAAACTTATTTCTGGGCAGGAGTTAGTCAAGTTATAGGTGATGGTGCTAATTCAGGATCGGGCACACTGGATGACGGAACAGGTCCTGTTATTTTCTCAACACGGGTTCCTGGAAACGGAACAGTGGCCTTGAGTGCTATACCTGTTGAAGTTCTTCCGAAATACAGTAGTATTTTAAGTTTTTCTATCGAAAATGAAATTGCAAACATTTGCATGACGCAGAGAAATTTTGGTCTAACTATTGATGCAGGTTCAAGAACCTGGAGCATCATCTTAAATTCAAATTTGAATACAACGAATGCATTTAATCTTGCAACACAAAATAATGTCGAAGATCTAGGATTAGACTCTAGCTGGATTATTGCATTTATTTGGACAGGAAAGAAATATAGAGTTAAGTTTAGAACATTAAATCACATTTTTGAAAGTGAAAATGAAACAGGGTTTTTCATAGACGATACGTCAGTTAACTACGATTTTGTATCTAATACTGTTATTAAAGATAAAATTGATGTGTTGTCAGTTAATACTCAACCCGTTGAATCAGTTACGTGGTACGGTGGCGGATCCAATCCTACATCATCAATAGGTAGTTCGGGCGACTTTTATCTAAACACTGCAACTAATAAAATCTTTAAAAATGAATCTGGAATTTGGAGTCAAAGTTCTAACATTTCGGGACAGTTAGGTTTAGATTACTCATGGCAAATTGACGGAGCTGTTATAGAGTCAGACGGTTATGTCGATCCTAAAAAAGTTCGTGTTAGTTTTTATGATTATAATAATACTGGTTATATAGCAGATCCGGAAGCATTTACAAAACTTGTTGGCGATAATTATATCTATTTTAAAAAACAAGCAGACGGGCTAAGATACAATCTGTCAACTGATATTAGAGATTCAATCGAATCTGAAACAAGTTGGAATACTTACAAATATAATCAGTTACAATTAAACCAACCTATTGAAAACGGCGATTTGTTTTATTTCTATTCACCAGACGAAGATGTAGTTAAGTACTGGTCTTCGGGGACTAACTCTCTTTTATTCACAGACGAATACTATGGAAGAGTTGGCCGCTCTGATTTAAAATTCCAGTATGTACATAATAGCGGTGATGAAAAAAGAATTGATCCTAGCAAGACAAATTTAATTGACGTGTATGTTTTAACATTGTCATATGATAATGAGTTTAGAAGTTGGATTGCAGGAAACACAACTAGAGAACCGTTTGCTCCTACAAGTCAAAGTCTAGAACAAAATTATAGAGAAAAATTAGAACCTATTAAGGCAATCAGCGATGAAATTATTTTTCACCCTGTAAAATATAAAGTATTGTTTGGTAGTAAAGCAGATTCTAATTTACGGGCAGTTTTTAAAGCTGTTAAGAATTCTAATAAAGCAACTACAGACAATGATATTAAAACAAGAATATTAACAGCAATCAATGAATTTTTTGCTTTAGAAAACTGGGAATTTGGTCAAACGTTTTATTTTAGTGAATTGTCTGCGTATGTCATGAACAGCTTGACACCTGATATTAGTAACTTTGTAATTGTACCAAAAAATGATACTAGTTTTGGAAGTCTATACGAAGTTGCATGTCAGTCTGATGAAATTTTTATCAGCGGCGTAACTATTAATGACATTGAAATTATCGACGGCATCACAGCATCACAATTGAAAGCATCATCTTCAATCGTAACAACTAGCGGAACATGAAATGGCGGATAAAAAATCAGTAAATTTATTACCGGAATACTTAAGATCAAATAAGAACGATAAATTTTTATCTAGTACTATTGATCAATTAATTCAAACTCCACAGTTAGAGAGGATTGATGGATTTATAGGGTCTAAAGTTACTCCTAACTATGATCCGGCAAATGATGTTTATCTAAAAGAAGATTTGCCTCTTCGTAAAAATTATCAGTTAGAACCTGCATTAGTTTTAAGAGATTCTATTTCTAATATTACCGATGTCATTGGGTATGATGATATTATTAACGAACTTTCTATTCAGGGTGGCCGTACTGAAGACTTAGACAGACTTTTTAGATCTAATTTTTATTCTTACGATCCGTTAATAGATTGGGACAAGTTAGTTAATTACAGTGAATATTACTGGTTACCTACAGGACCAGAACCTATTTTAATTGATAATACTGGAACTAATCTAGTAGTATCAATGTTAGGTCAACCTAATTATCTAATGGATAATGGTTATAGTGTGTCTAATGGTATGAAGTTGGTATTCTCTACTTCCACAGTTGGCACAACAGGAACTATTATTCAAGGTAAGGAATATATTGTTGAAGGCGTCGGCGAAGCAATCAAGTTGGTTGATTTTGACAAGTTAGAAGTTAACGAATCCCTAGCACAAGGATATAACGAAACTTTTGACAGTACAGTGTTTGATGATTTTCCGTTTGATGGAGATAAAAAACTTCCTATAACTCCTGAATATATCACAATCAATAAATCTAGTCAAGATTTAAATCCTTGGTCTCGTTACAATAGATGGACGCACAAAGAAGTTATTAGAGTTACTGCTGAGATTAATAATCAAACAGCATTATATCCAGTAACTGCTAAAGCAAAAAGACCTATTGTAGAATTTAAGCCTAACCTGCAACTTTATAACTTTGGTGTAACCGGTATTCAAAATATTGACTTAATTGATACAGATACACAAAATGCATTTGAAACAGTAGACGGGTCTTTTGGTTACTACATTGATGGCGTATTGCTTGAACACGGGCAACGGATTATCTTTAATGCTGACTTAAATGAAAATGTTAGAGGAAAAATTTATCAGGTAGCTTATACAAATAGTGAATCTCCTGTTTTACATCTAACATTAGTAGATACCCTTGAAGACTTAAATTCTATCTCAGTTAATTACGGAATAGTTAATTCAGGAAAGAGTTTTTACTATTCTACATCCCAACAAGTGTGGGTATTATCTCAGCAACGAACAGTTTTAAATCAAGCCCCCCTGTTTGACTTGTTTGACGCAGACGGCGTTAGTTATACACAGTCTGCAAATATAAATGACTTTGCAGGAAGTAAATTATTTGGTTATGCTGTAGGAACAGGTACACCTGATTCTGTTCTAGGATTTGCACTTCGATATCAAAATAGTGTAGGAATAGGTAGTTATCTGTTTAGTAACTATTTCATGACAGATGTAATTTCTTCAACTGTAGATAATGTAAGTTCTTTTGTTAAAACTGGTATTGGATATATTAAATCTAATAATGCAGACGGAACAACATCATTGGTTAATGTTTGGAAAAATGCTGAGTCATATCAAATACCTATTATTGAAACACAGGTAGTTGAAGAAAACACCAATACAATTTTTATAACTTCTTTAGATAGACCATATAGCACACCTTCATCAATTGTTTCCTATATCAACAATGTACAAACTACATCCACAGTTAATACAGGCAGTGATATTTCTGTTACATTTAATAGAACTCTTTCGGTTAACGATGTTGTTCAATTAAAAATTACTACTGAACAAACACCTAACGAAAATGGTTATTATGAAACTCCTCTAAGTTTAACAAACAATCCGCTAAACAGCGATGTTTCAGACATGACATTGAGTGAGTTGGAAGACCACTTGTCAACTATGGTTTCGTCTGCAGCTGAGTTCACGGGAAAATTTCCTGGAACTAGCAATTTAAGAGATGTTTCAGATTATACAAAATACGGAACAAGATTAGTTATTAACTCTAATCCTATTGCATTTGCTATGATGTTCTTGGGTAAAAAAGAACACAATGTCGTAGATGCATTGCGATTTGGTGCAGAACAGTATAATCAGTTTAAGATGAATCTGTTAAGATTGTCAGTTTCAGTTGACAGTCAACTAACACCTGCTGATGCGCTTGACTATGTTTTAAAACTTATCAACAACCATAAAGACAATAAGTCTGCATACTATAGATCAGATATGCTTCCTTATGGTGCTGATAACACTGTAAAAGAATATACAGTAGGAATTATTCCAAGTTATGTGTATCCATTAGGGATAGAATTTGATCCAACAATACTAAGTTTTAAATCTATTTTAATATATCTAAACGATGTACAATTAATCTATGGAAAAGATTACGAGATAGATAGTATCGACGGTACCGTTACTGTAATTTCTTCTTTAGTTAAAGACGATGTGATTAAGATTGTAACTTATCTCGATACACTGGGTTGTTTTGTACCACCAACACCGTCTAAGCTAGGACTGTATCCAAAATATGAACCTGAATTATATATAGATACTTCTTATACTAGCGGCAATGTTTCTATGATTAGGGGTCACGACGGCAGTGTAATGCAGGCGTATGGCGATTATCGAGATGAAATTATTCTTGAATTTGAAAAGCGTGTTTATAATAACATTAAAGTAATCTATAATACTGAAATATTTGATGTAAAATCTACAATACCCGGTGCATTTAGAAATTCTAAGTATACGTTAGATGATGCAAATAGAATTTTAAGAAAAGATTATATGCGTTGGGCAGGAATGTATAATGTCGATGTTTCTGCAAATTCTACATTTGATGAAAACAATTCGTTTACCTGGAATTATAAAGGTAGCATAGACTCTGTCTTTTTTAACACTGTTCCTGGATATTGGAGAGGAATATATCAATATTTCTATGACACAGACCGCCCTCATAGCCACCCATGGGAAATGTTAGGATTTACAACTAAACCTACTTGGTGGGCAATTGAGTATGGGCCTGCGCCGTATACTTCTTCAAATACACTCATGTGGACCGATTTGAAGAATGGTTATGTAAGAGGAACTGGTACATACAAAACAGAGTATGCTCGTTCGCAGTTATTAACAATCATCCCTGTTGATACCAGTGGTAATTTAAAAGCACCTGATCAGTTTTTAGTTTCAGAGAATGCTTACTCTGATAAAAAATTTACATGGGCATTTGGCGACCGCAATCCTGCAGAAACCGCCTGGCATCGCAGTAGTTATTGGCCGTTTGCAGTTAATGCAATGGCGGCATTGTTAGAACCTTGTAACTATACATCGTCTATGTATGATGTCAGCAGAACAACATTTAATCAATCTAATCAATTAGTCTATGCGGGCGACTTATACTTAAATCCTAAAAAATTATTAGTTGAAGGTGATTATCAAATTTCTGGAGTTGGTTCGTTAATAATTGAAAAAGGAAAACAAACTGATTTAGGATATGTAGCTAAGTTTCAGCAAGATCTTTCTTACTTAGATTTCAACCTATTTCACAAATTAGGCGGATTTGCAAGCAAAGAAAAATTGCAAATTATCATTGACAGTATTGACCCTGTGTCAACAAGCCAGGGTGCAGTTTTACCCCCTGAAGACTGTGCATTTATTTTAAATATTAGTAATCCTGTTAAGTCTGCTAATATCTCGGGAATCATTGTTCAAAAGTCAAATGGCAAATTTGTTGTCAAGGGCTATGACAGAAGTAATCCGTATTTTGAAATTTTAAAACCCATTAAGACTGCAACTTCGGGAGCAGTTACAGTAGGCGGAGTGTCTTCTCCGTTTACAGAATGGACTTCTGTTACTAATAATGGAACCACAGGAATAAGCGAAACAGATCTTACATCAGTTGAAACTAACACATCTCGATATTATAAGCAAGGACAAATTGTTCGATACAATAGTCGTTTTTATCGAGTTAAAATAGGACATGTTGCTACCAGTACATTTGATGAAACTTATTTTCAACAGATGTCTTCGTTGCCTATGACCGGGGGCGCAACAGCACAACAGGCAACAAAATTTGAAACAGCAGTAACTGAAGTTCCTTATGGGACTGAGTATAACACTATTCAAGAAGTATATGACTTAATTGTAGGTTACGGAGCATACTTAGAAAAACAAGGATTCTTATTTGATCAATACAGTACTGATCTAAAAGAAATTTTAGACTGGCAATTTACAGGAAAAGAATTCTTATTTTGGACCACACAAAACTGGGCCGATGGAAATTTAATTACTCTAAGTCCTTTTGCTAACACATTAAGATATAAATTTGTAGACTCTATTGTAGATAATATTGCCTCAGGAAATTACGAGTACAGTTTGTTAAAAGCAGATGGGAAATCTTTTCCTATTAGTAATTTTAATCTTAGTAGGCAAGATGGTGTTTGTACAATTAATACACTTAATACAGAAGAAGGTATTTTCTTTGCAACACTAAATTCTGTTCAGAAAGAACATGCAATTGTGTTTAATAACACTACTATCTTCAACGATACTATCTATGACATTGAATCTGGATATCGTCAACGTAGAGTTAAGATTACCGGTTTTAGAACTGCAAACTGGAATGGTGATTTATTCAGTCCCGGGTTCATTTACGATGCTGTTGAAATCTCAGACTGGAAATCATTTGGCATCTATCTTCCTGGAAAAGTTGTTAGATACAACGGTGCCTATTACGAATCTTCAGTGCGTGTAAACGGAGATGAAACTTTTGATTTCAATAAATGGGTTAAACTATCTAACAAACCTACACCCGATCTGTTACCTAACTTTGATTATAAGATTAATCAGTTTGAAGATTTCTATAGCCTAGATATTGATAACTTTGATTATGGACAGCAACAGTTAGCACAGCATTTAATTGGTTATACTCCTCGTACATATCTAAATAATATTTTTACTAATGCTACAGCACAGTATAAGTTCTATCAAGGATTTATTCGTGAAAAAGGTACTCGAAATGCAATTGATAAAATTGTAAAAGCAGGAACCTTTGCACGTAAAGGTGACGTTTCTTTTAATGAAGATTGGGCTTTTAGAGTAGGACATTTTGGCGGATTTGAAACATATAAAGAAATTGAATTTAAACTAGAAGAAGGTACAGCAATTGAAAATCCTTATGTTGTTAAATTTATTTCTGAGATGCCTTCAAATGCCAGCAATTTAATTAACTATACATCTTCTACAAATTTATTAATTTCTCCATCGGGATACAATCCTGCACAGACATTTAAAGTATACAATAGCACAGGCTATGAAGATACAAATATTGATTTAACCACTGTTGGATATGTTAGATTAGATGACGTTACATCTACAGCATATAATAAAAATAGTTTATTAGACATTGCAAACAATTCTTCTATTCAAGAAGGCGACACTATTTGGATGGGGTTCTTAGAGAATGGTGACTGGGATGTTTATAGATATTCTAGACAAACTGCAAAAGTTTCTGGAGTGTATGTAAGTGCGCCAGCAACCGCTATTACCTTTACTACTGACATACATCACAGTCTTGCAGTGGGTGATATTGTTTCAGTTGTTAAATTTAATGATCAAGTGAATGGTGTCTACATTGTTACTGAAATTCCAGAACTAAATCAATTTACTGTTGCATCTGGTTTAACAACTATTGTTAATGATGACTTATTAGCGTTCGGCGCATTGTTTAAATTTGATGATGTTCGTTATCAGAATTTTGAAGAATTAAAAAATGTTCCTGACCTACGTAAACTTAAAACAGGTGAAAAAATATGGATTGACAATGCACCTGACAAGTGGGCAGTCTATCAAAAGATAAAAAATTATGATACAGGTATAGGAATTAATTCATCTGCATCTCCTATTGCACAGCAGTTAGGTTTCTCAATCTATGCTTCGGATGATATTCCGTTGGTTATCGTTTCTGCTCCTACATGGGATTTTCCTAGTTACGACAGTACTGGCCGAGTTTCGGTATTAGAAAAGAACAGACTAACATTAGACAAGCAGTTTGAATATATAATGAACAGTAACGATAAAATATACTGTGACGTATCTTTATCTACTGGATTTGGTTATTCTTTAAATTATGACAACAGTAAAGAATTAATTTTTACAGGAGCTCCTGAAGCAACAAATGTACGTTCTACTGGTACAAGTGCTATATTATTCAGCACAGGCAGTGGATATGCAAAGTCTTTTGTTTCTGAAGGTCTTGTAAAGATTAGTTCAAAGAGACCTTTAGTTAATGAAGAAATAACACAGAAAGTTTTAGTAAGACCTAACTACAACGACACAGTAACTTATTCAACTTCTAGCTATGCTAGATTTGGTCATTCTATATACTTAAATCAAGTTGTTTCTACTAGTTCTTCAACACTTCTTGTTAGTGCTCCAGGGGATGGCGTGAACAATACAGGAACTGGTCATGTATATGCCTATTACCTAAGTACAACTACTTCTGCAACAAATCTTGTTAGCATTACACAACACTTATCTTCTAACTTAGAAGATGGCATATCTTTAAGACCTGAAGGAATTACACAAAATTCTCAAATGCAATGGGGACATAAGATTGCAGGAGATTATGCTGGCAAATTTATTGCTATCAGTGCTCCTGGCTACACTACATCTTCCACTTCGGGTATTGTTCAAATTTTTGACAATAGTTTAAACTGGAAGCAAACTATTGTTTCACCGTTTGGAACAACTGATATATTTGGCGACGATGTATACGTATCTGCTTCTGGCAAATTTATGTTCATCTCGTCAGTTAATACAAAACTGATCGGTGAAGGTTTTGGTAAAGTTGCAGTTTACACGGCTACTAACTTAACATCTACAGGTACATATATACTTCGTCAAGTTATTGACAATCCTGTTCTTACTAACGATCTTAAATTTGGTCAGGCTATTTCATTGAGCAAGAACGAAACAGTATTAACAGTTAGTTCTTTAGGAAAAAATAGATCTAAGATTTACGGATTTGATGAAGGAACTCGATTTGGTGAAACTACATTTGACCAGGGAACTACACGTTTTATATCTCCTATTTCAGATGCTGGTGCAGTCTATGTTTATAACAACCTGGGTGATTATTTTATTCAGGCTGAAGAATTAAACGATGCTGACTTTATTGAAGGTAGTCGTTATGGAACATCTGTTGTTGCAACAAATGATGCAGTTTATGTAGGAGCCCCGTGGTATGTTTCTGCATCTGAAGCAGACGGCTCTACATTCTTTCAGTTCAATAAGATTGACAACACAAAAAATAGCTGGTCGTTACTGAGAGAGCAACCAGACCTAGTTGAAATTGATACTGTAAAGAGAATTGTTTTAATTGATTCTGTAAATGAAGAAGTAATTGAATACTTAGATGTAATTGATCCTTTAAAAGGAAAAATTGCAGGAATTGCCGAACAAGAGTTAAAATATAAGTCTGCTTCCGATCCTGCAACATATTCTATAGGTACTATTGGTACAATCAACGATTCTGAAACTAACTGGATTGACGAACACGTTGGCGAATTGTGGTGGGATCTAAGTACCGCTAAGTATGTATGGTACGAACAGGGCGATGACATCTTTAGAAAAAATAACTGGGGTAAACTATTCCCGGGTGCAACTATTGATGTTTATGAATGGGTCAAATCTAATTTACTACCTACCGAATGGGCATCACAAGCAGATACTTCGGAAGGATTAACTAATGGTATCAGTGGTCAGCCTAAGTATCCTGATAACAGTATTGTTTCTGTTAAGCAAGTTTGGAACACTGTAACAAATTCATTTGAAAATGTCTTTTTCTTCTGGGTTAAGAATAAAGTATTAATTCCTGATGCTAAAAATAGAAGAATCAGTGCATATCAAGTTTCGAGTTTGATTGCGGATCCAGTATCGAATGGTTTGAAATTTGCTGAAATTTTATCTTCTGACTCGGTTGCTTTTGCAAATATTCAACCTATGCTAATAGGAAATTATATTAATGCAAATATTTCTACAGATGAAATAAAAAATTCTATCCCTAGACATACAGAATGGTTGTTGTTAGAAGAAGGTTCAGCATCAAGTATGCCAAATACAATGTTGAATAAAAAACTATTTGACAGTCTATTGGGTCGTGATGCATTAGGAAATCTAGTACCCGACATCAATTTGTCATATAGAAACAAATACGGAATTGGAATTAGACCTCAACAGACTCTGTTCAAAGACAGACTGCAAGCATTAAGAAATATTGTTGAGTTTGCTAATTCTGTATTAATTGACAGTAGAATTACAGGTAATTATTCTTTTTCTAATTTAGAACGTAAGGAAGAAATTCCAGATGCATTAGATAGGGAGTATGATTTAATTGTTGAAGATCTAGAAGAGTTAACTGAGGTCGATACATCAACTTTTAAACAAGCATACATTGAATGTTTCACTTTGAACGGCAAAGTAATTAGTGCAGTAGTTACAGATCCTGGCTTCGGATATGCATTACCTCCAAAAGTTAATGTTAACGCTACAACAGGTATCGGTGCAGTTATTGAAACAGAAATTGATGTAAATGGTCGAGTAATTAATGCTGTTGTTACTGCACCTGGATCAAATTACGTTGAAGAAAGTCCTGTAGTAGTAGTCAGACCACATACAGTGATTGTACAGGTTAACACTGAATACGGAAATCGCTGGACAAAACATATCTACGACTATTTGTACAAAACATGGTTAAGAATTAAAACTCAAACATATAATACTCCATTGTACTGGAAATATGCTGATTGGGTAAAGTCTACTTATGACGGATTTAAAGATTACAAATATGTTGTTAATGATACATATGAAGTAGCAACACTAAATGACACAGTACCTGGTGATTACGTAAAAATTAAAAATGCCGGAGATGGTAATTACATTATTTTAGAAAAGTTAACCGACACTGAAATAGGTGATTTTTCAACGTCTTACGATATCATTTATAGACAAAATGGAACTGTTCAAATTCTGGACACTATTTGGAACTACTCGGACAGTAACTATGCCTATGATGTTGCAACATTAGAGGAAACTCTGTATGATCAAATTCCTGATCTAGAGCTATTCTATATTTTAACAGCACTTAAAGACGATATCTTTGTTAGAGATTTAAAAATCAACTGGAATCTATTATTCTTTAAGGCAGTCAAATATGCACTAACTGAACAGAAGTTGCTCGATTGGGCATTTAAAACTTCTTTCATTAATGTCAAAAACAACATAGGCAGTTTAGATCAAAGATCTGTTTATCAATTGGAAAATGAACAATACTTTGAAGATTATATTAAAGAAGTAAAACCTTATAGAACAAAGATTAGATCTTACACATCTATCTATAATAATAACGTTGACCAAGGATCTGTATATTTGACAGATTTTGATTTGCCTTCTTATTATAACTCTTCTACTGGAAAGTTTGAAGTTGTGCAGTTAGGTAATACATTGCTAGATGAGTATCCTAGAAAGTCTTGGAATGACAACTACAAATATTATGTTAAATCTATTGAAGTTGGAAATAAAGGTGCAGGGTACACTCAACGACCTAACGTCCAAATTACTACTGCTCTAGGAGATAGCGGCGCCGGCGCTAAAGCAGAAGCCTATATTAGAAACGGTGAACTATATAAAGTTCTAGTTACTCATCCTGGTTCTGGATATGTTACTCCTCCTCTAGTTACAATTACTGGCGGCGGCCAGTACGTGACATCAACTGCAACTGTATCAGTTGTAATGGGTAATGACACAATTAGAAAAAACACTGTTGGTATTAAATTTGACAGAGTTGGTACAGGCTACGAATTAGGTGATACTACAGTAACTGAAACGTTCGTCTGTTCAGGAGATGCAAATAAGTTTGTACTTAGCTGGTTAGCTGAACCTAACAAGTCTAATATTACTCCATTAGTAGATGGTAAGTTGGTGCTTGCTACTGACTATACTATTGAATATTATACAGAAACATATAATAATTACACTAAGAAATATTCTAGGTTTGTATTTTTAAACTATGTTCCTGGTGAAGGACAGATATTTAAAATTACATATAATAAAAATATCAACCTTTATACAGCAGTTGATAGAATTCATAATTATTACGAACCTACAGACAGCATGCCTGGACTAGAATTGCCTCTATTAATGTCTGGTGCAGAATTTGGTGAGACTCAACTGCAAGGTTTAAGATTTGATTATTCTCCACCTTGGGGCCACGGAGCATACGACAACAATTCTGCATGGTCTGACTTAACTGATTACTATGCTTCTGCAAAATTAGTAGCAGATGCGCTTTACAATACAGGTACACTAGTATTAAGTACCACTGAAGGAATTTCTCCAGGGCAGAAAATTATCTTAACGAACACTGCCTTAAATTATCTAAGGACAGATACTGTAGTTGTTTCTGTTAACACTGGCGCCAACTCGATTGAAGTTAGTAATTATGAATTTCAAATTAAACGTGTTTGGTCTGACAGCCTAACTACCAGAGGAACTTTAGTATTCTACACAGTTGAAGATTTCGGCGGCGATATTAGAGTAGGAGACTACGCAGAAATTTGGGGAATTAATGGAGGCGAAGGCGGAACACTTACTGGCTTCGACGGTAGATATCAAGTAACTGGAGTTGGTACAGATAGATTTACTGCAATCGGAACGGGCACACACTGGTCTAGTGTGTTGTCGACATCGACTGTGCGTTCTGCTCCAGCAGGCACAACAGTTCGTATTCCATCAATGTTAAGAGACTACGAAGTTACATCAACTTATAAGATATATTCTTTTGCTGATGATATCATAAACACTACAACAGTTTATTATGATACTTTAATTTCTATTCAAGATGTTTCAACATCATCTGTTTACTTAGATTATTCTACTTTGCCGTTGCAAACAAGTTCATTGGCTGAATATGTTGAAACAACTGCTACTTCTAGCGGAACACTTGCTCTTACTATTCGTGGGCTAGGCCTAAGTGGTCATCATATTGATGTTGATATTTACGGATATCCAAAATTAGAATTTTGGAAAGATAATTTTAATGTTAACGGAGTTGACACAGAACTTACAGCAGGATCCTGGGACAGTGCTGGCAACTTTGTTGGAGCACTAGGAGTAAATCCTACAGACTTAACAGTCAATGGCAGCGGCTTCTTAAATGCTCAATTAGGGTATGCTCCCGAAGAGCATGTTAAAGGACAGACATTTGATAGTGTTAGTATTAATGTCTATACACAAGAAAATAACTCATCTCCTCTAGTAATTTCAGGCGCTGTTCCTGTAGTCAGCGGTAGAGTTTCTGTTACTACATTGCCACATCCTGTTACAGAATCCGTAGGTGTTCAGGTAGAATATAAAGGATTAATTTTTGATAGATTAGATACTCCACCTGATCCTGGTACAATAGGTCCTTATTTTAGCTCTTCTCTTGCTACGCCAATCGGCGTTTCTGGGGCACCTATCGGAGCCTCTGCCGGTGACGATGAATTTACTGGACCCTATTCGCTAGGGTTTAATTGGAACATGTTTGGTACAGTGTACACTGAAGTGTACGTTGGCACAAATGGTTATGTAACGTTTGGCGGAGGAGATACTGAGTACACGCCTTTAAATATCGACGCTCTTGAAAATCCATCAATTATGGTGATGTTCTGCGACTTATGGCAGGCAATAGGAGAAAGCGGACAACTATTAGAAAACGGACAACTTCCTGGGCTATGGTTCGATACCGGTACGATTTCAGGAACAACTACTCAATTTAATTACTGGAGATTGCGCTTTCAAGGTAGTCATTACCAGAAAAGAGATGAACCTGGAGTGTTACCTGCGTACCAGTATGAACTCGGATTATATTCTGATGGAGTGAATCAGTATGTAGAAATGATTTATGAAAACACATGGCGCGAGTATGATCCTTTAAACGCTTCATCTTCTGTTCCAAATGGCGGATTTATAACAGGTATTTCTAATCAAAATGGCGCTAATGCCGTTCAGGTGCCGTATACTTCTATACAAAACAATACCAGTCATGTATTCTATAGTACTTCGGAGGGCGGAAACTGGCAGTATGCAGGACAAGGAAGTTTTGATCCTAATAAAGAACCGTATAACTTTACAGCAAGAAATCAGTTCTTTATCTATGATCGAACTTTGTACATTGCTCCTCAGACAACAACTGGTAGAGCAGGTTATACATTAATGACCATGGGAGGCGATTATCTTTTAGATAGTAACCTAGTATCAGTTAGTGATCAATCATCTGTATTAATTCCTAGTTTAGCTAGTATAGACGATGTTCGTTCTGTTTATGTAACAGTTAATGGTACTCAAATTTTTGAAACACTATCAACTTCATCATATGGTTATATGGTATCTCCTACTGGTATTGAAAATAATAGAGCGGCAGTTACAGTTTACAATATTCCTGCTGGTACTAACGTGATTCAAGCATGGTTTTTTGAAACTAACTATCCTGAGTTTAACGGAGTTTGGACAGAATATTTCAACATTACTACAACTACTACTGTGTTGAATTTAACAAAGCCTATTGCTAATATAGAACCGATTAGTGCTCAAGTATTAGTAGAATATGAAGCATTGGCTGGAGCAGGCAGAAGAAGACTTTCTCCTCCTGATGTGACTTATTATAAATTTGATGGAACTCAACTTACATTCAATATTGACAATAAGCCTAGACCATCAGGTACATATTCTATTGAAACAGTGCATGTTTACTTAAATGGCTTCTTACTAAGATCGGGCTTTGATTATACGCTATCCGTAAGTAACAGTACAATTACTTTCCCTACCGGATTACTTGTAAACGGTGATGCAATTGCAATCGAAAGCCTTATTGATTATGATTATATAGTGTCTGGTAACACGGTTATTTTATCAACTCCTCTTACATCCGGATCTGTAAAAGTAACTACGTTTACAGACCATGATGGCATGTTGATTAGAACAGAACGTTTCTCGGGTAATTCTATGCGTAGATTTACTCTTAGCTTACCTGTTATTAGTGCAGAGTATGTCTGGGTCTATGTAGACGGAGCACCGTTAATACCTGGATATGACTTTGGACTTCTTCCAGATCAACGAACTATTCAACTTAGTGAATGGATATTTGTCAATACGTCAAACGACATTATGATTACCTCTATTAATTCACCATTAAGAAATAACGTTACTTTAGGTTATAGAATTTTTAAAGATATTTTTGATAGAACATCATATACTCGATTATCAGATTTTTACAGTACACGTTTAACTAAAGAGTTAACGCTCACTGATACTGAAATTCACGTTGAAGATTCTAGCAGATTGATTCCTCCTAATCCTATTAGAAATATTCCAGGAGTAGTATTTGTTGACAGCGAACGTATTGAGTTCTTTGAAAAAGCCAGTAATACATTAAGCAATTTACGAAGAAGCACTCACGGCACAGCACCCGCATTGTTTTCTGAAGTTGGAACTAAACTAATGGATCAAAGTACACAACAACAAGTTCCCTACAGTGATGTAATTAAGAAGCAATATCATATTACTACCAGCACAACAAATGCTCGAGTATTAAGTACTGTAACTAACTCGTTCAACACATACACATTTGTTATTAGCACTTCCAGTTATTCCACTGACGTGGGCCCATACCAGTTTGTGTGTGACGGAATTACTCTTTCTACATCGACTGATGCAACTAATCAGGTAACTATTAAGTACGGTGGAAGGACACTTCGCAAAACAAGTACCTTGGTACATGATTCTAGAAGAGCCTATGATACGACTTCAACAAGTTTAGTAACACTGGATTCTGAATTTACTGTAGTTTATAATTCGTTGACTAACAATCATGAATTAAAATTAAATATTGAGGGATTTGTTTCCGGAGTGAGATTAGAAATTGAACAAAGAACTGGTCAGTTCTGGCAACCGATTGAAGAAGTATCTGCTAATGAGTGGGTAATTAAATCTTCGTTATTGACTGCTGTAACACCGCAGGCTATGTTTATACAACAGAAAACAACAGAATTACCTGATTATTATTATTATGGTGGAGATCCTACTCTAACAGACAATAATAATTTTGAATTGACAGACGACAATAACAATCCGATAGAGGGATATTAAAAGATGAAAATTAATCAATTACCATTTATAACTTCAGGTACAACTGTTACAAGTTTTGTAATAGTTGATGAGATACTACCGAGAAGAATCCGTTACACTGACTTAGTTGATCAAGTTGTTACAGAAATAGGTGCCGCCGAATTTACTGGTCCCACAGGGCCTGCGGGTCCTAAAGGACCGACTGGACCAGCAGGTTCGAGTGTGGTCCCAGGCCCAACTGGACCAACTGGACCGGGTCTACCAGATGGTGGATCTATTGGGCAGGCACTGATTAAACTTTCAGACCAAAACTATAATTACGGGTGGGGAACTGTGTCAGGTGGTGGCGGAGTTGGCCTATCTTCAAGAGTATTGACCACAGGAACAACGGCAGCTCTTGCTGCTAATGCTAGTGGAAATGCAGAAGCAACTGGTTTTAAAACTTATATGTTGTCAAAGGTACAAACTTCTCATGCTGCATGGGTTCGAATTTACTCAGACAGTACAAGTAGAACCAATGATGCAGCAAGGACTGAAGGCAATGATCCGTTGCCAGGCAGCGGAGTTATTGCGGAAGTTATTACAACTGCATCCTCTTTAACTCAATTAATAACTCCTGGAGTTATAGGGTTTAATAATGATGTGGCTACAACTACTACGGTTTATCTAGCTGTAACAAATAAAGACACAGTATCCAGAGCAATCGATGTTACATTAACTTTATTACAATTGGAGTCTTAATATGAGTTCTAACGCTAGAGAGTACATTATAACTTTAAAAAATAAAGAAGATCTTGAATCTTTCTATGATGATATGGAGACTTCTGGCGGCGCAAAATTTATTCCTCACCGTCCTATTCCAATAAAAGATAGAAGACCGACTAGTAGGAATACTCACTATAAGTTATATGCATCTGAAGTTGAGCTTATTAAAAACGATCCCAGAGTATTACATGTTGAATTAACTCTCGAGGAACAAGGTTTAAAGTTTAAACCATTTTGGACACAAACTAGTACGCTATGGAACAAGTCTAATTCTTACAGTTCGTCTCATAGAAACTGGGGAATATTACGATCTGTTGAGGGAGTACAAAGAAGTGGATGGGGAATAAACGGAACTACTAGTGTATCCGGAACAGTTAATACAACTTCAAGCGGAAAATATGTTGATGTGGTTATAGTAGACGGGCATTTTAATCCCCTACATCCCGAGTTTGCAGTTAATGCAGACGGCACGGGTGGGACTAGAGTAGTGCAATATAACTGGCTACAACATAATCCGGCTGTTTTAGGAACCTCAGCCGGCACATATGCTTATACTCCATATATCGATCCTTCATACCCAGATAACAATCTTGACGGAATATCTGACAGAACAGTAGACGGTGATCACGGAACACATGTTGCTTCTACAGCATGTGGTAACACCTACGGATGGGCAAGAGATGCAAACATTTATAATATAAGTCCGTATTCAACAAATCCATCTAATACAGGGGCACGGACAATAGATTATATCAGAGAGTGGCATAGAACTAAGCCTATTAATCCTGCCACAGGTAGACGTAATCCTACGGTTACTAATCACAGTTATGGAGTATCTATTGAAGTGCCTATTTCTGAAATTACTATTGTTAGATTTCAAGGCACAGAGTTTAGTGGTCCTTTTACAGAATCAGAATTAACCAATTATGGATTGGTTATAAGTGCAGGAAACGTAGCATTTCCAATAAGAAGCGTTGCATACGAGGAAGATTTAATAGATGCGATGAACGAAGGGATTATCGTTGTCGGAGCCGCAGGAAACGATTATACAAAAATTTCTAACTTCACAGTTGACACTGGTGATGACTATAATAATTACATTGTTCAGGGTGATGTGTTTACTTATTACTATAACAGAGGCCCATTAGGAGCAGCAACCGGATCAATTTGTGTAGGAGGTGTAGACGCAAATACAGCTGAAACAAAAATGATTTACAGTAATTGCGGACCTAGGGTAGATCTGTATGCTCCGGGAAGTTGGATTATTGGCGGAGTAAACTCAACTACTGAAGTTACAACTGGAGATAGTAGAAACTCTGCGTATAGAGTGACTAAAAAATCTGGAACCAGTATGTCTAGCCCACAAGTTGCTGGAGTTCTAGCCTGTCTTGCAGAGCAATGGCCTACTATGAAACAATCACAGGCTAGGGATTACATTAGAAATAAAGCTAAAATAGGGCAAATTACTGCTACTACAGGCGGTATAGGTGACTATACAGACTTGCAAGGGTCTACAAATAGATTCCTATACTACAATAAAGAACGCCTAGATCAAGGTATGGTTGGTCCCAAAGTTAATCAAGGTAATCGATCTAGTACAGGGCACATATGGCCTAGAACTAAAATCTACCGATACGGAAGATAAACCGCTTATAATTTAGATGGATAAATATCATTATGGATAACAGAAACATGAACAATTTACCGAATGAAGCTGGAGCAATAGGCATCCAGGGTCATATTAAAATCTACGATCCTATCTCTCAAGAAGTCTTTATTAATAAAAGAAACGCTATTCATTATGAGAATTTTTCCATAGCATTGGCACAGAGTATAGCAAATCAAGGCGAAGGACCCATTGCCGAGATGGTGTTCGGCAACGGAGGAAGCAGAGTTGATAGTACAGGAATCATTACTTACCTTACACCTAACAGTGTAGGAACAAGTGCTAGCCTATATAATCAAACTTATTATAAAACTGTTGATTCGAAAAGTTCATACTCGTTAGATCCTGCACGTAATTTTATGGAAACTAGACACATTGCTGGCACAGTTTATACTGACGTGCTAGTAAGTTGTTTGCTTGATTTTGGTGAGCCGAGCGGTCAAGCCGCATTTGATACAGAAACAAACACTGAATCTAATTTTGTGTTTGATGAATTAGGATTGAGATCCTTTAATCCAGAAGGTCCGAATACAGGAATGTTATTAACACATGTTATCTTCCACCCTGTTCAGAAATCATTAAACAGGATGATTCAGGTAGATTATACAATTAGGATCCAAAGTTTGAGCACCGGAGTTTAAAACATGGCTAATTCATATACACTTCGATTCTCAGACCCTACAAACACTGGCACAGTGCAGGTATTAGGAACAACATTAGGTCCTGGAAAGAACAATTATAGTACCAGTCTTGATCTAGTCGGGCCAGGATATACTAATTACGGTCTTGATACTACACAAAATTTTTTAAAATTGTTGGAAAATTTTGCAGGACCTAACCCTCCTATTAATTCAATTAAGGGACAACTATGGTATGATACTAGCAATCCTAACAGAAAAGTTTTAAGAGTTAATAATGGTGACATTACAAGTAATCGATGGCCAGCTGCTAGCGGAATCTATCAACAAAATTCTGATCCTAGTTTAAGTTATAGTTCTGGAGTAACAATTGGAGACATCTGGGTTGATACGGTTTCGAATCAATTAAACATACGTGATGCCGATGGATGGACTCTTGTTGGTCCTAGTAGCTTATCTGGTACTTCAAAGTCCGGAGCAGAAGTTAGAGTCATTGAAACTAATACTAGTACCGTTGCTAATAAAGTAGAGTATCCTGTTATTTTAAACTGGGCAAACGGCAAAGTAGTTGAAATTATCTCTTATAATGAATTTACTCCTAGAAGTGTTATTGATGGTTTTACTGTTATTAAGGCAGGAACAAATTTAACTTCCAGAATTCCTACAAGATACAACGGAGTAGCAGAAAGTGCTGCATCTTTATATCTCAGTTCGGGTGTAACCGTTAAAGCATCTGATGTATTAAGAAATAAATCTATACTTGCACCTCAGATTCATACAGGTACCTTTGTAGTTGAGTCATCTGGCGGTATTCAAATTAAAAAAGATACAACTGCAAAAGCTATTAAAATATATAGTACTGCATCTGAGGCATTTGTTACCTACGCTAACACTAGCTCTTCTGGAATGAAGATAGGTATTTCTGATAGTTTCTTTGACAAGTCTTATTTAAAGCTCACGTCTGCAGGATTTGTGGGAGTTAATAATCCTATTCCTACCAAAACATTAGATGTTACAGGTAGCGGTAAGTTTTCAGATGATGTAACAATTACTTCTAATACCGATTCTGCTCTAGATGTTTCCGGTGGCGGGTCGTTTGGAAGAACTTTAGAAGCAAACACATTAACTGTAGTAACAACTTCTTCAATGGTTGGGCTAATTACAATAGGTCAGCCCGGCGGAAGCGGCACTATTTTACAACCAGCAGAAAACAATTCATATGAATTAGGATCTCCAACTAGAGCATTTCGTAGAATTTATACATCACAAATTGGTTCAACTGGATCTACACTTACAATATACGGAGTTGCTTCACAGGCTGTTCAATTAGAAGCTTCTCGACAATTTAGTGTTATTGGACAGTTTGCAACAACCGGATCTGTATCATTTAATGGATTAGGTAATGTAGCTCTTAATACTACTGCTACCACAGCTTTAATTACAGCACAGTCAACAGTTACATCGACCACTGCTACTCAGACGTTGTTAGTAGTTGACACCGCAACATCTACAACTATAGAGCAAGGTGTAAGACAAATCAGCAAGGCAGATTTCTTATCAGATGTTTACGACATGGTAATGCAGCCAGGGATGATTATTCCGTGGCCAACTTCAACACCTCCCTCAGCGGTTAAGCCAGACGGTCAGCCTACATGGATTTTATGCAATGGCGGGTCTACATCTACCGTGTTACAGGGAGATTTATTTGGTGTAATTGGTTATACATTTGGTGGAGCAAGTGGTAGCTTTAGTGTTCCGGATTTGAGATATGCTACTACCACTACAAACATTGTACCAGTTACAATGAACTATATTATAAAGACATAATAACATGGCATATATCATATATAGAAGTGACGGTACAGTATTGTTAACCATGGCAGATGGAGATGTAGATTCTATCACCACTAGTTTAGATTTAATAGGTAAGAATGTTAACAAGTACGGACAGTATGTAAACAATAATTTTGTAAAACTGTTGACTAATTTTGCTTCTCCTAATCAACCTTTACAAGCACAAGTTGGTCAGTTGTGGTACGACACAATTAACAGTAAATTAACAGTCTATGATGGTGTAGAGTTTAATCCTACATACGGCGCAACTATCAGTGGTACGCAACCCGTAACAACAAGTACAGGAGATTTGTGGTACAATAGCACTAATGGTGAATTTAAAATCTGGCAAGGATATCCTTTAAATCAATGGTTCCTTGTTGATCCTAGAGTAGATCTACAAAATGGTAAAATGGGAGTTATGGTTCCTCCTGTAAATATTTTAGAGAATACGTTTAACCAAAAACAAAATGTTTCAGTGCTGTATTCTTACGGTGCTCCGACTGCGTTAGTGACTACTGCATCCTTTACAATGAGTGCTTCTAGCTCAACAGTGTACTTTGGACAGACAACAGCAACTAATGTTGTTAACGGTATTACAATTTTAGATGACCTTGATGTAAAAGGAAATTTATATGTAAGGGGTAATACAGTTTATGATAAGAATTTAACAACTGCATTTGATATTACCACATACGGTGATACAAAAACTGGCACAACTGGAACAAATCTAACAAACATCAATGATGGAAACAATGCTTTAAGATTAAAAGCATTGCCTAATTTGTTTAGTACCGCAACCTATGTTATAGGATCTCAGGCTAAAGTGCTGTGTAATTACAATGCTCTTCTTTCTGTTAGACACTTTACATTAACAAATGTAGGAGGACTTGCTCGCTGGGATACTGTAGATGCATATTATAATTCTTTTACCACTTTTAACAATAACATTACATATCAGGAATAATTATGCCTTACATTCTCAATAAAACAGATGGAACACAGATTACGATAGTACAAGATGCTTCGTTGGATCTCACAACTGATTTAATTTTTGTTGGAAGAAACTATGCAGGTTACGGTGAATGGCAAAATGAAAACTTTTTAAAATTGCTTGAGAATTTTTCAAATACTATTCCTCCATCTAAACCGATTGATGGTCAACTTTGGTATGATACTGCAAACAAAAGACTCAATGTGTTTGATGGCGCAAATTGGAAAAGCATTTCCAATTTAGATGTTAATACTGAAAATCCTAACAATACTAAAATCTACGAATCAGGCGATCTATGGTTTGATAGTAGAGAAGAACAACTTTATGCCTACAATGGTGAGAATTTTGTTTTAATAGGTCCTCCTAGCGGCGCCGACACCAGAGCTCAATGGAAAGGCGATGTCGAATACGCACAAGAAGATACTGGTACACCAAAATACAATATTAAAGCTATTGTAGGAGCAAATGATGAAGTAGTTGCTATGGTTTCTGCAGAAACATATACAGTAACTCAAGCAGATCAACCACCACTACCAAAATATCCTATCTATGATTCAGGTTCTACATCAACGATCAGTAAAGGTATTACTTTAAGAGGTGCAAACTACTCAACAGGTGAATCAGCGTCTCAGGGAATTTACTTTTGGGGAAGTGCAAGGCATGCAGTTAATGCAAATACTGCAACCACTGCAATCGGACTTGTTACAGATATTCCGCCGAGTGTAGGTACATTTCCTATTCCGTTTACAACTGGCACAACTTATACCAAAACAGACGCAATCTACACTACTTCATCGTTTTATTATAATCCATTTGATAAAAGTGTTAAAGCTGATATTTTTAAAGGCGTTGCAACCAGTGCATATTATGCTGACATTGCTGAACGCTATGCCGCAGATGCGGCATATGAATTTGGAACTGTACTAATGTTAGGCGGAGAAAAAGAAGTTACTCTTGCTACATTACAGGCAACGACAACGGTTGCAGGAGTAGTGAGTAAAAATCCGGCATATATGATGAATTCCGAGGCAGGAACCGACGAAACTCACCCCTATATTGCCTTAAAAGGTCGTGTTCCTTGCAAGATTTGTGGCCCCGTTAAGAAGGGCGACCTATTAGTTACCAGTGGATATAAACAGGGATATGCTACTAAGAAACAGGATCATGACAGTTCGGATGCTGTAATAGGAAAAGCCCTCGAAGATTTCGAAGGCTCTTTTGGTGTAATAGAAATTAAAGTTTAAACAGCCATTGGTGCTTTAATAGCATCGTGACTAGTATAATTTACCAATTCAATATCGTCCATTGTAAACCCTGTGATGTTTTTGACAGCAGGGTTTAGTTTTAACTCTGGCAACGGTAATGGCTTACGTGCTAATTGCTCGTTAACCTGATCAACATGATTGGTGTAGATATGAGCGTCACCTAGGGTAATAATAAGTTCGCCGACTTCTAATTCACAGGCTTGTGCAATCATATGTGTGAACAGTGCATAGCTGGCAATGTTAAACGGTACTCCGAGGAACATGTCTGCACTACGTTGATACATTGAACAACTTAGTTTCCCGTTGCTTACGTAGAATTGACTCATCATATGGCACGGAGGTAATGCCATTAGTTCTAGTTCGCCTGGATTCCATGCAGTAATGATATGTCTACGACCGTAAGGGTCTTTCTTTAAGCCGTCAATTAAATTAAGCAACTGGTCGCAATTTTGTAGGACAACTTTGTTAATACGAACTAACGGAGCACGCCACTTTCGCCATTGCACGCCGTAGACACGACCGAGATCACCTGCATGCCGCTGGAGTCGTTTGTTTGTCCAGTAAGGTGCTGTGGCATTATCTGACCATATAGTTTTCTTATCGGTATAACGCTCACCGTGTAGGATTTCCTTTAAGCGATTCTCATCACCACTGCCTTCAATAAACCAAAGCAGTTCGCTAACACAGGCACGCCATGCTAGCTTCTTAGTAGTAACAGCAGGAAATCCTTTCTGCAGATCAAATCGCAATTGTACACCGAACTTACTAATAGTCCCGACTCCAGTTCTATCGGGTCGCTGTTCACCTGTTGCTAAAATGTCTTTAAGTGCATTGAGATATGCTTGTTCTGGATGTGTCATAAGTTGTATTCTTTTATTGTATATTTTATCGGGTCATTAAGTATAGCGTGTTCTTTAACCTTTGTAAAGTGTTCTTTTACATAGGTAAGGTCAAAAAACTTATCACACTCATAGTCTGCATCTATTTCGGTAATATAAAATCTGTCAATAATATCGAGATATTGTTCATAAACGGCACTTCCGCCGATAATGAAAATTTCCTTATCAGGGTATTCTACAGAACAAAAATCTAAGGCAGCACCGCAGTCGTCAAAGGTGTGATCACCTAGCACTCTCTTTCTGCTTATCACTACATTAATTCTATTAGGTAAAGATTTACCCAAACTATCATATGTGGTTGAACCCATAATAACAACTTGATTAGTTGTCATTTGTTTAAACCACTGCATATCACCCCTAAGGTGAGGCCAGGGCATTTGACCATTAAATCCTATGCCCTGGTTTCGTTCAACTGCAACTAAACAGTTAATCATTAAGCTTCGGCTTTTGTTGCCTTAGCCGTCTTCTTAACTGGCGGAGACATTTCGTCTGCTTTGCGGCGCATCTCTGCTGCCTGCTTAGAAAGTTTGTCTGCCATTGACCGCAAGTCAGATGCAGTAACTGGTGCTTCTGCAATTGTAGGAGCAGTGTCGACAATAATATCATCGACAATAATTTCTTCCTTGGCTTCTTTTTTAGTAACGGTAGATTTTTTCTGACCATCACTAACAGCCAAATCCTCAACAGTGATTCCTTTCTGAGTTGCAATCATTTCATTGAGTTCATTCAATGGAATTTGTGTTTGAGTATTGGGAGTCATTAACACGAGATTAGTGGGAACTTTTTTAAGTTGTCCACGGGCGTGTAACCAACTTAGCATTACATCACCGTCTGGGAATCGGCGTGTTGCTAAGATGTCAGCTAACTCGTTTGCTTGTTGACCGGATTCACTTTGAATAACGCTCATCAAAGCATCGTGATTAGCATCTGGCAAGCCACTAGTCCCAACTACTAATGCGTTGTTGGGCTCTCCCGGAACAGTCCTATAAACTACTGCTACTCGAGCAGCATTATTTTTCATTTTTCCCACATGTTTCATGTGAATCTCCTTTTATTGTTTTGGTGCTTTGTCGTCTGACTTAGGAGGTGCAACAGCATTTAAGAATGCGTTTAGTTTATCAAATACTGTGCCTACTCCGGACGCTTCCGAAGCTCCAAATGCCCCTCTACGAACTGCAACATCAATGATCGCACGGATATTTGTTAGATCAGTGATTGTAAGATCTGGTTGTTGCGGTGGCGCAGCCTCTGGAGTTACTTGACTAGCGTCTTGAACTGTTTCTTGATTTTCCATTTAATTAATTCCTTTTTTATGTAAATGTTGACATCCTAATGATAACATAGTTAGTTCTTTAGGATCCTCGATTCCTATTTCAATAACAGAAATCATTTTCCTATTTGCATCTAAACTATATTTTCCTTGTATAGCGTATCTGCTATTTAAATTATATTCGATCCATTGTTCTATAATTTTGGTATCAAACTTTGAATCAATAGAGATTTTGGAAAAATGTTCTGGAATAAAAGATAGTTTTCTAAATCCTAGAACATTTAAAGCATTTACCGTTCCTCTATTTAATGCCATAATCTACCTATATTATTTATAATGCGCGGTCTGGCCGAATGGAGAAATTATGGCATCGTTACCGTGAATAATAAAGATAGTATCACAATAATCTTCATCTCCCCAGCTACCGCAGGGATAACCGTCAGTAAACATAATAAACTTCTTGGGTTGAATATCATTGTACTTCATGAATTCCCAGTTTGCATCAAAATCAGTACCACCGCCACCTTGGCAATCGTACTCGTTAATATCATCAGCAGTATCTCCGGTAAATTGTTTGTAACCGTATACGTTAGTATCAAAACACCACAAATCTAATTTAAAGTCCTTGTACTCATCCATAATACCTTTGACTTCTGACAAGAAATCTTTAGCCATAGCATCTGAAATACTACCAGACATATCGATTGCTACAGATACGTCAATAGTTTCTTCATTCATCATACCTGGCAAGATAGCGCCACATTGTTGACTCTTGCGGTTAGGGCGAGCAAAGCTAAAATTGCTTTTAAGAATACTTTGGATATTCATGCGCAACAGTTGTCGCCAGTCCATCTTTGGCTCAGTAAAGTCTTTGATCATTCTAGCAATACCTGCAGGCACTTTACCTGCACCTGCTGATTGAGCAGCCGCTACCATAGCTTCTTTGATCTCATCACGGATTTGTTTCTTTTCTTCTGCAGTCAAACGTGGCCGGCCCTTACTACTTCCGTCAATTTCTTCTCCATCTTTGCCTTCACCTTCCCCATCTTCACCCTCACCATCTAGGTGTTCGTCGAGCAATTCCCCTAATTGGGAAATATCAATCTTTTCAGCCTTGTCGTAAAGGTCCTGATAAATCTGCTCGTAACTCCATCCGCGATATTTGTCGTCCTGGAAAATCTTAATAAAGCTAGGAACTGTACCGATACGTTCGTCTTTAAGAATTTGGTTAGCGGCATAGTCTGCGGCAATGTTTGACAGTTGAGGGTCGCGCCCGTCTCGCCGACCCATATGATCAAATACATTATGGAGGACCTCGTGTGCAAAGCCAAACTCTGCTTCCTTAGGAGTAAGTTTATTTACAAATCCTAAATTAAAATAAAAATTGCGACCATCTGTTGCAAGGGTTTGACACCAGTCGCTAGCCTCTACCATTTTCATTCGGGTAGCAAGATTACCAAAAAACGGATGGCGGAGCAAGAGCCCAACTCGTGCGGTAATTAGTTTATCGAGAATTTTAGCTTTTTCACTTTCGCTAAAAGTTTTACCTAACCAATCTTGTTTCTTTTGTTTTTCTTGTTTCATTACTGCGGACATTTATTACTCCTAGTTGCGATAGTACTATTATACATTCAATTTATCAAAAGAGCAAGTAAAAAGGCCCCTAAGGGCCAATTTTAACCTTCCATTGCCTGGATAATGTACTTGCCGTACTTATCGTGGAACTTGTCAAAGTTCTTCAATTTGCTAGCATCAAACGGCAGTTGATAGTTAGTCAACGCAACCTTTGCACCCATAACAACTAATTCAGTTGGGAAGTTATCCATCATGAATCCAAAGAAGTTGTCTGCCATTTCATCCCAGTTCTTAGCTTTCTTTTTATCAGCTTCTTGGAGCTCGTAGCACAGGCTAATAGTCAACGAATACATAGCAGAGATTTCTTTGATATCCGATTTCTTAATCTTACCTGCTAAGATATCTTCTGGTTTCGGCATCTGTTTAGCAACCTTGCGGTGTGCCATAAATTTAACAGCAAGGCCCTCACCGATAGCACCTGCAATCAAATCAGTTAATGTGTTTTCTGGAACATCATCTTCCTCCAACAATTCGGATACAAATGACCACGAGCGAGGAGTAGCAAATGAGCGTGAGCTAGACTTTGGATCAAAGTCATACAAGTCCTGCTTGGCAAAACCAATATAACCGACAACCTGTTCGTGAATTCTATTGTTAACTGCCCACTGATGCCAGTCTTCAAAATCTGTACGGAGTTCCAAATGCAGGAAACGGTTAGCCAACGGAGCAGGCATACGATAAGTAACACCCTTGTCAGTTTCACGGTTACCTGCGGCAACAATGCTAACACCTTTTGGCAATTGATAAGTACCAACACGACGATTCAATACTAACTGGAAAGCCGCTGCCTGTGTAGCAGGAGCCGCAGAGTTCAATTCATCCAAAAACAGAATAGCAGTAGACTCTGGATCTGTAGGCAGTTCTGCAGGAGGTGCCCAAGTCATTGTATTGGAAGTAGAATTGTAATACGGAATACCTTTAATGTCAGTAGGTTCCCATAAACTCAAACGAACGTCGATGACTTCGCGATCTGACTCATCGCCTAGTTGTTTAACAATATCGGATTTACCAATACCGGGGGGACCCCACATAAAAACCGGACGTTGCTTTTTCAAGCATTTACGGATAGCTGCCTTAGCTTCGTTTGGACCAACTGTGCGATTTGCGGAAATTTCTTTTGACATAGTGCGCTTTCTTTAAAAAACTGTTAAAGTAAATTGTTTACAGTGTCACTATTGTAGCAAAGATCTGCGGTCTTGTCAAGATGTTTTCTGTTTTTCTGTAAATCTTTTTTGGGCTCTATGAAATTTAGCTATGTTGCCAGAAAACAACACTAATTGTACTGCGGTTTTCTCACCAAAAACCCATATTTTTCGAGCAGTTAAGTAAAACGGGCAATCAATATTTTGATCTATCCAAATGGCTAATTCATTAGTGAATAAAATGGGTTCTTCAAATTTTATCTCATAACATTTAATATCTGCTTTCTGGAGACATTCGAACCCTTGCTCAGTTAGGCGTAGCCCACCTTTGAGCTTGTTTCTGGTGTTAACCCACCAGGTAGGAATAGTTTTTTTGATCCTTTGTTCGTCGGCGGGCAATCCTAATGACTCCAGGACAGCTTTGGTTATTTCATGCTTCGGATTCATTTTCGACTTTTTCTCCGGTAGTCAACTTATACACGGAAAAGTCTGTTGTATTGAAAGTTTTGTTTAGTTTTTCGGATAGATTAAACGCATGTCCACTATTTGAAAAACTTACTTTTTTATACTTTGGACCTAGTTGTTGTGCTACTACACTGCTGGTTTTTAAATTGATAGGTTTGTCTTTGTAGAATACAGCCCAGATAGCATCAGCTTCCAAAACCTGATCAGTTTTGTAATTCTTTTTATTTGTAATCTCTAATAAAATATTTGGTTTTGGTCTGCTCATACATACGTCTCCGAAAAGTGCGTATATATTTAGCAGGGTATTTAAAATTTACCACCATCCATTTTAATCTGGATTACATCATTATTTTGATTTTTTGCTATTACATCTAACTCGCCTGCAAGCCTAGTCATTACAATACTAAGACTATTTTGCAAATCTGTAACCTCTTTTATGCTTAAAGTAACTGAATTTTGATTACTTTTAATTGCAATTCTAGCTTTATTTAAAAAGTCTTCAATCGGTAATGTATTGAGTTGTTTCATTGTTTGTTAACTGTGTTTAGTGCAGCTTTCATTTCGGATTCTGTTTTGTAAGGCCCATGAAAGGGATACCTTTCAAGAGTAATTAATTTAGGACAAAAACTTTTAACCCACCCTTTACGGAATTTAATAACATAGTAACCTGCACAATATTGACTTTTACTTTTATCACTTTTAGCAAATAACGGTAACTTTTTCTTTACGTTATACATAGGATCGTATGGTTTAGATCCGCAAGGATAATCATATATGGAAAATGTTACAGATTCTGGTTCGTTAGATTTTTTAACAGAATCACTTAAGGTAATTCCTAACTCTTGTTTAAGTTCATCTAAATTTTTAAATTCAAACTTTTGTCCTTTGCGTAAAAATTCGTAACCTTTTTTATGTTTAGCAATGGACCCTATTTTTTTGTCTTCGTCCTTAATAAGCCATTCTTTATTTGGTACTAATACTTTTGAAATTACATTCATATTATCTTCCTTGCTGATATTCATGCTGAGTAACGAGCATTAAGAGGTTCTGCATAACTAGTAACCTGCTCGCCAATCTTAGGCAGATCGTATTCTGCACAGTATTTTAATAGTCGTACACCGACTTGTGGAATATTCTTATTTGCAGTGGTTGCACCAGTGATTGTTTCTGTAATTAACAACTTAATATTATTGGGCTGTGCGGTAAGATCGCACAACACTACATTTCGATTATAATCATCCAATACACGATGCTCGACACCTTCGTGATCAGTCCACTTCTGCAACATCATATTGTTCCAATTGTAGCCTTTGCTATCGCGGTCTGCAAATGCTTCACGAAGTCCAATTTTGTTCTTTGTACCCTTTTCACGGACACCGGGATATGCACTGAAGATGTTGTCGCTTGTATCGCCACGCATACATTTTTCAAACAACAACCAAATAGGATCAGGTTCGGGTTTCGGCAACAGTGTTTTCTTGTCGATTACACGTTTACCTTTTTCATCAAAGTAGCCCTGGTGCGTTGTAGTAACTTGCATTACTCCGTTATACTGTTTTACATTTGGTGCAATTAATTGTGCGAAGTCGCCGTCTGTCGAAATAATCACATGGCTGTCAGCTGGATGACTTTGAATCCAGCCTGCAATTAAATCATCAGCTTCGAGCTGCGGATGTTGTAAAACAGTACAATTAGTCTTGTTGGTAACAAAATCTTTAAACTGATCAAACGTTTCCCAAAACACTCGATCCTCTTCTTGTTCGCGTGGACTCTGAGCTGCCCGGGCTTCTGTACGCTGCCGCTTATAGGGAGCATAATAGTCCTTGCGCCAGCTACGCCCCTCTAAGAAAAAGATAACATGGTTACCATTAAATTCTCGCCACGCCTTGCGAACACTGCTCAATACAGTAGAGATACTCATACCTACTTTGTCTTCGATGCTGCCACGAACTACGTGACGTGCCCGAAAGAACGTGTTTGCTGTATCCACAAGGATATATGTTTTTGACATTAAAATACTTCCGACTTACCGTCGCCTAAATTGTTTACGTTAATAAATCCACTACCTCTACGATCCATGTCAACGCCAGATTCTGACCCAACACCTTTGCAAAGTTCTTGGAACCACTGATCAACAACTGCCTCTTCTGTTTCGCCTTTGTAACCAGCTTCTTTTAACTGTAACACAAAGTATTCATTCCAGTCAAGCTCAAAAAAACCATTGCGGATATTGTCCTTGTTTACATGAGTATCCAGTACCGCCACCCAAGGTTCTTTTTTTTCAGTAGCAAGCGCCTTTGGTCCAAGCTTCGCAAGTCTTTCTTCTTCTTGTGCTTGTACTGCTGCCTGTCTTGCTCGTTCCGCTTCTCTTTGTTGAGCCGCCGTTTCGTCTACTGCTTGACTCATTCTAGTCTCGGCATCGGAAATAGCTTTTTCGATCTTATCAATGCCAAAAAGTTTTTTAATAAATTTGTTCATATCAAGTACCCCATTCGTTCTTAAACAATGGAACTTGCAATCTATCGCTATAACGGAGTCCGTTTTTCATAGCGGCTATTGCTACTGTTTTATTATTTAATGCGTAAACACTCTCTACTCCACCTACCGGCATCAAATATACATGGCCAGTAAATCCTTCAGCGCGGAATTCTTCTGTAGCCCTTAGTGCATCTTCGATATCTTGTTCTGTTTCTACAACAAACTTCAAATATGCTGTTCCATAATTCTCATAGTCGCAAACAACTTTGGGTTTAATAGCATCTTTCCAGGGCTCGCCGCTTGCCGGCAGTTTAGCACTTACGCTAAATGTAATCTCTCTATCATCTCCGCCGAATGTCCAGTCTGTTAGATATTCTTTAAACTTTTCAGTTAAACGCATTGTACCGTTAGTTTCAAAAGTAATTTCTTTAAGACCTTTCATGCAAGGTTGATTCAGCAAATCTGGATAGGCCTTTTGCCACCCCAACAACGGCTCACCACCCGTGATAACAAGATGTTCGTCACGCCATTCTTTAAACGGCAATGTATCAACTACAGCCTTAGCAAGACCTTCAGTTTCGATCATCGGGCTTAGGTCTTTAAATGCAGGATGCCAACTTGCATAACTGTCGCAGCCTGTGCTAACTAGCGGAAGTGATTTGTATTCTGCAAATTCAACAGCACGTTCTGCAATTTTATCTGCTTCTGCGCTCAGTTCACCGCGTGGCATACCAAAACCTTGACAGGTAAAGTTGCAGCCATATGTACGTAAGAATACAGAAGGGACGCCCATATAACGCCCTTCTCCTTGGATTGAATAGAATAGTTCGGATACTTTAATTTTGCTCATTTAATAGACCTTTAAGAGAGGTGATAAGTAATTATACATTATTATTTAGGCGTGTCAACTATAAAGGTAAAAATAAATGAAAACAGTAGTAATCTGGCAGATACATAATTATTGCACAGGCGGCTGCGAATATTGTCCAAAAACATTTTGGGGAGGTGACAAACCTAGACACGTAGATGAATATCTAGCAGTAGCAAACACATTTATAGACCATTATGATAAAAAATTAGGAAGACATATTGACTGGATATTTAATGGTGGCGATCCGTTGGAATTTTTTGATTTCCCTGCACTGTTAAAACTATGTAAAGAAAATGGCGGAAATACTACACTACATACTGCCGGAGGAAAACTTTGGATGGATTGGTGGGCTATAGAACCTCATGTAGATTTTTTAAATCTTACATGCCACTCTTGGCAAAATTTAAATCTTATTAAATTTATTGTAAAAGCATTTCAAAAAAAATATAAACCATTTCATTTAGGTGTTCCTATTCGACCTGATTTTTTTGATGAAGATCTTAACCGCATAGATGAGCTCGAATCTTCACTAGGAATTAAAGTTGGAAAAGAATTATTATATGTACAGGCTAGCAACTATCTAGGAAGATTAAACTATACCAAAGACCAGTTGATATATTTGTTTGGGGAAGAATGGGTTTTAAACAATCATGTCAGTGTTAACAAAACTTTTGAAGAAAGATCTGCAGAGAGTGTGCAGTCTAATCCTGTCTTTACAGGCAAACTATGTAATACAGGTATAGAAAGAATTAATATAAGTGGAGAAGGTTGGGTCCGAGGAAGCGATTGTAATAATTCGCCTTTGGGAAATATATTTGATGGTAGTTTAGAACTACCATCTACTCCTCAAATTTGTAAAATGCAAGCCTGCATTTCGTCCGCAGATCAACTTATAACAAAATTTTAAGTATTAAAAATATTAGACCATTGTTTTAATTTTTCAATCTTAGCAGCTTTTGCAACTTCTAAGTGCTCTAACGATATTACATTCTTTTCCAACATAATATCGATCATTGCTAACATATCGCCTAATTCTTCTTCAAGGTGTTCTCGATTAGTTTTGGACTTACCTGGCTTGAAGTTGTCAATACCGAATCGACTAATCTTACTTACTGCTTGAATTACTTCAGCACATTCTTCTTGTAGAATGTCCATCACTTCTTTAGTTTGACTGTTCATTTATATTATCCGTTATTGAGTTGTTCTTGGAATCTGCTAGTAAATGCATCTTTTAGGCATGAGTATTTTTGTTGTGTCTTTGAGTTTACATAAAAGATCCAAGTTTGCTCGTTGATAATTTCTATATTTTTGATAATAAATGTTGTTCTATCAGCCGATTGCCAGACACTTCCAATTTTCATTTTACTGCCTTTTCTTCTAGATATTCTGTATTATGGATCCACTTATTCTTTACAAGAAAACCCCATTCTCGTTTTTGTGGACCAGGCATGAACATTGTCCAACAGTCTGTTCCTTCTTTAAGCTCAACACGGTGATAGCTATTAGCAGGGCAAATACGGCAGTGCCCAGGACCACGCCAATGCCGTGTTTCACTGATCTTGGCACCTTGTGAATCAAAGTTAGGAGTCCATTCATAATAACCGCCTTTTAAGATAAGTGTAGCGTAAGACCATGGATGATCATGTACATCATCGGGGTCTGACTTAAGAAACTTGTGAATGAACACATTAAAGGGGAAATGCTTTCTGTCTTTAAGAAAAATGTAGTAGCGTTCGAGGTAAGGTTCATTATTTTGTCTATCCATTACAATTCTTTTGCGACCAACACGTTCTAAAAAGTTTAGAAACCATTTCATTTGATCATCTCCAGTAATTTATTTGCACTAAAGAATAGTTCTGTTAAATCAGCTGCCTGCTTGCGAACCTGCGGCACCCGCTTGTCATAATGAGACATAGTAACAATAATGTGATGACATAATTCTTGTCTATGTGCTAGGTAACTGTTCCAGTCCTTAGTCCACTCACTAGGATATTTGAATCCTTCATAATACATTTCACTATAACTTAATCTATCCGGCACCATAGGTATAGCATCTACTAATGCACCTTCGTAGCAACTAATACCCAGTGTCTCTTGCAAATTTGCACTGAAAATAATCTTAGCACGACCTAGCAACTTGTGATATTCATGCTTGTCCAACTGCGTATCTTGACACACAATAAATTCATATTGTGGTAAGTGTGTAGCCAAGTCACGGAAAATTTCAACCTGTTTCTCTGGAGCAATACGATGTGGGAACAAGATAAGATCATGCTTGGAACTGGTGTTATAGTTCTCTAAGGTATCAGCCATATATTCCATGGGCCACCCTGTACGAACAATTTGCTTGTCCTGCATATAACGCATAGAACCTGTTCGGAAATCAATACCTAACAAATTTTCCATAAACATTTCAATATGAAATTTTGTTGCAAAATAGTTGTGATCAAATGCGTGGAAGAAACTCTTTTCGGCGTGTCTAACCCAGGGCCTGTTGCCAACAAGACGACCTAGGAAGTCTTGAGGGTCATAACTACCGGCGTGCCATAGTCCATGTGTTGTTACTGGAATACCCAGCAACTCACTCATATACTTGAGATTGATGATACCAGGGTGCCAAGCATCAGTAAATATAAAATGATCACCTGCATGAACGGCTCCGTCGCAAAATAGCCGACCCATCTGCTCAACCTGCCGAGCTTTGTAGATGTTTGTGCCGCCAAAATTAAGAAAAGCCCCAGGGGTAGTAGCACTAGGAATATCTGTGGGACCAGAGATAATTTGAACATTGTGTCCTGCCTTTTTAAGTAGATCAGGTACATGAGTCTTCCATTGACCCGTATACCTTGTCTCGACAGATTCTAAATCAACGAGAAAAATTGTCATTGTTTTGGCCTCTAGGCTTATAATCCTTGCGGTAGTTTTTACGATCGCCCTGATAAGGAGGACGAGAAAAATACCTGTATTCCTGTGACCTATACAAGTCTGAAGGGTTATAAGGAAGGAGGTTAAATCTGCAATGATCTAACCAAGCATCGAGATCATCAAAGATCTTTTCAACTTCGGGTTTCATACGAAGAGTTTTCTGAATGTAGGCAGGTTGTGCCATAATGTTTTACCTTTGTGTAGTATTAAAGGGTTGAGGAAATTTAATGAAGCAGCCATTCTCGCCGTCTTCACTTACGTCAATCCAGATCTCACGACCTGGATATCTTGCCGAAATGGTTCCATGAAGATCACGGCTTATCATTTCACAGGATTTGTGGTTAAGTTCGAGTGTACCATCTGCATAGCAGTGCTCTAACCAACGCTTAAACTGAATAAACTCAATATCACGATCATCGTGAAATACTTGAATATAGATTTTAAAATGGAAAATGTGACGGTGCGGAGTACCGAGGAAACTAACATCGTACATGTTGCCTGTGGCAAGTTTGGGGTCTGTAGCCGCAGCCGGATACATATGAACACCCTCCTTACGAAAGGTGACCCAAATCATATTAAGTTCTTGATTCATTACTGTGCTTTAACCTTTGTGGTTTTTTTAGCGGGTGCCGATTTTTCAGGAAGATTATCTTTCATCATATTATAGATTTCCCATAACTTCCAGTCAATGCTTTCGAGCAATTTAAATAATTTTTCTTCTGAACTTTGTTGATTTGCTTGTTTTGTAACTTTAGAGTTAATCATTTTATTACCTTGTCGTTTTTATATTGTGCCCAGTCTGTAAACTTACTACGATCCATTAGTGTGTGTAGACTGTGGGACCATACACCGGGATTAGTTGCCTTAAAATCTTTGTCGTCAATCTTTAACATAGTGTTATAGTTCCAAAGACGAATGTAAGGAATAGGTACACGAATTTGTGGAATAAAATTATCACGCTCGCAAAGCCCGCCTTCGTGGAATTCTTCTACTTGGTGAATTGGAATATCCAATGAACACAGGTATTCTTTATCAAGGAAGAACATAATCATTTCTTCCCAGACTTTGTGTTCTTCGTAAGTTTGTGGATTATAACTATGATTTGCGCCAAAGAAAATATGCTCGCAACCTTGCAAGTTTAGTGCAATATGCTCGCTAGATTGAACTCCTGTAACAAACAATGTTTTCATGCCGTATGCAGGAGTGTGCTCAACTTCAGTACCAGTAAAGAAAATTACATCTTCACTAATACCTGTATCGTAATCACGCTTCATTTTTCTTCTTACGTTTAGTTTTAGTAGTATTAACTTTAACAGAATTCTCGTACTCTGTCAAGGCTTTTTGGACATCTCTGAGTAATGCCTCATCGTCCCATTCTAAAACAGTTTTACCGTCTGGAAATGTAGTAACAGTTAAATGACTGCCTTTTACCACAGTGGGATCATTTGGAAATGTTAATCTAGCACTGCCAATAGTACCGGGCATTTCCATAGACTCTGATATTTCGGCAGACATAATAATGTCTGTTTTCTTTTTACCTGTTGCCATATTATTCCTTAAAATAACTTTCCATTATGTCCAACTTGTCTTGATATTCAGCAATCAATGCTACTTCTTTTTCAATAGCATCCATTAAGTCAGTATGGTCATGTAGTGCCATGGGATTGCTCAACATAATGTCTACATTCATTTTGTGCTTGAAAATGTGTGCTTTAAAATGGTGTTTTAATACGCTAATAATTTCTTGTCTCATTCTATATCTCCTAATGTGCCTTCTTCAAGTTTTCGTAGTTCGTCGTCATCTGGGTTAGCAAGATCAATTTCTTCAACCTTAGTAACTTCTTCAATTTCGAACAAGTTATTAAACTTGTTTTGAGCAGGACCGCCTTGTAGTCGAGCACCTTCTAAACTACGCAGGAATGGACCAGCTTGTTCGATCATTGCAAATGCATCTGCTTTAGTAGCAGTATTAAATAAGTCTTCAACAAAGCTGTTGAAGTATAAGATATTACGGGGAACCCAATCACTAAACTCATCGCTCATATCCTGTCCCTTGACTTTCTTCCATTGCTTCCAAGTCAGCTTGTCTTTAGATTTAGCAATCTCAATGTCCATTAATTGTTGAGCACGTTGAACAGCAACAATATGACATTCGACATTATGTCCCATCATCAATGCATAGGCAAAGCTATCCCAACTTGTTCTATTTGGAATCTTACCTAATTTGTTAAGTCTAGGTACAACATGGTAGTGTTCTGGTTCTAAATGGTTAAATTCAATTTTTCCACCACGTGGACCAAAACCTAATTCTTCGTCTGTTTTACGAACGCCTAAATCGTAGTAGGCAATGTCAGCCATTGTTAGTCTGCGACCGATTGACGATTCGAAAGGGAACGGGATATCTGATCCTGATAGTGCTTTGTTATCTGGTGCCTTGTCCATAATAACACTCCACCTTTTTGGCGTGTGGACTGCGTTTGTGTAGACAAGTCCGTGCGCTGTTGCAATGAACGGTGAGGCGCAGTCAAAAGATATGGTAATTTCTTCATTGATGTGTTTCCTGATTTGTCTTTGAATTAAAGTTAAGTAGCAACTCCAGTCAAGTTGCGCTGTACCCAAGAAGTGGATCCAGTTTTTGCCCTTCAGCAAACCATCTTCTCTAAGTGTCATTAAACGCTTGAGAGTAATATCCATCTTGCACATGTTAGCACCACCAAAGGCCCAACCTTCTGCTTCACGCCCTGCATACTTACCTGCCGGGTCGCTAAATTCTTTTACACCTGCATACCACTTTTCAGCAGTGTCCCAATCACTACCTTGCAGAACGTTGAGCCATTTAGTTTGACCCATTCTGTTCATCAAAAAGTAATCGTTATTGTATCGAGTCTTATCTAAGCAGTCATCAAATGTCTTTAGTCCAGTTTTAGGACTGTGAATGTGATCACATGCCCATGTTGGAACGTCTAGCATCATTGACCAATCGGCTGTGACTTCGAGCCACTCGAGAATCTTCTGACGAGTCTTAGTAGCTTCCTTGCCTTCAAAGTCTAACCAGTCAAACTTAAGAACACCCTTACCAATCTGGTATCCACCTGAGTCGCCTAAGATCATAGTGTTATTACGATCACGCTGTTGAATCATGGACTCTTGTTCTAAACTCTTAGTAAGATCTAATTGTGCATGACCCGCAGAGTACAGACCGTATTTGTAAGTAAAGTATCCTTGTTCAGGATTTAAAAAGTTCATACCTTCGATACCACGATCAAAACCTGCAGGAATACGATCTGTTGGTACGAATTCACCTAGTCGTTGTTTAGCAACATAGGTACTGTAGAAACTACTAATTGCAGGCAAATAGACTGCATAGTCTTTCTGTAATGGTGTTAGGTTAACTTGTTGTTTCGTCATGTTCTTTACTTAATATTATTGTAGCATCTAGTTGTATCTTGGCTTTCTTTAAATTACCCAAGGCAATGTTAATAGCAGGGTGTTCTTTAGCCAATACTTCGAGCTGCAATTCTTCGTCACGCTTTTTTCGTGCCCAGTCAAGTAATGCTTCTGCCTCACTAGTTAATGCTACATTGGCAAAGTTTGAAGATACTTCTTTCCAAACTTGCCCGTCGTATACTTCTATGGTATTGATATTTGTATTATAGCGCAACATTCCCGCAGATTGCCCACCGGAAGAAATGTACGGATTCATTGGACTACCTCCTTGTACCTGGAGATATCGACCTGAATGAGCTATTCCTTTTATCATGTCTGTGCAGGAATGATATACTTGTAAGTAGCTAAACCGCTGTCAAGTGTAATCTGTAGAGCACCTTCGTTGCTTAAACTCATCATAGTATTATTAACATCTGATGCTTTAAGAATTGCAAGTACGGGAGCAACAGGCCAAGTCCATCCTTTATTTAGGTTGCCGGTGACACCTGTAGCAAAAATAAATTCACCACCGTGGCTTGCTTGATCACCAAAAGTAAACTTCAACTTGTCACCATCTGTCTTAGCCAAGAAAGTTGTGTGCTCATTGTTAGCGGCTGCTTGAAACGCAAATCTTTGCACACTAGCTAAACTTGGAGCAACTTCAACATCCCACTTAACACCACGGAACTTAACAGTCTTTAACTTTTCGTTAATGATTTCAGTGTTCATAAAGCGGTAGTCATTCTTAAAGTCGCCCCCTTTGTTTTCAAAGTGTAGGCCTGTTGGAATTTCTTCACCGTTGCGATCTTGTTTAACAACTTCAATCTTTGCATCTTCTTTGTATTCTGGGCAATCTAGCAAATACTTTAATTTGTTCATTTGCGGCATACCAAAAACGCCAGTCATGTCTGCTTGCGGGCTAGCAGTTTCACCATACATAATAACTGTACGGTCATCGGCCATACTGTCGATAGTGGTCTTTTTATCGTCGCCTGTAATTTTAACGATGTTTAAGAAGCCCAGGCTATGTGTGTGGCTTACGATGTCTTGTAGAATGTCTTTCATATTAATTCCTTTTGTTTAGTTTATTTAGATTTGCGAGTAAAGTCAATGATTATTTTCAATCAAAGGAAAATAATTTGCCAAAGGTATTGTCTTGGGTAGTTGATTCTAAATCCCAATCCAGCACACCGATGAGGTTGTCCAGTTTGTTGTTAATGATAGCAGTTTCCATTTCGCTGTGATCGAATGGCAGGTCTTGGAACCATTTAGGTAATCGCATCTCATCGACCGGATAAGCAATGGATGTGTATCCCAATGGATTGTCTTTAACTTTACAAACAATGACCTTCATGCCGTCAACAATGCCCATTGAGTATTTGTCACCGTTCATGCGTTTTAGCGTATTCCAGTTAATAGCAGCACGGACATGCCCTGGCATATTAGCCTTGCCTTGTTTAGCTTCCTTGGCTTGATACTCTGTGATGTTGTTAGCTCGTTTGGGACTACCCTTCTCCCAACCTGGACGGGCCTTAAACTCAGTTCGGAATGCACTGATCATTTCCAAAATCTCTTGTTCCTCTGCACCATTTAGTACTTTGGTCAGAACTTCTTCTAGAAACTTCTGCATAAATTCCGGAGTATCACTACGCTTGAGATCCAGGCCCATAGCTTTGATCTTACCTGGCTTGCCGTCTGTGTCCTGTCTCTTACCGTCTTTATCGTAATACAATACTGCATAACGCTTCTTGGTAATGAACAGGCCTTTAACCGCAACAATTTCTCGACCACCTTTGATAACTTCGCCTCGACTCTTTGGGCAGTGAAATGCATCCAACATGAACTGTGGGAATGTTGCATTTACGCCTTCGGCAATTTGATCATACAACTGAATAACAACATCTCTATCCCAAGGGATCAGCTTCTTGTTAATGTCAGTCTTTAGCGTATTGTAAGCTGAGAAGTAGCACGAGTCAGTATCACCGTAGATAATACTCTTACCTACGTGATCAAACTCACCGGTAATCATTTCATTGACTTTACCAGCCATGTGCTTGGCAATCTGGCGACCTACTAGAGTAGTTGACTGACCAATACGCTTGTCGAAGAATCTGCAACCTGCATTAAGAATAGCACCATACAAACTGTTCAAGTTAATCTTCTTGACCAACTGTCGCTTGTCCCAGTATTCTTCTTCAATCTTGTTACCTGCTTCAATAGCTGCCTTGAGCTTCTTCTGCATGTCTTTACGTTCAGCATACCAACGCTTTAACAGTCCGGGAATAATGCCTTCATGTTCATAGGTAAAGATAGTGCCGTTGGCGCTTAACATCCAAGGTTGATTACTGTCAAAGATTAATTTATATGCTTCGGCTGCACTCATGATATCACTTTGATCGTTTTCCCAATCAACTGTGATTTCAAATGCACGGTCCTGTCGCATAACTGCTTCGTACTCTAGGCTACCAAACATACCTTCCCAAGCCGCCGCAAATGATTTTTTATGAACCATCATTTGTTCATCGATATGTTGATCTGTCCTGTCCTGACGTAACTGACCGATGATAGTTTCTGGACCCATGTTGAGCGCACGAATAGCTGACGGATACAATGAGTTAATGTCAATAGATCCAATCCAGTCGTGGATACCTTTTTTAGGATATGCAACATAAGCACCTGCTGCCTGATTGTTTGCATCCTCATCGCGCTTGGCACGATTAGGCACAATAAGTCCACGGTGGTGAGCTTCGTTTACAATAGCCTGTTCAGTTACAGCAACCGCGCCCATTGTGGTCTGCAATAGCACCGTACATTCGTGTGCCAGTGTGTTAGCAAGATCGATAAACTTTAGTTTCTTATCCAACTTGTCTAACAGTGCAGTATCCTGTCTGTTGTATTCAATGAACTTACGAAAGTCATTGTTGTATAACTGATCAAGTGTACCTTCATAGTGAGTCTTGCTCTCGCCTACTTCCATTTCTCCAATGGCATCCAGTCGGTAAGTGTGTCGCTCTTCATATGTGTATTTGCGGTACAGCTCGAGACTGTCCAGATGAACACGACCAACCAGATCATAAGTAACAGCCGCTTTTCCATATTTTTCGTACTCTCTCTTCTTGGGAAATTGACCCCACAGACAGAATCTACGAGTGTCTTCTTTGCTCAGTGCTTTAATAACTCTGTTAACGGTGTATGGAATATCATAACCTTCACTGTTCCAGCCACTGAGAATGTCAGCATCTTGAATCAGATCTAAGAACGCATCTAACATCTCTGCTTCAGTTTCAAACAGATGTGTATTAGGAAAGTCCTTAACCAGTTCCGTTGCCTGCTCCATTGTCAGTGTCTTTGGGGGAACAGCAAAGCAGACCAGTGTATCTAACCATTGTAGGTGAACAGCGATCGATGTAATAGGCATGAAAGCATCCTCGGGGGTGCTGTAGCCTCTTTCAGGATCGAAGTCCACCTCAATGTCGAAGAACGCCACATTTAGTTTAGGCGGTTCGTGATTGAGATAGTTTTCTTCTAGAGTTTTGAATACTGTATTGATATCAGATTCGTATAGCTTGTGACTGCTGTGAATCCGTTGTTCTTTCTGAAAATCCTTATAGGATCTAGTAACAACTTTGCTTAGGTTTTCACCGTATATTGACTTGTATTTGCCCCTTTGGTCGGGGTAATAAAATGTGTATCTTGCAGGAAACTCCTGAAAGATTCTGCCTTTCTTCGGATCACGCTCAACGACATGCACAATGTCCTTGTCTCGATCCCACATGGCATCGACGTAGCTCATATAGTTCTCCTTACCGCTTATGGCCGGCAACCTTCTTTGTGATCAGTTATGGCTGATCGAACCTTTCTCTTACATATTTAACAATCTAATGTAGCCAATGATATCGATAGTGACTAACAGTAGGTAGTTGGCTACCATACCTGTACTTTTACGAGTCCATGAAGCCCATGCAAATATTGCACACTGCAAAATGAATATTGGATACAAATAGAAAAACAGCGGATCAGTTGCACCTGCTGCTAGTGTTAGAGAGCAGCCTAAACTCATCAACCATGCTGAGATTTCTAATGAAAATCTAGTAGGCCATTCTCGATAATCGTTTCTGGCCCAGTTATATACATTGCGTATAAAGTTCATCAGTCTTCACGACGATTAGCGTGGCCTGCAATATCGACAATAGTTTCGAGATCGTCGAACTCACGGAACACTTGATCCCATTGATCTTTCTGTGCGATTTTGATTGCCTTGCGAATGACACTAGGTTTTACCTCTAGTTCTTCTGCTACGGCTTTGATAGTTTCATTCAATCCTTCGGTAAGGTCTTGAATTTCCTGCATAACAGTCATACCTTCGGATACGATCTGTTTAATTTTTGCCTGTTCTGGTGCGCCAAATGCTTTGCCCATAATGTCTCCTATAAGTATATAGTATATAGGGTTACAGTTACAAGGTCAAACTTTTTTCTGTATATTCTGCTCGGTTCCAGCCTAAAAGGAAACTTGCTTTCCAATCATTTTGAGCAAATCCTTTAAGATGACACCACTCGTCCTGTTTAACCAATACCTGTTTGGCAGCATGTCGCCAATCAGTATGTCTAACTTTGAAATCAAATAACTGCATGGCTTTTACAAAACTATCGTAATCGTAGTTGTCATACTCTACGTGCAGGACTTCGTATATATTACCATTTTGATCTACAGCATCTAATGCAAAATCAAATCCCCATTTCTGTGGAGTTTTCAATAACCACTCTGCCTCGGGAATATCCTTTTTTATTTTTCTTAGTTGATGTTCTGCGTAGTCCTCGTATCTGCAACGATGCAGGATCAATGAGTGATCTAGTATTAGACCTATATCGTTATATTCTAGAGCAAACCAAGGTTCTTGCCAGCAGCGATGATTAAGTATAGGATGGTCTATAGGATGGTGCATCATCCCGTAATATTTCTGTTCTGCTTGATTTAATTCAAATCCGTCTTTGTCATAGAATTTAAAATCTTCTGCAACAACATTGTAGATGGGCTCACTACAGACAGGATTTGATACTACCGGTACATCAAATCTTTTAAACATGTTTTATTTTTTTGTGGGCTGCTTTGCATCGTAGTAGGCTGCTATAGCCATACGATCTTTCTTTTCTGGATCTTTGTTTTTAAATTGACGATATTGATTTGGGTCAGCAGTTTGAAAACGTTGTTTCCAATAGTCAATAGGCATATCGGGCCTTAGTTTAGGCTGTGGTCCGACTGGCTTAGTTTGTTGAGCAGGCTCCTCTGTCGGTGCCACCGGTTCCTGCTCAATTACTTTTTTGATTTCTTCTTTTCAGGAAGACCTTTGTGCTTAGTTGATGCAAAGTCCCTGGCATCTTTCTTGCCCATGTCCTTGGCTGTCTTGGCAACTTCTTTGCTGGCAGGCTTTTCACCTTTCTGTGCAGCATGAACCATGCCCATAAACTTTTGTTGCTTCTTGCTCACTGCTTTTTCACTCAGGACCTGTTGCAATGAGTGGGCAAGACTTTCCATATATACATCAACTTCGGATACTGACTGTTCCATACCTCTCAACTCGCCCATTGTGTCGGAAACAAAGTCTTCATCATAACTGATCAAATTCCTTGCCTGCTTTGGACTCATGTTTAATTCTTTTACCAGTACCATGCCTATTGCATTGATTAATTCATTTTCTTGTGCAGGATCGTATTTGATTCCACGATTTGATAGAATTTTAGCAACTTGATAACTTGTTCTGTCCTCAACGCCTTCCGCCACACCTTGATTAGACTCGCCTATTTCAAGTTCGCCACGAGAAGCCATTCGGTTTTGTAATTTATCAAGTTTGCCTGCCTGTAGCATACTATCAAATTGTGGCAGCATTTGAGCAAGAGTAGCGGTGTCCATTTCAATATCA